ATAGCGTCTGTAGTTACAGTGGCACAATGCTTGGTTATCTGATCCCTTTTAGCAGTTTGTTAATCAGAATTGTATTAAAAGAAAAAACCCACCAGATGTGTGCGCATCTAAGTGGGTGAACTGATTAACAGTTTAAACTCTTGATGATTGTCGCACAACAATCTATTGATGCAAAGATAAAACAAATAAATCAATCCACCAAATTTATTTTTAATTAGTTGTGTTGAACATCATTCATATGATCAGTATAAACTGCTTCAGTATAAACCATACATCCTGCACTGCTACATGCATCGCGATATTCTTGATGTGTAGTTAACTTTTTCTTAAGTAGTTGGTGTGCAACTTGATTATTCTCCCAATAGTACTCAGGATTAGCCATTATTGTATGATATTTCATTAGCCTAGTCATAATAGTTATATTAAAGAATGAATAATAAGTTGAATAGTAATAAGATATAATAGAAAAGAATATATAAGTAATGATTGCAACTAATAATTAGATCTCCAACATAATAAATGATAATACATTATTCTAGGATGAAGATCTGGATAAAAAGAATAAACCCATTTGTCTAATAATACTCTAGATATTCGCATAAGGTATTAATATTATAATTAGTTAGATATGATTATTAAATAAATGCAACTAATGTATACTATCAGAAGCACATGATAATAAAATAATTAGTTACAACATACATACTACAAGAATACTCCTGATCAGGGTAATTGTATTCAAGGTTCACAACGGCTCTGCAGCTAGTATTATAGAGGTTGTAACTAATAAAAATTAAGAGCTACTGCACCATTACAGTACAATAGCTCTTAAAGATTATTCTTAGCTCATTACAGGCTCTGCATCAGCAGTAGCTACAACAGGCTTACGATCTGTAGTAATAGGACGCTTGCGTGCTTCACGAGCAGCAGTGATAGTTTCCTTTACTATATCAGTAGCTTCTGCATCAAGTATCTCATCAGCATAGAACTTCTGAGTTATCTCAACAGTAGTACCAAAGTCTACTACATCAATACGAGTAAAGGTTGGGCCACCATATACTACTGCACCATTGGCATCAACCAATGCATCACCAGTATTAGGATCAATAGATGCACTATTGTATTCCTTAAGCATACAGATAACACTGTCACCTTCGGCTATGTCAGCACGAAATGCTTCTGGAATAGCAAGTACTTCTTGCTTAGAATTCAAAGCTTGAGCTTGTTTGTCACCACGGAACTTGGTGATGCGAGTCATAAATGGAACATTCAATTCACGTTTCATAATTGTTTTTGTTTTAAAGTTAAATTAAGTTAAATAGTGCATAGGGGAATACCGTCACCTCGCAAACGATAACGGGAGTCTGAAGATGATGTGGTATAACCCCGGGTACATAAAACAACTTTCAAAATTTTAAAAATTTTTAGGCTATACTTGACTTTAAAAAATTTTATTTATCTTTGCTTTATGATAACAGGAAAAATAGCATATTGTCCATATAGAAATAAAGAAGGAAATTATCTCACAGGATTAACTGAAGAAGAACTAATTGCTTTAGAAAATAAATATAATCTAGTATTAGATAAGAACTATTATAAGAATTGTAAATCCTATGTAAAAGGAGATGTATTAGATGAAATCACAAAAGCTTGGTTATCAGTGCATCCAATATATAAATAACTAATTTTAAAAATTAAATTTGGTCATCTAAAATATATACACTATTTTTGCAATAGTAAAAATAAGTATATGAAAAAAAGAATAAAAATAACTTGGCTTAAGGATCAAATAGTAGATGAGACTTATACTTTCCCTGAAGGACAGATCTATTATATGAGTAATAATAATTATTTTAGTATGAAGACTGAGAATGGTAAAACTCATCAATTCTACCCTAAGCAAATGATTGAGAATGGATTTATAAAAATGGAGGAAGAAGATGAAGAATAAATATTATACTCCTGAAATAGAAGATCTATATGTAGGATATGAATGTGAACATACAAGTAATATGTCATCTTTTATTGTTGAAGATTATGATGATGTAGTTAAAGACAAATTAACTAGTACTGATTTAAGATGGTACATACAATGGGCAGAAGAAGAAAATAGTCTTAAAAAGTTTATTAGAACTAAATATCTTGATCAATCAGATATAGAATCATTAGGATGGGTATGCCAAGAATATACACAAGATGGTTATAATCAAAGTTATACTAAGTTAGTTAGTAGTGAATCGGGATACGATCTTATTTATTGTGCTGGTTGGGGCGGAAAGTGGCAGATAGACGATAGAGGAAACGGCGTTTTTTGGGGAGAAATTAAATCTATTAACGAACTAAAGAAAATAATGCAGTATTTAAATATTAAATAAAACCTAATGATGGAACAGAAAAAGAAAGTAATTAAGAATCCAATACATTTTGCAGTAGAGCTTAATCAAGAACAGAAAGAAGCTAAAGATACTATACTAAGGAATAAGATAACTGTTCTTAAAGGATTTGCAGGTAGTGGTAAATCAATGCTTGCTGCTCAGATAGCACTTGACCTTTTGTTTCGTAAAGAAGTAAGTCGTATTATACTTACTCGTCCTACTGTAACTGCAGGTGAAGAAATAGGTTTTATGCCCGGTAATATTGATTCTAAGCTTGCACCTTATACCGCCGCAATATACGACAATATGTATAGGCTTTATAATAGGGATAAGATTGATTCACTTCTTCATGAAGGCAAAATAGAAGTTATACCTCTAGCTTTCATGAGGGGAAGAAATATGACTGATTGTATAGTTGTAGTAGATGAAGCTCAGAATGTTACGGATAAGCAAATGGAACTTATGCTTGGTAGGCTTTGTAATGGTTCTAAAATGATTCTTTGTGGTGATGTTGCCCAGATAGATCTTAGGGATGATAGAATGTCAGGTTTTACTTTTATATGTGAAAATCTAAAGGATATTCCCGGATTTAGTATTGTTACTCTTAAGACTAATCATCGTGATCCTATAGTCGAAAAAATAATAGAAGTATATGCAACCAGAAAGTAAAGGTATTATATCACAAATGCAAGAAAATAAACAAGAATATAAGCAAGGAGAATTTACTTCTAAAATGATAGAAGATGTATTTAAGGACTTATTCTACCATAAAGATAAACTAGAAAAAAATAAGCGTAGAATAAACTTACAAGTTATTTGCCCTGATGAAGAAGCATCTAAAAAATGGATGAAAGAGTTTAATGATTTAATTATAAAAGAACTGAATAATGATTATGGAGTGTAATTTAATATTAGAAAACGCTTTAAATTTAGGATTAGTTACTATAGTAGATGATAGATATGGAGGAGCTGATAGTGATGGAAAGTGGTTAGCATGGAGAGGTAATGCAGAAGATATTCCATATGAATCAGATAGTCCAGATGATCATGAAAGGTTTATATTTTGGAAAGACTATAAAGGAATTGTAGGAAAAGGCAATAATCCAAATGATGCATTAATAGATTTATATAAAAAAGTAATAGAATATCAAAAATCTTTTAAATGAATATAACACAAGAAGGAGAAGAACAATTTAAGTGGGAATCTTTTGAAGAAGCTAAAGCTAGAAAAGAATTTAAGGAAAAACAACATGAAAGTTTAATCGAATTAATGAAGCCTTATCAAGAACAGTACAATAAAGCTTCACAATCTTTACAAGATTTAATTAATCAAGAAAAAACCAAAACTAAAGAATAATGAATATTAAAGTAGAACAATTAGAACTATCAGGAAATAGAATGATTATAAGGCAAGATAAGGCTTCAGATCTTGTATCAGCAGGAGGTCTTATAGTATCTGCAGGACATCAAAAAGAACAAGTAGATATACCTACAGGTGTTGTAGTGGCTATAGGAATTGATGTAAAGAAATATATCGTAGGTGATCGAGTTATGTTTGGCCCTCATTCAGGTATAGGTATACCTGTTAATCAATTAGATAATGAATTTTATCTACTTATGTCAGAGCCTGAACCAATTGCTAAAATTAAAACTATATAATTATGACTGCAGAATTAAAAGATTTGTTTGATTTAATGCAACTTAAATATAAAGAATATAAACAAGTACGAGACGCTTTTGTAGATATTATGTCAAAAGATATTGGAAAAGTTGTAATGGTTGATTTAAATCAAAGTGAAAAGGCTAAGGAATATTTAAAACTATTTAATATAAAAGAAGATGAAAAAATATCTTAATTTAAAAACACGAACATATAAGAGTAAGGAATATGATGCATACTTAAATTCTTTAGATGAATCTGAAGACTATGATGAAGCAGATGCTTGGAAAAAAGATATAAGGGAAGATAAAGAAGCACCGATAGCTAAACTAGCCAATTTAAGGGTAGATCCTGACCAGATCGTTGCAATGATAGAGAATTGCTCACTAGAAGCATTTACGGAGAATCCTGACGATCCTAGATATGATTCTGTTGATGTATATCTTGCTTCAGGATTAATGGTTACAGTAACAGGCACAATCAAGGAAATAGAAAAACAAATGGAAAAATTATTTAGCAAAGCATAATATAGCATATTAACTATAAACTCTATCATCTATTAGAAAAAATTATATTATCTTTGCAACTAAGAATTATTATTAACTACATATGGAAGCTTTTTTTCAGCAAATAATACAGAAGTATGATACAGATTTTGAAATAGCTAGAAAATACTATGTGATTTTGTTTGCTTTGAATAATCTTAAGATTACACACAAGGAACTAGATCTTGTAGCATACTGTGCTGTACATGGTACAATTAGTACACCACCTGTTCGTAATGAATTTATGCGAATATTTAATGTGCCTAAGAATAGTGTTTACAATATGATATCAGAACTAAAAAAATTAAATATTCTTTTTAAGGATAAGGATAATAAAATTCGTATTAATCCACAAATTTTACCTGATTTTAATAAAAAGGAATTGATATTAGCAATTAAAATTAGTAAAAATGTCAATTAATAGTTTAGATTCAATATTAAAAGAAACCGCAACTGATTTAAACATTGACTTTGATATTGTAGATATTGTTATAAATCATAAATGGCGAACAATATATGAAAATATTTCAATTCAATCTTCAGTAGAAGATTCTGGTTTAGGTAAATTTCGTTTACGCCCTTCAGTTATAAATAAAAGAATACAAAAACTTGAGAGATATATAAATAGTGGAAAAACTAAATTAGAAACAGAAACTAATGAACGCAAAATAAGAACAATCAATATACATATATCTCAAGCCACTTCAGATATTGAATATTTAAAAACTAAATTAAATGAATAATTATTATCCGCAACCTACTAATTTTGAACTTGCTCTAAATGGTTTAAAATTGAATATGCTTTTAGATAAGACTAAAAACTTTGTTTTTAGTATAGATAATCAAAGTAAAGAAACTAAAGAAAGATATTTTAGAATTAGAGAGTGGTGTTCAGAAGAAGAAAAAATAATTATGGATAACCTAATAAATAATATTATTAATGAAAATTGAACCAAATAAGATTCTTGAAGGATTTAGAAATGCAATAATTCCTCCAAAGGATTTAGAAGATCTAATAGAACAAGTAGCAGAGGAACGAAGAGCAATATGCCTAAATTGTCCTTTTAATTCTACTTGTGGTAAAATAACTTTAACTAGTTATTGTAAGGCATGTGGATGTAATCTTAAAGCAAAGACTAAATGTTTATCTTGTGAATGTGGTATTAAAAATTATAATGAAGTAAATCCACAAGCTAAATTAGAAGTACTTTGGACATCTGTTACAACACATGAAGAAAATACTAAAATCCAAGAACAAATAAAAAATGAAAAACCAGAACTATAAAATTGAGATTATAAATGTTCTAAAAGAACTATCTCGACAATATCCAAAGCAAGCGTTGGCCCAGCATCTATCCCTAGCACTTGCAGATTATAATAAAAACTTTGATGGAATATCCGATAAGGAATTATATTTTATATTTGAAAAATATCGATGTGAAAAAGAACTAGATACAAATCCTTCAGAATTAGATATGATTATCAAAGATGGGATGAATTTAGATACAAATCTAGAAGATGATGAAGAAGATTATTAAAATTATAAGTATATAATATATAGCATGGCAACAAAAAAAGAATTATTTGTCCTTTCAGAATTAGAGTGGGCGGAAGAAAAGTTACAAGAATGGAAAGAATATTATGATTCTCATCCTTATGGTGAATTAGAGGATCGTATGGCTTATAAAGAAACTCGTAATGGTGGAATGATACCTACAGTAGTAGCATCAATAGAATCTCAACAGAAAGCTCTTAGAGATACTCTAAAGGAATATTTTGCATTACTTGAGCAAGTAAATAAAATGCGTGAAGCAGAATCTAAGAAAATAGAAACACGAGGTAAAACAGAAGTATCTTCACTTGCTGAAGATTTTCTTAACAGGCGATAATGGAATTACAAAATATACAATATAAGGATTGGTTTATTAATCAAAAAAGAGTTCCTGATAAAGAATCTAGTGAATATAAAGCATTTTATGATTTTCATAAAAAACTTTGTCAAGAAGGAGCTATGATGGAAGGAGAGTTTATTAATCCTTTTCTTATGTGGCATATGAATTTCTGGAATACGGAAGTCGATTTACCTCCTGATGAACGAGGTAGAATGCAGCAGAAATATATGAATCCTTTGCTTAGGGATAATGAATGGTTAGTTACTAATGAAATATACCGTGCGGAACAAGAGCATAAAGGTTTATGCATATTTGGTATAAGAAGGTTTTCTAAAACTGTTTTAGAATCTTCCTATCTTTCTTGGGGAGCTACATTTGATCAAGATTCACAGAATGTAATATCTGGTCTTAATGCTCAAGATATTAAGCTTGTAACAGATAAGATTGATAAAGGATTAAATGCTCTTCCTGAAGCTTGGAAGTGGCAAAGAATTGAAGATAACTGGAAGAATCAAGTAACACTTGGAGTAAAAACAAAAGATGGTACTCGTATGCCATTTTCATATATTCTTATTCGTAATCTAGATGACGGTAATAATCAAGAAGCAATAGCAGGTACAAAACCTAGAAAGCTTATTATTGATGAAGGTGGTAAAGGTGGATTTCTAAAAGCATTACAAGCAGCTATACCCGGTTTTACTACACCTTATGGTTGGGGTTGTTCTCCTATTATTACAGGAACAGGTGGTGACATGCGAAAATTCATGGATGCCAAATCATTATTTTTTGATACAGATCAATATAATTTTTTAACATATCCTGATCCTAAAAATAGTAAAAGATTTCATGGTCTTTTTATTCCTGCAAAATATCGTATGGAAGCTAAAGACAAAAAAACTTTAGCAGAATTTTTAGGAAAAGAACCTGGAACAGATTTAGATAATGTACCAATATTAGTTTCTAATGAAGAAAAAGCTTTAGAAATAACTAAAACTAATCTAGAAAAATTAAGAAAAGCAGGAGATAGAAACGCATATCTAAAGGAAAAAATGTATTATCCTATAGAAGTGGATGATATATTTCTTAATGAAGATACAAATCTTTTTAATATTTACACCGCTAAGGCTCAACAAGCCAGAATGCGTGAAGACAATATTACTGGTGAATTTTATGTATTAAAACAATCTGAAGATGGTATTTATTTAGCACCTACAACTAAAGTACCTGTTTCTATATTTCCTGCAAAAGGTGGACATAATAAAGATGCACCTGTAGTTATATGGGAAAAACCAATGCAAAATCCTCCTAGAGGGTTATATGTTGCAGGAGTCGATCCTTATCGACATGATAGTTCTAAATATTCAGATTCTTTAGGATCTGTTTATATCTTGAAAAGAATGCATGATATTGTATCAGAAAAGTTCCAAGATACAATTGTAGCATCATATGTTGCGAGACCAGATAGTAAAGAAGAATGGAATGAACAAGCAAGACTTCTTATCAAATTATATAATGCACAAACATTATGTGAAAATGATGAAATGTCTTTTATAGAATATATGAAGCATAAAGGTGATGCAATACATTATCTAGAGCCTCAACCCGGATGGTTAAAAGAAGTAGTTCCAAATACTACCGTTAATAGAGAGTATGGAATGCATAGATCATCTGAAAAAATTATTAATTATCTTCATTCTTGTTTAAAAGAATATCTTGATGAAGTAATTGATATTAAAAAAGATGAGTCTGGAAGTACAATCTCTGAAACATTTGGAGTATTTCGTATTAGAGATTCTATGTTACTTGAAGAGATTATTCAATTTAATGAAGATGGTAACTATGACCGAATTGTTGCTATTGAATTAGCAATTGCGTTAGCTAATCATCTAGATCCTTTACATAAAGTTAGTAGTATTGAATCTGATCCTAGAATTAAAGAATTATTTAATAAAGAAAGAAAACAGGCTGATAGATTATTTGGATCAACTGTAAATCTATTTGGTAAATCAAAAAATATAAACAAATTATTTAGCTAATGGCAATCATTAAATATACAAAAAAGTATACTGATCCAAACTTTGCACTTCTTAATCGTTATCCTGATCAGTTTGTAGGAGAACGAGAAAAACAAGATCATGATTGGTGGAAAGTAAATATGGATTATTTTTATAATCTTGCACTTCAACAATATACTCATAATCGATATAAGATAGTTCCTAATTATGAATTAGTAAAAGGTATTCTAAGACGTAGTGATTTTTATAATGAACCATTAGTTCAATCTTTTACAGAAACTCTTTTGCGAGATGAATCATTACCTTCTTATGTAAAGCACTATTCTATATTAAATTCACCACTGAATACTATGGTTGGTGAAATGACTAAACGACCTGACAATGTTATTGTTAAGGCTTTTGATGATGATTCTAAATCACAAGAATTAGAATTTAGAACAGATACTTTACAGCAGCTTATTATGACTGTAGTAAAACAACAGTTGCAAGCAAAAGCTTCTATGCAAGGTATTGAAATGGAAGATGATGAGTTAAATCAAATGACTGCTGAAAAAGCAGAGGAATATTTAACTTCTTATTCATCAATGGCCGAGAGATGGGGAGCTAGAGTATTAGATCTTATGAAAATGAGATTTAATATAAAAGAAAAATCAGAAGATGCTTTTAGAGATCTTCTCATATCTGCAGAAGAATATTATCATATTTATGCAGATAATTCTCCTTTTGGATTTAATATTGAAGTAATGAATCCTAAAAACGTATGGTATCTTAATAGTACTGATACGAGATATACTTCTGATCCTTTAGATATGAATAAGGGAGCTTATGCTGCAGGCACAGTTGAAATAATGGAGTTTTCAGAAATTATTAATAAATTTAAACTTGGTAAAGATGAAATTGATCATCTTAGAGATATGTCTCAACAAGGTTATCTATTAAATTCTACACCTTCTAATTTAGTTGTTCCCGGTAAAGCAGGTTTTAATAGTGTTCGATATGATAATTATGATCCTGCCGTTTTACAATATCGACAACTATTGGAAGGAGAAGCTCATGAAAATCAAGATGAATTAAGTTCACTTTTAGGAATAACTAGTTCTGCGGCAGTATTTGGTAATAAATTTCTTATTGTTCGAGCATATTGGGCTTCTAAAAAGAAAGTAGGAGAATTAAAATATATTGATGAGGATGGCGCAGAACAGGTAATGCTTGTTGGTGAAGAATATAAATCAGGTATGCATCCACAACAGATATCTTTAGAATGGGGATGGGTTAATCAGTGGTATGAAGGAGTTAAAATAGGATTAGATGTTTATTATGTTAAACCATTAGAAATACTTGACTATTGTCCTATAGTAGGTTGTTTGTTTGAACCTAAAAATGTTACTGATCCACCATCATTAATAGATATGATGAAACCTTTTCAAATGCTTTATAATGTAGCAATGAATAAGCTGTTTAAGCTTACTGAAAAGGACATGGGTATGACATTTTTGACATCTATTCGACATATACCTGTACCAAAAGATGGAGATCACCAAGATGCTCTAGAAATGTGGGAAGCAGAAGCAAGAGAAAAGGGTATTATCTTTATAGATGATTCACCTGAAAATCTTAAAGCACCTTCAAGCTTTAATCAACACACTGCATTAAATCTATCAAGAGCAAATGAAATACAAGGGTATTATAATCTTGCAGTACAGATGCGTACAGAATGTTGGAAACTTATAGGTCTTTCTGATAATCGTGTTGGTGAATCTAAAGCAACAGAGACTGCAACAGCTATTAATAGTTCTTTAACACAATCTTATGCCCAAACAGAACCTTGGTTTGCTCAACATGAATATACTCTTAATAAACTATATCAAGCAATTCTTGATGCTGCTTTGAAAATAGAATCAACTAAACCTCAAAGCACAATTAGTTATATTACCACTGAAGGTGAAGCAGCATTTGTTCAAGTTAATGGTGCAGATCTTAAATTAAAAGAACTTGGCGTATTTGTTACTTCTAGAGCTGAAGATGCTAGGAATTTTCAAGAATTTAGACAGCTTTCTCAAGCTATGCTTCAGAATGGTGCTTCTCCTTATGAGGTTGCGGTATTATATTCTACTAAGAGTATGCGTCAAATGAAAGACATCTTTAAGAAAATGAAAAAAGAAACTGATCAACGTCTTGATCAAGAACAGCAAATGAAACAGCAAGAAATGCAAATGCAGCAGCAACAGTTTGAAAAAACACAACAGTTGTTACAATTGCAACATGAAAAGGATCAGGCATATGATGCTTATCAAAAGGAACAAGATCGCTTATCAAAAGAAAGAATCGCAATGATTAGTGCTACTTCCAAATCAGGTGGTGAAGATGTCAATGGAAATGGATTACCTGATGTATTAGAACTTTCTCAACAAAATCTAGAAATATCTAAAGCTGAACGTGAGTATCAATTAAAACTTAAAGAATTAACTCAGAAGCAAGCAGATATTTTAAATTCACAAAGACAAACATTAGATAGTAATAATTTACAACGAGAGAAACTTCAAATGGAAAAGTATAAAATTGATCAACAGGTTAAAATAGCAAAAGAAAATAAGCAAAAAGCTGCTTCTTCTAAGAAGAAATAGTTAAATATTTATAATTAGAAAATATATTTTTACTTATGCTATATTATATCTTACAATTAGTTTAACAGTGTTGGCAGATTAAAAAACTTAATATATATTTGCATCATATTACAAAAAACCAGTAACAATTTAACTACAATATGGAAAATCAAGATACAAACTTCTTAGGTGGTGGCTTTGGTATACAGGCTTCTTCTGCTATAGATTCGGATGTTGCTGATTTACTTTTTGGTGGTGGAAGTCCTTCTACAGATCCTAATAAGGTTCAACCAATTAATAAAACACAAATTACTAAAATTGACGAAGATGCATCTAAAGAAATAATAGCAACTTCTGTAGAAGTAGATGCTGAAGATCTATTAGATAATCTAGGAGCTATATCTAAAGAGAAAACAGATATAGAAAAACCTACAACTACTCCTAAGGAAGATACTATAACTGAAGATGAAGATGATTCTAACACTTTTTCTACTCTTTCTAAAAATCTTGTAGATTTAGGAATCTTTTCACAGAAAGATGATGAAAAACTTCCTGCAACAGGAGAAGAGTTTAAAGATAAATGGATTGCTGAACGTCAGGAACAAGTTAATAGTGATATACAAAATTTTCTTGTTTCAAAGCATGGAGAAGAAGGTTTGAAAGTATTTGAAGATATTTTTGTTAAAGGAGTTTCACCTAAAGAATATCTTTCTAAATTTTCTGAACTACAATCAATGCGAGATTTAGATCTTACACAAGAAATGAATCAGGAACGAGTAGTTCGTGAATCTCTTCGTAGGCAAGGTCTTAAAGATGAAATAATTGACAAGAAAATACAGAAACTTAAAGATTATGGTGATCTAGAGGAAGAAGCTCCTATTGCTCATGAACTTATCATGAGGCAAGAAGAAGAAGAACTTCAGGAAATAACAGAACAGAAAGCATCTGAAGAAATTAATCGTAAACGGCAGAAAGCAGAATATCAAAATAATTTGCAGAAATTGCTTGCAGATAAAATAAAAGCAAAAGAGTTTGATGGTATACCAATAACAGATAAAGTTGTTCGAGAAACATATGATTATTTAGATACTGAAAAATGGCAATTACCTTCAGGTGAAAAGCTTACAGATTTCGATAAAGATATTCTAGAACTTCGTGATCCAAAAAATATAGAACTTAAACTCAAGATGGCTCTTCTGTTAAAAAATAAACTTGATCTTTCCAAAATAAAAACAAATTTAGTATCTAAAGAATCAAATAGATATTTTGAAGATTTAGTTATAAAAGATAAACACATTAAAAGAACTTCTCGTCCAGTAACTTCCGGTGATTCGTTCTTTAGTGGACTATAAAAAATAAATAATAAATAATAATAAAATAACAGAAAATGAGTTTAACTAACATTCCGGGTTTTATAGGCTATCAGGCAACGAGGGTATCCTCTATGGATAGTCGTGCTGTCGGTAAGTTTACAGATACGAACAGCCTTTATTCTTTGCATCAGATGCACCCAAGTAAGTATGACAAGGAAATTATAACCCTGTATACACAAACATCTCAGTATAGCAATGATTTCCTTCAGATGATAAATCAGTCGGATACTTTCTACTCTGATAATGATTTCTGGACTTGGAAAATAGGTGTTCCTTATCGTTATCCAACTATCATAGAAATACCTGCATCAACTCAGGCACTTTCTACTCCGGGTATTGACGGACAACCTTTTGAAATAGTATTAGATAGGAAAGCATTCTTTGTAAATGATGCTATAACTGCAGATCATCGTTATGCTCCTCAGTTTACTGTTATTGAAGATCCTACTCCATATAATGCAGGTTGGAAATACAAATGTACTTTGGATTCAATATCTTCAGGTACAGAATATGTAGATGCTGCAGTATGGCTTCAGGTAGGTCTTAATATGCAACGTGTCGATGTCCATATTGGTGAATTTGATCAGGAATTGTCAGGTCTTCCAGAATTGGGTCAGACGATCCAGTTATATGAAACTATGGCAGGTGGTTATGGTCTTCAGCATACTATTACTAAATGGGCTAATCAGCTTTCATTGAAAGATGCAAATGGTAATCCATTGAATGTAATGGCATATGGTAAATATCAGCTAAATGAAGTTGGTAAACCTAAATTGCTTGATATGCGTTGGGAATCATTTATTGAGTCTCAGATGCGTAAAGAAATGCTTGATCTTAAGGTTAGTCGTTTTATATGGTCTAAACCGGGTACTTCTAAGTCAATGGGAACTCGTCAGGAGATAAAGAAATCTGTTGAAGGTCTTTATTGGAAGATGCGTAATTATGGTAATCGTGTTACTTATAATCGTGGTGACTTTACTATTAATTTGATGCGTAATATCTATGGAGATTTGTTCTACCGTAGGGTTGATATTCAGAAGAGGCGTGTACGCATCTATACGAATGAAGCAGGTATGGAAGTTTTCAATACTGCTGCTAAGCAAGATGCAATGGGTTCTGGTGTAGTTTTCAATGCCGGTGATAACGATAAGTTTGTTACTGGTTCTGGACAGGATTTGATGCTTAATATGAATTTCTCTCGTGTTTGGACATTGGATACAGGTACAATAGAACTTCGTCATCTTAAGGAACTTGATCTTCCACAGACTAATAACGAGTTTGGTCAGAATAAGAAATCAACACCAATATTTATGGTGTTCGATATAACTCCAGAAGGTGATGGTACTCCTAAAAATAATGTTCGTGAAGTTCGTATGAAGGGTGCTCCTTCAATGACTTGGGGTTATGTAAATGGCCGTACAAGTGTACAGGGTCATGCCGCTTCTCAGGGAATGATTTCAAGCTCACTTAGTCCTACATGTACTGTTTGGATGGAAGATCGTTCAGATATCTTCGTTGAAGATCTTTCTAGGATGGTTCTTATAGAAGAAAATCCACAGTTCTAAATAAAATATCGCAGGGGATGATTTATTTTCCTTCCTTCAATCATCCCCTGCAAAATAATTAAAGAGTTCTGATTAGTAGTTCAACGGTAGAATAGCTCCCTTCAGGAGACAGAAAAAGGTTCGATTCCTTTCTAGATCAGCAAAATTAAAAACCAAGAATTAAACAACTACAACGATGGCATTAATAGGAAAGATAAGTCCAATTAAGAAACAGTATTCTACTGAACATGGACAATCATTAGCAAGCTCATTAGCAGCACAAGGTTATACTCGTTTTCCGGGTACATTTGATATTAAAACTCCACACAAAGAAAGAAATGGTGAATATCGTACAGGACTAGATGAAAATGCACTTTATATTAAAGGTCTTCCAAAAGAAGATCAGATAATGGAAAAAGAACGTGTACGTGCTCTTAAAGAAGAACTTGAACAAATAAGTGGTTTAGATTTATCATCTAGGTCTGATTATTATACAAAAATGTTTAGGGCAGAAGCCGAAGGAATTAAAACAGCTTCATATGTTAAACTTGTAGATGATCCACATGGCAATACATTTAATCTTGCAGATGTAGATAGCGCAATAACATATGCATGGCTACGAGTACATCCTGAAATAGCACCTAATTACTCAGCATGGGAACGTGGTATATCGAATAGTCGTTGTCCTAAAATTTCACAGTGTGCATTTTTTGTAGATGATGAAGAATACGAATCAGAAGTAGCTTATAAGGAAAATCTTGCAATCAATAGCGCAATAAGTGCTTTGGATGCAATGACACCTACAAGGCAGCTTAAAATAGCTAAATTGCTTAATTTACCACTTTCTTATAATACAAAGCCATCAGTAGTATATAATACACTTAACAAATATATTAAGGAAGCTTCTTCTAAGAATACAAAGATGCTTTCAAATGTTAAGAACTTTAATAATATCTCTGCAATGGCAGATGAAAATATTGAAATTCGCTTTAATATAAAGGAAGCACTTGATTTTAATATATTCCGTAGAGGTAAGAACGGTAAAATACTAGAAGGTGAAGTTCTTGTTGCAGATACAGAAGATGAAGCAATAGAATATTTTACAAATAGTAAAAACCAAGATGACTATCTTGCACTTAAGAAAAAGATTAAAGAAGCTAAAGTAATAGATATATCCTAATGATCTCAACCGCAAAACTACTCTATAAACTCGATATGAAGCTCAATAAGAAGACTTCATTAGAACACCAGAGTATACCTAAGGAAGATAAAATACTAGCTTTAAATGAGGCACAAATAGCCTTAATTAAAAATAAGATAGATATTAATAATCTTTATGGGTTAGGTTTAGACGGATTTAAAAAAAGATATCAAGATTTACAAAATTTAATAGTTCAATTTGAAACATTAAATGTGATTCCCGATACTTCTGCATATCCTGCATTTAAAGCTGATTTAAATACAACAAATAAAAAATACTTTTTACCTATTGATGCTTATGCGATTTGTAGTAAGGATGAATGTAAAAATAGATTAATTCCAATATTAAGACCTATAAAGCATGGAGATTTAACAACTCTAATGTATAACACTCATTATACTCCTTCTTTTGAATGGCAAGAAACATTTTGTGTAATATCTGGAAATGATTATATAATATATACTGATGGAACTTTTACTGTAAATAGTTTAGGTTTATCATATCTAAGATATCCACAAAAAATAGATGTTGCCGGCTATGAAGATTTTGATGGTACAATGTCAATAGATCAAGATTGTGAATTAGAAGCTTATCTAGAAGATGAATTACTTAGATTAGCGATAGTTGAATTAGGTATGGATACAGAGAATGTTCCAGTAGTACAATACGATCAGATTAGAAGTAAAAATGCCGAATAATAAATAATTAAAATTAAAAATAAAATAAATAAAAATGGATTATAGTAAAACAACCGTCTTTATACTGCCAGCTTCTAACACTCTACCTACTACTGGTAGTACTGCTAATCTGACAGCTAATCAGTTTGGTATATTCAAACCTGATTACACTCCGGCTACAGCACTTACTGTTGCTTCTCAGCCTTGGATATTTTTGGCTCAGGGTCGTCCTCAGGCACTACCGGGTGTTGGATCTAAGAAATCTGATAAAATAGCTCTTGATCGTGTTGTAGAATGGTATTCTGTGTCTGCGGTAAATAGTGCAACTCCTCAGATTATAGATATAACTAATTTCTCTGCAGTTTGTGGTGAAGATGTTACAATCAGTGTTCGTCTTAGGTCATTCTATATAGACACTGCATATTTTAATGGTCTTACAAAATCATATACAATTACAACTCCTTGTTGCGATTGTGGAGATAATCCTTGTACTACTACTGATGTTGGAGATCTTATTGATCAGTTTGTAGCTAAAATAAATGCAGATCTACTTATTAATGGTGCAGGTAATTATCTTACTGCTTCTAATGTTGGAGATACAACTCTTCGTCTTACAGGTAAGACTCTTGCTGCTGAACCATTGACTGCAGATCCTACTAACTTTCCTTTCCAGTATGATAGGCTTTACTTCTGGGCATTTGCTTATAAAGGCCCGGCTACATCTCAGGATTACAATGTTTGGGATTCATGTGATCCATTTGCAACAGTAACAACTACTCAGGATGCAGATTATCTTCGTGGTAGTTATCTTGAAGCACTTAAAATAGAAAGAGATTATAATTCTTATAATACTGCCCCTATAGCACGAGTACTTTGGTCAGATGTTAACTTTAATGGCGCATATTTGTCACAGGTTATAACTAATACTTTTTATGATTTCTATTATTTGAAATTTAAAGATTTGGTTAATAATTCTAATAACCCTGTTGTACCTCAGGATTCTGCTTGTATAATTCTTAATCCTACAGGGCAGAATGCCGGAACAATTGCAGTACTTATTGCATTCCTTGGTTCTCCAATAGACGAATCATAATAAATATAATATCTTTAACCTCTAAGGGAGATAGGTTTAAACTTCCTATCTCCTTTTTTAATTTTAAAACTATGACTTATACATTTTCAGATACATTATTTAATCTGCTTGTAGAATTTGAAGGATTAAAATTAAATCCATATCTAGATACTGCGGGAGTTCCCACAATAGGTGTAGGAACAATTGTTTATCCTAATGGTAAAAAAGTTACAATGCAAGATAAACCTATTACTAGGGAACAAGCAAAACAATATGCTTTAGATCATGCTACTAAAATAACATTACCCGCTTTAAATAAAGGATTAAAAGTTCCACAAACTCAAAATCAAATTGATGCTATAGGATCTCTAGTTTATAATATTGGTAATCAGGCATTTCTTGATTCTACAGTATTAAAAAGAATCAACGCTAAGGACAGTATAGAAAATATTAAAGAAGCTTGGTATCGATGGAATAAATCAGGTGGTAAAATAACTAAAGGTTTAGTTATAAGAAGAGAAAAAGAATTTAACTTTTATATTAAAAAATAATGATTATATCTACACCCCCAATTCTTGATATTCAAGTACATGATTTTAGAGATATTACTTCTTTAGGAATTGTAGATTTAAGTACTTATGCAATAATTCCTTCAGGATCAAATTTAGCTTTACAAATTACTCCTCCGGGTTATGATATGATTAATGTACCATTTACTGCAGGTGTAGTAAATGTTTATAAATGTATTGATTTAGGAATAGAATGTCCACTTAGTGAGTGCTGTCCTTTACCTGATGGTATTTATGATGTTATCTATTCTGTAATACCCGATCCAAATCAAACATCTATAATTGCATCTATAGAAAAAACATTTATACGAGTAGATAATTTAAAATGTTCTTATCAAAAAGCTTTTCTAAAAGTTGATTTGGAATGTGATTGTCATAATCACGAACAACGTAGATATAAAGAAGAACTAAAAAAGATTGATTTACTAATAAATGGTTCTGTAGCTGCGGCAAATGATTGTAATAATTATCTTGCTTATAAGCTTTATCAAAAGGCTGAAAATATGTTAAATAATATATGTTGTAAATTTGGTTTACCTGCTACAACATGTAATCAATGTTCACCATGTGTTACATCTGGATCATGTTCTAGTTGTTCACGTTAAAATTAAATAATTATGTCTTGTGCAGTAACAAAATGTTCTACTCCAGAATGTGAAGTAAAAATGAAAAAATGTAAGTTGATTGGAGGTAAATGTCCTTCATGTGCAGCTAAATTAAAGAAATCATAATGTACAGTATATCTTCTCAAGTTGTTAATAATTATTCTTCTAATGATAGTTTAAATAAACTATTAAAAGATATTGATTCTAAAATATTAAGTTTTGCATATTATGAATATAATTGTATAAGACTTGGACAAGAATCGGAATTAGATATTTCAGCTTATGAAGATTTATGTATTTATAAAGAAATACTTTTAACTAAATTATTAGGATGTAATTGTTTAGATGATGCATGGCTAATAAAAATAGTTTCAAAAATTAAAAAACTACTACGATAATGGGTTCAGGCTGTGTAACAAATTCATCAAATGGTTATTTTCAAAAATTAACACCTGATTTTGGAGTTAAATATACTGGAGATCCAATACCTGCATTAGGTATTTGTACGGGTGATACATTGAAAGAAATAGAAGCAATTGTGCTTCAAAAAATAATAGATTATTCTACTGGTACAGGTATAACAATTCCTAATATAGATCTAAAAGCTTGTGCTTTATTTGTTGATCATGTTACTTGTTGCGAAGGCTGTGATGATTTACCATGTCTTATGGAAATCATTTTTGAATCTTTGTGTACATTATATACTGATATCACAGAATTACAAACGGCAGTAAATGATCTATTAATAGGGCCGTATAATACAGGATGTCTTCCAATAGCAACTAATTCTACACTTAAAGTAATTATACAGTCTTTAATTACTGAATTTTGTAAATTACAAACAAGAGTTTCTACTTTAGAAACAACTGTTAATACAATTACATCTACTTTAAATACAACAATAGGTAATTTTTTACTTAATGCAATAACAAGTTGCACTGGAACTCAAAATGTTATTAAAACAGGGTCAGGAGCAACAGCTTCTATCGCATTTAAAGGATTTGCCCCAATAGGTTCAATAATGCCTTATGGAGGTTCTTTATCTGTATTTGATCCTAGTGGATTAGGTATTTCAGGATCAGGTGCTTGTGGTTGGGCTTTATGCAATGGTAATAATGGTACAGTTAATATGATTGGCTTAGTTCCTCTAGGAACAACAGATATGGTGGGTACTGCACCAATACCACCACCACTTACAATGCCTATTAATTCTATAGGTGGAGAATATTTTCATACTCTTTTAAATTCAGAGATACCTACAGTACCTTTTTCAGGAACAGGTAATCATAGTCATAGAGTAAGAGGTGTTTCTGTAAATACAAGTACTAATGGTGCAGGAAGTAATGCAAGTTTTGTATTAGATGTTTGTACATCTGTACCTGGATTTCCGGGTGTTGCAACAAACTGTGCAGGTACTGCAAATAATGTTGAAGTATGGTTTGATGGACGTACAAGTATTGAAAGTGTTGCAATAACTGGTAATATTGCAGGTGGTGGTTCAAAACACGAAAATAGAATGCCTTATAGAGCATTATACTATATACAAAGAATTTCATAATGGCTATACCCGGATTTACTTGCTGTCCTGAAGGATATACTTATGATAGTAAAAATGATAATTGTATTGGTTTAAATTATCAAACAACTGCTCCAATAGCTTGTGATGTATGTTGTCCAGATGGAACTTATTATAATGGTCTTGGTTGTTGTCCTATAAATAAAGCATGTAGTTATAGAGAATCATTAAATAGTCCAACTATACCATGTTTACCTTGTGTATGTGATGAACCTGTAGAACCAACTCCTTGTGAAGATTGTACAAATAATACTTTACCAATAAGTTTTATACTAAATACAAATACTAAAAATTGTGTTGATTGTAATCCTCCCGAAGGAACAAGAATACTTTCAAATAAATCTAGTGCATTTATGCCCTATTTTATTATTGATCCTACAATAAATTTTAAATTAAAATAATGGCCACAGATAGTAAATTTGTTATATATACAGGTACAAACCTTCCTTATATAAATGTTGTAGGAACAGATAATGATAATCTGCAAACAATATTAGGAAAAATAAATACTGCAATTAATTCAAGTAGTAGTGCTCCTAATTATTCAGGATATAATCTATATTGTATAACTCAAACTAATGGAGTTTCTCATCCTACAAATACTCAGAATTTTGCTGAAGGTATTAGTAAAATAGTTTGTGATAATAAAGATGAATACGATACTTTTGTAGGAACACAGTATCCTTCAGATCAATCTATATTTACAACTGCAATAACAGATTTACAAGAACCCGGATTAACTTATGCAGCATTTAGTATTGTTAATACCGATACTATATCACAGGTATATGCTAAACAATTTACAGGATTTACAAATATTATAAATTCTATAAAACCAAATAGTGCTAACTGGGCAAATATCGGTGCTAGTGTGGCTACAAGTACGGTTGCTGCCTTTAATACGCTCATTGCATATGAACTATCACAAGATACCGAAATTGATGGTAAAGAGCCTTTAATAGGTACTTTTGATAATGACAGTAATTGTTTATCAGGAACAAGTACCGATACAGCAGGTGAAACAATTGATTTACTTATAGCTTATGTATGTGATTTACCAACTTTTGATTATACAAATATAACATTTGGGGGTGTTTCTTCTGCAACAGATCTTGAAGGTACAATACAAAATACAATTACTAGTGTTAATTATCTATTAACTAATGGTATTATTGGTATTGGTGCGGGTATCACTAGAACTACCATAGGCTCAACATATCAAGGATATAAAGTTGCAATGGATACTGCCTATCTTCAATATTATAAATCTGCATTATCTACAGATTTGTATACAGATGCAGATTTTTTAGACAATAAAATTGTTGGAGATGGTACAACAATTGAAGTAAATACAAGTGATAATCCCGGTCAACTAACTATTGTTAATTTACAACCAAATAATAATAAAGTTGCAATAAATGTTTCTGACACTGATGCTAATTATTTATCATCTAAAATACTTGGTGCAGGTAATTCTAATTGGGGTTTAAGTAATATCCCTATTATTGCTACTGATAATAGTACTTTAAGTATATCTCCGGGATTAGATCCTGATGTATTAATTCCAGCAATAATAAATTATATTAGTACAAATCCTGAAATATTTACATTATTTCAATCATTAGTTAATCAAACAGATGGTGGTTCATGTACTGCTCCTTCAAATTTATCTGTTGTAATATCTAGTTCTGATTTTGATTTAACTTGGACTGCTTCAGGTACTGCAACAAGTCAAAATGTTAAATATCGTGAAAGAAATACTTCTACTTGGTTACTTACACCTAATGTAGATGCTCCAAATCCACAAACAAATTCAGAAACAACTGCAACTGTAGAAAATCTGAATCTTAATACTGTATATCAATTTGCAATTGATAGTGTTTGTTCTGGTGGTGGAGTTGGAACAAGTAATATTTATGAAATGATAATTTATGATTGTGCTAATGAATCACACGCAGTAGTAGGTAGTACCGTTTCTATTCAGCAAGCACCGTTGTCTACTATAGATACTGTAGAATATCAATTATGGAATAGCACTGGGCCTACATTGACAGCAACAATAATTGCAACAGGTATTAATCCTATTGCAAAATTTACAAATGTTAGCTCCGGCACTTATACTATTAAATGGAGATATGGTACACTTATTAATGGTGTTACATTATATTCTAATGATGCAAGCCAATTAAATGCATTATGTACTACAGGAAGTATTGTAGTTCCTTAATATTCTTGAATGGTTTAGTGGTTTTCCATTCAAAAAAGGGGTAGTCAGTTGGCTACCCTTTAACTTTTAAAATAATTTAAAATGGATAATTTAAACAAAATAAATCCTTTAGAAGCATCTTTAGCTATTATATGGACACTTGGAGGAATAAGTTTTTTCTTTTGTGCTGCCTCAGGAGTATTTAAAGGAACAGAATCAATACAAACACAAATAACTCAAGGTATATTTGGTATTGTAATGCTTATTTCAGGATATTATTGGGGTAATAGTGCTGCTAAAAAATCAAATTCTGCAAATAGTATTCAAACACAAGATAATGCTTCTATAAATATTGAAGCATCTAAACAAGTAGATCCTAAAATAGAGGAAAACAAAACTAATATTTAATTATATATATTAGTTAAAATAGGAGGTATACTAAAAATATTTGGTAATTCCAAAATTTTAGTATACCTTTGTAATATTATCTAACATAAAAAATTATAAATGCAAAATAGAAATCAACTTGTTAATGAATTAAAATCTTTGTTATCAAGAAAACAATCTAAAGAGTATTATGCAAAACGTCTTAATACCACTGTTGCAGAAATTACGGATATGCTTAACGAAATTCATAATAAAAATACAAATATAGATAATCAAGAAACTTTTAATACCAAACGCCTTAATATTGAAAAAGGTGAAATAGAAATAAATGGTTATTGGAAAAAAGAACCAACAACAGAAGAAATAGTAAAATCACATAATATAGATTCTAAAGAATATACTTTAAGTCAATATTGGAGTAAGCAAAAGTCAAAAGGTTTTCAAGTATCTGCTTGTTTTAAAGCAATAAAAAAAGATACTGCAGAGTATATACAAGAATCTTTTACTGAATTTCTTAGAACTTACAAACCCACAATTAAGGATAACACTTATTTGAGGAAATCTTATAGTAGAGAAAATCTTAATGCCTGTCTTATTATTAACGCCCAAGATGCTCATTGGAATAAATATGATGTACGCGGTAATAATAATATAGAAGATCGTTTTAAAGATGCTCAGAATAAAATTGAATATTTTGTAAGAAAAACAATAGGCACAATTAATCTTGAACGTATTGTTTATATAATTGGTAGTGATGCTTTTAATAGTGAACATACAGGTTTCACTACTCATGGCACACCACAAACTAATACTACAGATTATCATAAAAGTTTTGAAGCAATATGTAATCATGAATTAACTATAATTGACTTTTTAGCTTCTACAGCTTCTAATGTAGATATTCTTTATGTTCCGGGCAATCACGATCAATATGTAGGATGGAATTTGGTAAAATGGCTTCAAGCTTATTACAGAAATCAACCAAATATTTCAATAACTACTGATCCTAAATTTACAAAGTATATTAAATATTCTAATACGGCATTAGCTTTTAGTCATGGGTATAAACAAAAACCAGAAGTATTAGCTACAAATTTTCCTATGGAATTTAAAGAATTTTCTCTTTGTGATAATCATTATATATTTGCAGGTGATTTACATACAGAACTTTCTAAAACTATTGGTGGAATAACCTATTATCGTCTCGCACAAACGTCTAAAGCAATATCTAATTGGGATGATGAAAATGGATATACACTTAGTAAAGGTAAAATGACAGCATTCCTTATTACTGAAAATGAAGGATTAACAGATATAATGTATAAATAATGGCATTACTAGGAGAATTAGTTAGTCAGATTAGAAGTCAGTTTAAACTTGTAAGCTCTGATGATACGATAAGCAATAGAGCAATAGCAGCCGAACTGAAAAGTTCGGCTTTAATGCTTATCAAACGTGAAACTGATAAACGTAAATTATTTTCTTCTGATAATATATTTACTTGGATTAATTGCTTAGAAATGGAACAAGTTCCATTATCTACTTGTTGTACTTATAATTCAACTTGTATGATTGCAAAATCTAAATTAAAATTACCAAGAATTGCTGAAAATATATTTGGTTATTTAATACAAGGTGTATTTTCTGTAGAAAATAGTACAAAATTTGATTATGCAGATCCTACACGATATACTGATATGCTTAAGCTTTATCCAAAGCAAAAAGGTTTATTAAAATTTTACTGGTTACAAAATGGATATTTATATCTTACAGATGAAAATGTAGAGCTTGTTAAAATAAGTGCATTTTTTGAAACAGAACCAGATAAAGAATTATTTTCTTGTCAAGGAGTAGATTATGATTGCCAACCAAATCCAATGGATATGGAATTTAAATGTCCTTCTTATCTTGAAGCAAATGTATTATCTCTTGTAAGAGAAACAATGCTTAAAACGTATAAACAAAGTATTCCTGATCGTACTGATAACGATATGGATGAAAGCAAATAGAAACTATGAGTAGACCTCAAATGGGTTATAGAACAGCCTCTAAAGAGGCTTATGATGCATTCTGTAAAAAGAATCCTAAAATAGAATTATCTTTTGATAATTATAAGTTAATTATATATACATATAATAAAAAAATAGGAGACTATTTACTTGAAACAGGTGAAATAATTAAACTACCATTCGGTTTAGGTTCATTAGTTATAAACAAATATAAACCTAAATCTACAAAAATAACTGCTGCAGGAAATGAAATGCCTAATTTATCTATTAATTGGCAAGAGACTAAAAAATTAGGTAAATATGTTTATTATCTAAATGCACATACTGAAGGATATAAATATTATTTTATGTGGGATTACCACAAAGCACGTATTAAATATCCTTATATTTGGAAATTTGAAATGTGTAGAATACATAGTCGTAAACTTAAAGATAATTTAAAGCTTCCTAAAGGTGAATATAAAAATATTTATAAAGAATTACTTAAAGTAAGATAATGTCAATATATTATAAACAAACATTTGTCTCTCCTGAATCATTGTATGCTGAAGTTAAAGAAGAATTACGTTCTTATTTTTCATCAGGTATTATTGATGATGTAATGTTTCCTAAATGGACAGAGCATTGTTTAAAAAGATTTAGAAAGTCTGCATTTAAAATAGAAGAAATTGTTTTAGATATAAAAGATCATAAGGTAGAATTACCTTGTGATTTTAATGCTGTAAGAGAAGCTTGGGCTTGTACTTTCACACCATCTGTAATATATCAAGATCCAACTTCGCTTTATTGGCAAAAAGATTGTAGAGTAGGAACTCCAGCAAACTTTGATAGATGCAATGAATGTTTCGATACTGAAACTTGTACTACAGATTTCTTAGTAACAATGAAAACAACAAATACTATTATGTATCGTTTTCAGCATACATTTTTGTTACGTCCTGCAAATAATAGCTCTAAACAATTTTGTGGAGATGGATGTCCCAATATGCACTCTGAAGCAGCAAATACTTTTAGTGTCGAAGATGGACATATGATTGTGAGTTATCCTGAGGGAAAAATACATTTGATTTATTACGCTGACTCTACAATAGATAGTTTAGTACAAATGGTTCCTGATAATTTTTGGGTTCAGGATTATATTCGTAAATATATTATTTATAATTGTTTTAGACAATTATGTAACAGTATAACAGATGAAACTTATAATCAAGTAGAACGTAAAAAGCTAAAAGCAGAACAGGAACAAGCAGAAGCTTTAATAATAGCAGAAACAGAATTAAAGAAACAAACATCCTCAGAAAAAATACGTCAAATTGGTGTATTAAATAGAAGAAATAATATGTATCGTTTACCCGGTGATAGAAGTTATAACCACTACTAATGGCAGAATCCTCAATAAGTCTTAATGCAAATCAGGCCGTTACAGGTATGAATACTGATTTAACTATTGGTCAACTTCCAGTAGGAACAATGACCTATGTATTAAACGGTAATATTTCCAATTTTGATGGAAATGAAATTACTATTGGTAATGATCAGGCAAATATAGAATGTATTCAATTTCCTGAAAATTATAAAGTTATAGGTGTTAAAAATATAACTCAACTAAATAAAGTTGTTTATTTTTTAACTAATCCAATAACAGCATTTTCGCAAATTGGGTATACGGATAATGATTCATGTATATACAATATTTTATTGGATGATACATTTGCAGGAAGTGATTTATTAAATTTTAATATTTCTAATCCAATACACAAGATAGAAGTTAAAACAACAAACTGTTCTACACAACTATATTGGACTGATAAACTTAATCCTAGACGATTTATAGATCTAAATAATCTTCCTTGGAAAGAAGTATTAATTGCAGGTGTTTTTACGCCTATTGTAGGCAATATAAATACAAATAGGATGCTTGTACAGCCAAACTTTTCTGTGCCTAAAATTGAGGCTCTAAAAGAAAATATTGGAGGTAATCTCGTTGAAGGTACTTATCAATTTGCAATTCAGTATTCTGATGTTTTAGGAAATGGTTATACATCTTTTTATTCTGTATCTAATCCTGTAAGAATATTTTTAGAAGGTAAAATTTCTAGTAATTTTAATGAAGTAACTAATCAGGCGATTTCTTTACTTATTGATAATTTAGATACAACAGGTTTATATGATTATTTTAATCTTGCAGTCGTAAAAACAATAAATGCAATTACTAATGTAGAACTTGTAGGAACATTTTATATACAACGTCCGCAATTTGAGTATACCTATACTGGATCTGAAGCTTCTAAAGCAAATAATAATCTTACAATAGAAGATATATTTGAAAAAGTAAATTATTATGATCTCGCAGGAACATTAACTCAAACAGATAATGTACTTGTATGGGGAGATCTTATTAAAGAAGATGATATTTCATATCAAAAAATTGCCAATCAAATAAATCTTTTATGGGGTACTTATCAAATTCCCGATAATACATCTGTTAATTATAGTAATGGAGTAACTTGTGCTAATTTACAAGGATTTATGCGTGATGAAGTCTATCCTTTTGAAATAGATTTCTTTCATAGAAATGGTAAAGCAAGTAAGCGATTTCATATTCCGGGTAGAGTAGCAAATTCTTTTGATCTTCAAATAATTCCAAATTCAAATCCAGATGTTTCTAGTACTAGTTCTAGTTTATGTTCTGGCCCAACAGTAAGTCCTTATAGATGGCAAGTATATAATACTGGTTCAATATTAGGCACGGAATCTACATATAATCCTTTGGATAACTGTAATCCTCAGCCATATCAGTATGGGTTGATGGGTTATCATGAATCTACAGAATTATATCCTAATAATTCTTTAATTTGGGGTACTTTAGCAAATACACCCATAAGGCATCATAGATTTCCAGATTCACTTATTACCCATATTCATGATGAAAATCCATATCCTGTAGGATCTGATCAATACAATAATTATCAACATAATATATATCCGATAGGTATTAAAATTGATATTGAACAAATTAAACAACTTATACAGTCTTCTACAGATTTAACACAACAGCAAAAAGATGATATTGTAGGCTTTAGAATTATGCGGGGAGATCGTGTAAATAATAAAGCGGTTATTGCAAAAGGATATTTATATAATTGCGGTAAATATACTAAAGAAACAAGTACATACTATTATCCTAATTATCCTTTTAATGATGTTAATCCTGATTCATTTATAAGTTCTGCAATAGTCAATGATAAATCTGGATCAAATACAAATACTCGATTAAATGATTTTCAAAGAGGTCGATTTACTTTTCATTCACCAGATACTTCTTTTTATCATCCATCAGGAATAGACGGCTCTTTTCTTAAACTTGAAACAGCACAATATGGTCAGTGTAAATCACATTTTGTACCTGTTAAAGATAATGCTAGAGAAAAACTTAGAACAATAAAAGATCTTGAAATTGCATTAGCCGGTGGTGTTGCATCTATTGTTGGATTAGAAGGAAGTTATAGTTTTACTACAGGTAGTTTAGCTACCTCTACTGTAGGTATTGCTCCTTCATTTCATTCTGAAAATTTCTTTCCTACATTTAATAATGTATTAGAAATAATAGATAAACTCATTCCTTATACTAATTATGGATGGCAATACAATGGTGTAGGCTTTTATGGTAATTATAATCCTATTGCCAACAATGGCTCTAAAATACGTTCTATTGAAAATGGTGGTTATATAACAACAGGTTTACAAGGAACATTTGGGGATGATCATGCTATAAATAATTCTTATAGGGAATCTTCTGTTTATTTGAATACTGGGGATAAGAACTTATTATATGCTTTTGAAAATGGCAGTACCCCCGATGATAACTCTAGAGTTACTGCAGGTGAATTAGGATTTTGTAATTCTAGTAATAATTTTTATAGAGATATTTCTTCCTACTATGCATCTATAAAAAGATATTTACCTGCACAATGGGGTCAAATATTTTCATATGAGCCAATTGATACTGGTAAATACTATACATTTAATGATAATAAAGGATTTCCTATTACTAAAATAGATACTATTTTTGGTGGAGATATTTTTATTAATCGTTTTGCACTAAAAAGAAAACATTCATTTTTTCTAAAATCCACAGTTAATAAACCTGATGGATATGATATTGATTATGATCAGCAGGGAAATGTAGGTTATCCTATTTGGTATTATTCTACATCTAATAATGTATTAAATATTAACAATACTGCAATAAATAACGCAACAACTAATTTTATTAATACCTTAGATAATTGGTTGTTGAATATATTACTTGGTGGTATACCTATTCTTGTAACAGGTGTAGTACTTTTAGTTGCATTACTAAGAAATGGATTATTAACATCTTTAGGTATAAAAATAACTAATTTAGAGTGTTATAATGGAGATGGTTTATATGAAACAGGTCAGGCATATTTATATGCATATGGCATACCTTATTTTTATGTAGAATCCGAAGTTAATGTCAATATGCGTCAAGCAATTAACATTAAGGAAGGAGATTTTTATCCACAAGTAAGTACGGATATACCTGATGATTGGTTACAAGAAACTAATGTACCTATCATTTATGATAATAGTTATGTCTATAATAAAACCTATTCAAAGCAAAATAAAGAAAACATATATGGTACATTAAGACCTGATTGGAATCCCGATGAACCTTGTTTTACATATTTTCCAAATTCTGCAATATGGTCAGATAAATCTTCACTAGAAGAAACTAAAAATAATTGGTTAGTTTATCGACCTGCAAATGAATATAGTTTTCCTAAAGCATATGGTAAACTTACTGCTTTAGATACTTTAGATAATAATCAAGTTTTAGCACGCTTTGAAAATAAATCTCAAATATATAATGCATTTACTACTGTACAGGTTTCTCAAGGCCCGGACGCATATCTCAGTAATACTAAGATGTTTTCAAATATACCTTTAGATTTATCAAATACAGATACAGGCTCTTATGGATCACAGCATAAATTCATTTTAAGAACTGAAAATGGAACTATTTCAGTAGATGCTAAAAGAGGGCAAGTATATTTACTCCAAAATACATCTATTGTAGATATTGCTGATAAGGGTATGGATAAATGGTTTAGTGAAAATTTACCATTTAAAATACTTAACTATTTTCCAAATATAAATATTGATAACTCATTTAATCAAATAGGATTAAATGGCGTATATGATAATTTTTATAAAAGGCTTATATTAACAAAATTAGATTATGAACCATTATCTGAAGCAATAAAATATGATGGTACTAATTTTTATATAGATTCTATAGAAATTCCAGAATCACAAACTACTATACCTTCATCAACATATCAATGTTGTCCTGATAGTTATGAAATAAGACCTAGTGATGCACCACCTTATGTTGTATGTTTTAACCCACAAAATGAAGAAAAACTACCTATAGGAACATGTATTTCTCCAGAAGTAATTAATGCAAAACCCGGATATAGAGGTAAAACAATTATAAGTGTGAATGATCCTAATTATTTTTGTAATAAATCATGGTCTATTAGTTTTTCATTTAAAACAAATAGTTGGATTAGTTTTCATTCTTTTACACCTAATTACTATATTGCTCATGAAAATTATTTTCAATCAGGTGTAAATACTTTAGAATCTTTATGGGATCATAATATTGATTATACTAATTTTAGTAGTTATTATGGAACAATATATCCATATATTCTTGAATACCCTTTTCATTATAAAATTAATGATGAAATACTTCAAAATATAAAAGATTATACTACAGTTATTAAATATCAAGATCAAGATAATTGGACAGAATTAGATGAAACAATTTATTTTAATAAAGCAATTATTTATAATGGTCAACAGTGTACAGGTTTATTGAATCTAATACCTAAATCTAATATATCTCTTCGTGATTATAATAGATATCCCATCAATAATCTTGATTCTAAAGATATACTTGTAACTAAATCAGATTCTTTTTATCAATATAATCAATTTTACAATATATTAAAAAATCCTGTAAATAATATTTGGTTAAATACTTGTGAATTTACAGAAACAAATAAAGAATTAAATATAGATAATTTAGATTATGGTTTACGATCTTTTAAAAAGGATCAGATACGAGGTAAGTATTGTATAATTCGTCATATAAAAGATGATGATAATACTTTTAAATTAATATCTAAATTTATTTTATCACCGACAATACCTTCATACAAATAAGTTATGAAAAAATTAATAAAAAAAGCCAAAGATGGTAAAGAATTAAAATCTCAAGAGCAAAAACTCCAAGATAATATTGCATACTTAAATAGTTTTACTCCAGAGCAGATTCAAATAAACCAACTTAGAGCACAACAAGAAAATACACCTGCAATAGGCCAAGATATTTCTTTACAAAATAAATTAAGAAACAAGTTAGATTTTACACATTATCTTCCTTCTGGTGTATTACAAGAAGTTGGTTCTGCTGTAAATTTTGCAACATATCCGGCTACTGCGGCAATAAATCTTACAGAACCTCAGGAGTACTTTAAAAAAGCTAATAAAGCAGAAGCCGCAGCAGATATGTTAATGGATATTTCTGCTATTGTAGGATTAGGTAAAGGAATTAAAAATTCAATAGCTTTTAAACCTACAGAAGGAAGTATGTATCGAGGTATTGGAGAAGAAGGAATGAAAGATGCATTAAAATCTAAAGTATTTCGAGCAAAACCTTCTAATACCGAAATTCCCACATCTGGGATAAATCTTAAAAAATCTTTTGATAAAACATATTGGACACCTGAATTTAATTTAGCTAAAGATTACAGTCCTGATTTTATTGCAGAAGTACCTAGAGATGTGGCTAATTTCAGAAACAGATACCCAAATAAAGATTGGAGTCAGATAGCAGATATCGAAATACCTATTGAAAAAGGAAAAATTCTTAAAAAAGATTGGTTAAGAGGTTACAAAGAAATTAAAGAAAATGGTGGTATGATAAAGAATAGAAAAAATAAGAAAGCTGAAATGGGTCAGAATATTAATTTTGACAATGCTGAAAATCCATATCAAAATGCATATAAACCAATACCACAGGCAGTACCAACTGCACCTCAGCAACCTGTATTTCAAGCACCTACTACAAATAATTATTCTACTCCTGCTGATAGACCAATAGATAACAATGTTGCAACACCTTCTACCCAACCAATTGTAACTACTACGCCTCGACAAAATAGATCTACAAGCTTTGGAATTAAAGGTAATTTTAATACAGCGGATATGACAGCGGGAATTATTGCGGGAGTAAATTCTCTTTTACCAGATCAACGTAAAAAAGATAATATTAATCGTTTACAAGAAGGTTATAATCCATATCCTAATGGAGATAATTCTCAAGCAATATTTAAAGAAGGTGGTAATATTAAAAAAAATGATCCTATCTATGTAGACTCTCCTAATGACCCAAGATATAAAGCTTATCAGGATAGTTTACTTGTATATCCTTTACAGATAGCTTCAAAAGAAGCTGCTACAAAGGTTATAAATGCCTTTGATGATAGATCTAAAAATAATTCCTTGACTCAAGAACATTATAATGATATAACTGCTCCATTAGTTCAAAAAATGCAAGACAATCATCTTGCATTAAGTAACTTTTATCGAAAACATTCAATACCTACACCAAAAGCAAGTTGGTTACATTCCTCTTTTAATCCTGATACAAATAATGAATATTATATTGAACCATCTTATCCAAAACAACCAGTTAAAGTAGGGCAGCATATAGACCCTATACAACTGGGGCAGAATAGTCAGAACAACTATCAACCTCAGTATACACAAGTACCTAATCTACCAGCTTTTAAAGCTCCTGATGATTGGTACAGCAATAATCAGAACATTCCTATTGATGGAACAGATGACCAGATAGATAGTTTGTATAATGATGATGGTTCTAGAAAATATGTTAATGGTGGACACATACCTTATTTAGGTTTAAATTCTCAAACTCCAGTAACACCTGAAGAACGTAATCAGTGGGAAAAAATTCAATCTAATTCTTATAGAAATGGTTATTTAGGAAATGATCATAATCAATCCGAAGGAAATTCTTATTTACAATCTCAAGGATTTAATCCTGATAGGCTTGCGATGATTCAGCAAGATTTTCAACAACAGGATCCTTCTAGAATTAACAGTTCTGTAGAAGGTCTTTCTCCTGTTGATAATTATTATGGTCATAAAACAGCTCAACAGAGGTATAAACAATATGAATATCAGCATACAGATCGATTCGGTAATACAAATACTAAAAATTATGGTACTGATTATGAACGGGCTATAAAAGAAAATCCTGGTAATGGGCAATGGTTCGATACTCCTGAATGGCAATCAAATGCTCAAGGTATTCCTATGGCTTCTAATAGTATTCAAGAAATAATTCCTATAAATAGTCCACAATCAATACAAAGAAATCAACAAGCTAATTGGCATACAGATGAAAATACAGATTATTCTCTAGATAGTATTAGAGAAGCTAAATCAGGTATTCATATTAAACCAGAAAATAAAGGTAAATTTACAGCATATAAAAAGCGTACAGGTAAAACTACTGAAGAAGCGCTTCATAGTAAAGATCCTCATGTACGTCAAATGGCAAACTTTGCTAAGAATGCTAAGCACTGGAATCATAAAGCAGAATATGGAACAAACATGTTAGCTGAAAATGGATTACAAGTTGAAGGAGATAAATATAAAATGCTCTCTCCACATACGGCTGAAATACTAGGAGATACTCATGAAAATGGCGGAACTAATATTGCATTTGGTAGTACACAAGTAGAAGCTGAAAAAGGTGAACCAATAACTTTAGATAAATACGGTAACGCAGTAGTATTAGGAAATATGTACATACCAACTACGAATACAAAATTTAAATCTGCAGGAAAAGATATTGCAGAACAAGAAAATAAAATCTCTAAATTGCAAAATAAGGCAACAACATTACTTTCAATAAAAGATCCTTCTAAGTTAAATGATATTCTTTCTTTTAATTCTGCGTCTGTCATGAATGATGCTGTAGCTCAGAAAAATAAATCAGTATTTGCTCAAAAAGATGCATTGATTCAATTACAAAATACAATGCTTGAAGCTGCGGATAAAATGGGAATAAATCCTAAAAATATATCTAAAGAATTTGAAGCTAAAATGGGAATGACAATGAAAAAAGGTAAGAATTGTTTTAATGGAGGTTCTATAGAAGCAGTACGAAGTACTTCAGACAATATTAGAAATATGGTTAAGGCTGCGTCTGGATATCGATTTGATCAAGATGCTATGCAAACAGCAGAACCTTTATCTAATATTCCTTATACAAGTATTGATTATGCTCCAGAAAACTATAATGTTACAGCTTCCAGAATAAATAATAATAATACGTCAAATCCATATTTAGATCTAAAGCCTTTTGCAGGAGATAATTCATATCTTAATAATGCTCCATTACAATTATTAAATGCTCAACCACAACAAACGAATATTTCATCTGTAGCGATACCTGAGTTGCCTCCTTATAAAGGAGATATGACAAGTTCTATTAATCCTATTAATCATAATAAGCCTTATTCATTAGCTGATAAAAATAGATTACGTCTTTCTAATATTTTACCTGAAATAAGTTTATTGGGTCAATATCCTGATCAAGTAGTTGGACAGCAATATAATCCACAATTATTAACTCCTTATCAAGTATCTTTTCAAGATAGAAAGAATGATGCGCAGTCTACTTTTAATGCTTTAAATAAAAATCTTGTAGGTAATGCCGCAGCAACTAGTTCTTTAGCTGCTCAAAAGTATAATCAAGAAAATTCTATTAATGCCGAAGAATTTAGAACTAATCAAAGTATTCAAAATGATGTGTTAAATAAGAATTATTCAATTATGAATGATGCATCTAAAATAAATTTACAATTCACTGCAGACCAACTAGATAAACAAGCAAGGGCTATTGCAGCAACAAAAGGTCAAAAATATCAAGCTTTGGCTTCAATATCCAATAAATATGATCAAAAGCGGGCAGAAAATAATAATATACATTTGATAGAATCAATGTCTAATTATCGTTTTAATCCTGCAAGTGGTAAAGTAGAATATATTGGAGATCCTTATCAGTTTGTTCCTAACTCTGGTTTAGGAGGACATAATACGAATAATAAAGAAGTATATATACGAGATAAAGATGGTAACATCATAAAACAGATAGAAACAGATTATCCTGATGCTGTTGATGAAACAACAAAAGCAAAAGCTCGTAAAACTTCAATGAAACGTTGGGGTGGAATATTTTAATGTTATTCATTAGAAAATAACAATCATAATTAACTGATATAACATGAAATATTTGTTTATATCAGTTTTTTAATTTAAATTTGTAAATTATATAATACATGGCAAACTATTTAGAATCTTCAAACGTACCTCTTGCACCTTATACTCCATCAGTAGATCTTAATCTATTGGATAGAACTTTACGTACAAAACAAGGTCAATACGATTCAAATGTATCTCGAATTCAATCAACACTTGATAATGCATCAGGATTAGATGTTTATCGTCCTATTGATAAAGAATATCTTCAAAATAAAGTGAAAGATGTTACTAGTGAATTAAATTCTTTAGCAGGTACAGATTTTTCAAATAATTCTATTGTAAATCAAGCAATGGGGTTATCTTCTAAAATATATAAAGATCCTAATATTCAAAGTGCAATTATGTCTACTCAGGGCATAAAAACTTTAATGAGCGATCAAAAGACATTAAAAGAAAAACATCCTGAATTATATTCTCCTGAAAATGAGTGGTATGATACTCAGGAAGTAAATAGATATTTAAATAGTCAAGATTTAAGTGATTCCTATAAAGGCCCAAAAGCAGCAACACGTTATTTTGATGCTAATACACCTATTAAAGAAGCTTTAGACGAACTCGGCCCTACTGTAAGTTATAAAATCAATTCTGATGGTAAATTTCAATACTTTATCGATAAAGAAAGTAAAGTAAGACCTGCCGAAATTGAAAATTTAGTTAATGGTATTATTGCTAGAGATCCTAGGATACAAAAACAATTAGATATATCAGGAGCTTATACGTATCGTAATGAAAATCCTATAAGTTTCTATAGGCATATAAATAATTTTTATGATACACAATTGCAACAAAATAATGCTTTAAAAGCTTTTTATATTGCAAAAAAAGCTGAAGATCCTACTAATCCAATTGTTCAAAAACAAGTAGATGCTTTTTTATCAGATACTGAACATAATATAACTAAACTACAAGCAGATAAATCTAAATATATAAATTATTTTACTTCAGGACAAGATTTTAATAAAATTAAACAAACATTTTTTAATGATGAGTTACGTAAAAGTTATGTGACTAATTATCAGCAGGATGATCATGAACTAGAAATAAAAGCAAATCAATCAGCTATTCAAAGTCAAGATGATGCTTTTAAGGCAGCAAATATTGGTATTGCTCAGGCGCATTTAGGTATTGCAGGTAAAGAACTTGAAATGAAAATGATTGCTGCAGGACAAAACCCAGTAACAGGTGCGGCTATAACTATTGATGATCCATATTATCAATCATTTGTTAATGCAAATATTAAATCTTTTAATCCTGATGGTAGTTTTTCAACAGGATCAGGTAATAAGGCAATGCAAAGTTTAGGTTTATATAGTTCTGTTGGAGGTATTACACCAGATAAATATGATCAGGTACAAAATCAGTCTCGTATAAAACAAGCAGATGATAATCTTTATAATGCTAGTGAAGATTTAAAGAAAAATTATGCACAATTAAATCCTGATTTAGAATTAGGTTCTAAATACTTTAATGATGCTTTTGTAGGATTTGTAAAAGAACAAGAAAAACATATTGCAAATGGAGATGGACAAGTAAATTCTACTTATTTACGTTATAAAAATCGTGTTCAAGACGATTTAATTTATAAATCATCTTTGGAAAATTTAGATAAATCAATTGTCAATCAAGCAATAAAAGAACATCCATTTGCAGGATTAAATGAAAAAATTAGTGTAGATGGACTAAATATTAAATATCCAGATGGTTCTATAAAACGTAAATTAGAATTTACACCTGCACAAAATCAAGAATTTGTAACTAAATATAAAATATTTAAAACAGAAGTAGAAAATAAATTAAAAGAATCATTAGGAGATCAATATTTAGATGCAACTACTGGTGGTAATGAAACTAAAAAAATTATTCAAGATATTGCAGATCATTACAAAAACGATCCTGACTATCCAATATTAAGAGCAATTGCAGATGGTGGAATTAATAAATTTGCAGAAGCTTCTAAAAAAATTGTACAACCTTTAGATAATTTGCTTTCAAAGCGTCAAAAAACAATAGATTCTTTATATGAAGTAAAAGGACAAACATTAACATATCCTTCTACAATAATTTCAGGAAAAGCTGAAGTTGAAAAACAATATCAAAAATTAGCAGCATCTGCAATTAAAGAAGCAACTCCGGGTAAAAAGATAGAAATTGATGTTGATAAAATTAAACCAATAGATACATATCAAGATGAAAATGGAAATCAATACCTACGTTATAATGATTTAAGTTCTAATAAAAAAGATGATATTCAAACTATTAAAATACCATCACAAGCAAACACCTTTGGACGACCTGATCCTTTTTATAGATTAGAACAAGCTATTGATAAAAGTCCTAATAACATGACTCCTGATAAAGGAGTTGGTGTAAGAGTAACTACCAATGGTAAAATAAGACATGTTATTGCTAAAGGGTATGGCCCAAATGCAGGATATAGTGTTTATGTATTAGATGATAGTGGAAATAAAATACCTATAGATCCGGGTATAGATCAAAATGGAAGAGCAAGACAAGAATATCCAAATCTTTCTTCAGCAAATAAAGCATTAGAAGATTTAAGTATTATGGTTGATCCTGCTACAAAAAATAAATTAAGTCCTGCAGATATTATTGAATGGGCTAGAAAAAACTACAAAAAATATTAATAAATGGCTGATTTAACACCAATAGTTCCTTTAGATTTAAGTACAGGCCCAAACCCTGAAATTCAGGATGTATCTTCTATTAGTATTCCTCAAGCTTCTCCTGTTACATATCAACCTCAACAATTAGCAAATGGTGTGACAAGTGAAACACCTAAGAGTTTTATGGATATGGATTTGTCTGAAGTTATGTCACGTTTTGCTCAACCAGAACGTACTACTAATTATGATAAAATAATATCTACTCCAGAGCCTATTACTAGAAAATATCCAGTATATAATGCTTTTGAAGATAATGAAGAAAATTATGCAAAGAATCAGTCTTGGTATAGTAAATGGGGTAATGGTTTAGCTAAGATGGGCGGACTTGCTGCAGGTTCATTTGCTGAAGGTTTACTTCAAGTACCTGATCTTATTGCAGGTACTAAAGATGGTAATATATGGAAAGGAGATTGGTATAATACTATAGATACATTTACTAAAAATCTTGAAGATCAATTTCCAAATTACTATACTAAATGGGAACAAGAACATCCATTACTTTCAGCAATACCTTTTTCAGGAGGTGCTGCTAATTTTTGGTCAGATAAGGTTGTTAAAAATCTTGGTTATACGATAGGTGCAATTGGTTCAGCAGCATTACAAGATATTGCTATTGGAGCTGTTACAGAAGGTATTGGCGAATTACCTCTACTTGCAAATCAAGTTGGTAAAGCATCACTATATCTTAATAAATTATTTACAGGAACAAATCGTCTTGAAGAAGTACTCAATACAGCAAGAACACTTAATAAAAGTGATGAAACACTTCTTAGTATAGCAAACATGGCGGCTGCTGCTGAAGGAGCTAGAATAGGTAAAGGTGTGCGTTATATGACTACTTTAGCCTCTTCAGCTAATACTGAAGCAGGTATGGAGGCACGTCAAGGTTATGAAGAAGTAAAAAAAGATTTAATAGATTCTTTTTATAAAGAAAATGGATATAATCCAACTTCAGATGATATTGCTAAAATAGAAGGATTTGCTACTGCCGCAGGTAATACTCGTTACGGTATTAATATGGCTCTTCTATCCGTGTCTAATGCAATTCAGTTTGAATCTATATTAAAGCCTTGGAATTCTTATAAACAAGGTGTAAAAAAAGGTATTGAAGCAACTGTAGAAGAACAAGCAGGAAGAATTGGTTTAGAAAACATTAATCCAGAAGTAGTTTCGGATATTGATCGACTTGCATTATCTACAGAAAATATAGGAAAAGTAGGTAGAATATGGAATGCAATTAAACCTGTTGTTCCAACTATATTTTCTGAAGGTATATTTGAAGAAGGTGGTCAGTTTGCTACTGAAAAAGGAGTTAAAAAATATTTTGAAGATAAATATAATGGTAAAATAAATGGTGATTTAAAAGATATAATTGCAAATGTTGGCTACGGTTTAGCTCAAGAATTTGGTACTACCGAAGGTATTGAGAATATACTTTTAGGTAGTATCACTGGTGCGTTGTTTCATCCGTTGTCTTCTAAATATGAAACATATCAAAGAAATAAAGCAGGTGTATTATCTCCTGAAGAAGCTTCACAAGTAGCATTAAATAATCTTAATGCACAGGGTGTTACTGGATTGTTTGCAAATAATTATGATAGTGCAGCACAATCTTTAAAACATAAAGAAGATATATCACAAGCAGTACAAGATAAAAATATATTTGCTTTCAAGAATCTTAAAGCAGATGAATTTTTTAATTTTATTAAATCAGGATTACAGAATAATCGTTATGATGTACGAACTCTTCAATTAGAAATGCTTAAAGAACTTCCTAATGAAGAACTTAATAAGTTATTTCAAATACCTGATGGTACAAGAGAATCTAATCACGCTTATATAGACGAATTAATTGGTAAAGCACAAGTAATTAAAAAGTCACATGATGCAGTAGCTAATGTATTTGAAAATCCTTACCAATATAGAGGCAATCCTCAATCTGAGGCACATACTAATGAAAATAAAGCATGGTTTGCCTTTGAAGATTATAAAAGTGCATTAGTTAAAATGAGTTATAATATGACTGATTTTAATCAACGTTTAGGATCAATACAAAGTAATATTTCTCAGATTAATTTTGCATTAACAAATGACTTAATATCAAAACTTACTGATCCTTCACAATTAAATGAGCTTAAAGTAGATTACAAATCTAAAGCAAATGAATTATCAGAACAATTAAATACAACAATTAAACGTTCTGAAAATCCAACATTATATAATAAAACAAAAGAACAGATAAAAGCTTATGAAACTAATGCTGAAGCGATATCTAATTTTTTGAATAAAAGAGATGAGAATGAATTGCCTAAATTATTTAACAAGCTTTCTAATTTTGAAGTAAATGGTCAAGATCCAACAATTGCTTCAACAATAGATCCTGTTAATAATACAGATCTTATTAATTATGGTCATGATATAAATCAAATACAAAAAGGAAGAGATTTAGCAAGTTCTACTTATGATTATCTTTTTACACAAGAAGGTTATGAAGATTTTATAAAAAATCATGAAGAATGGCTCAATGGTCTTGCTTTTGATAATACTAACCCTAAACAAGAGTCTAAAGCAAAGGAAATAGAAATTAATGGAGTACCATATGAAGTAGATCGTCAGTATAAAACTAATATTGAAGGTCGCTATACTGTACCTGTTGGTACAACAGATCTTAAGAATCCACAAGGAGTTGTTGTAGATACTTTTAAAAGTAAAGAAGAAGCAGAATTAGCTAGAGATACCGAAAATATAAATATTGAAACTAAACTAGATGAAATAACCTTTTTAAGTTATGAAAAAGGTCGTGTATTAGTACGTGATTCTAAAGGAGATATCCAGTATTTAGATCCTACACTTTTAGATAAGTTTACAAAACTAAAATCTGAAGAAGAAATTGTAGCTGAAAATGCTAACTTTTATGAAGATTTAGATAATACTTTAGCTAAAGAAACTAATACTGCTCCCGATTTATCTTCAGGTGAAGATACTAACGAAAATACTGAAGCAGAAATTAAAAGTAGAGAAGCAGCTAAGAAAGCTAAAGAAATAGTAAATCGTTCTACAACAAGTAATAGTAATTCTACTAAAGAATATTATAAACTTCAGAAAAGATTTTTTTCTAAATTTGATACTTTCAAGAAAGATGTAAAGGACAATGCACGAGTTATTTTTGTACATAAAAATAATCAAGAAGCATTAGGTCTTAATGGTTTAGTTGAAAAAATGTTAGAAGGTGGTTATGGAGCAGTTTATGATATAAATGATCCAAAACTTACACCAGTATTAGCAATATTTGTTAAACAGAATAAAGATAAATTTGAATATCTAGATTCTGAAGGAAATATTTTGTCTAATGATAATCAATTTGCATTAAATCAATTAGAAGAAAATTTACAAGATAGAATTAATGATTTTATAAACAAAGGTGCATCTGTTAATGATGCTAAAAATCTGGCTTGGAATGAATTTCCTGAAGCGGATAAAAAAGCTATAGAAAAATTAAGAATATCACAAATAGATATTAATAATTTAATTATAGGTACAATGCCTATAGCTAAAGAACAATATCTATCAGGTGAAGAATCTCCTTGGAGAAATGATACTTCTAAAGAATATATTAAAGCAGATAATGAAGCTTGGCAAAAACAAAGAGAAATAATATTAGCTAATAATTCAGCTAATCCTGAAATGTATAATTTCAATATTTCTAGAGGTTTTCCAGAAGTAGAATTAGATGCGGAAAATAATATTAAATATAATTCTGCTGTAGGTACATTAATAAAACATAGTGATTTATCTAAAGGAAATTTATTGCAAGTTTCTAATGGAAAATTTGTAACACCTAATAATGAAACATTAAATATTCCTTCAGGTAAATTAGTACTTATAAATGGTAATACTGTAGAAAAACTTAATAATCGCAAGTTTACAGAAAATGAAGTAAATAATGTTTATAATTTACTCAAAAAGTTTGTAACTGAAGCTAAAGCAACTGGTCATTTTAACAAAGAAATATTAACATATTTTCGAGGTATTATGTACTGGAGAGAAGTTAAAGAAGGTTCTACTATTGGTAATAGTCAAGTATATCTTAATAAAGGAATACTGAATATTGGTAAATATAGTACACCTTTTACATCTAAAGCAATTCTTGATAATCAAGAAGCTATTAAAGAAGCATTTTCTAATATTTTTGTAAATGCTAATAATAAATATGTACAAAATAATACTCCTTTTAGAGAATTATCTATAAATGATAATGGTGATATTAATGCAATAACTTGGAATAGTTATCAGCATTATTTGCTTTCTAATAAGTATGATATTGAAGAAACAGAAAACGAACTCTCAGGTAAAACTAGAAGTGATTTAGAAATACCATTTAAGACTCCTGTAAGGCCAATTAATGGCACAGTACCTAATGATAGTAACTATATAGGCAAGTATGCTGTAATAGGTAATAGTGTATCTGAAAATGCTCCATTATTTAATACAATTATAAAGCAGGAAGTTAAATCAGCATCAAAAACAAAAACTGAAGAAACACCTATAACAGTAAATACTCCTGTTGAAACTAAATCTACTGGAATTCAGTTTAATGGAAAAACAGTTAATACTTATAAAACTTCTATTGGAGATTTACGTTTTTCAGTTACTAAAAATAAAGCTGGAAATAATGCAATTGCAATAGTTAGTGATGGTAATTATAAAAAATATATTACTTCATTATTAACTAATCCTACAGAAGACTTTATTAGTTATTTAGAATATTTTAATGAAGAAACTCCTACTAAGGCTTTAGCTGAAGACTATTTATTAGAACAAGTAGATAACTACATTACAAATAGTAATATACAAGAAGAAAATCCTGTTACCACTGTTGCTAATGAAGAAAAAATACAAGAGCAAGTTAAAGAAATAAGTAAAGAAGAAGTTACTAAACCTTCAGATAAAACTAATATTGCACCGGGTGATATAAATAGTTTAGATCTAGGTGATTGGAATGAAGAAGCTTTTAGAACAGTACTTAATTCTATGAATTATACTGAACATAATTTAGCTAAATCAGAGGCATGGTTTAAGGAGAATATTCCTGTAGATAGCCGTAGACTCAACCATTTAATAAAAGTTACAGGTGGTGGTTATGCTTGGGGAAGTTATTTCAATAAAGTTGCGTCTTGGTATAAAAATGCTAAACTAGGTACAATTGAACATGAAGGCTTTGAAGCTATATGGGGAGATTTTGCTACTCTAAAAGAACGTAAAGAGGTTCTTAAGGAATTTAACGCTCGTACAGGTTCTTTTATTAGTTCTGAAACAGGTAAAGCGATCACTTATTCTAAAGCAACAGAACATGAAGCCAAAGAACAGCTTGCTGAGGAACTTGGTAATTATGTATTAAATAATGAATTATATTCTGAACCTAAACAAGGTCAAAATGCAATTTATAGATTTTTTAAGAAATTTGTAGATTTTATTAAATCAATGCTAGGTATTGATCAAAGTAAGATCAAACAAATGTTTGATAAAATCAATACAGGTTATTATAAAACTTCTGCTTATATATCTGAAGCAAATAATAATGGAGCAGAATACAGTATTCTTAATTTAACAGAATCTGATTCTTATAATATTGTAAGAGGTTTAACTTATAATATAATGGGAGAACTATTTGCAAATAATAGAAATCTTATCGAGTTTGATGAAATAGGTTCTGAACATGCTGTAAAAGATCTTTATAATAAAGTTCTTAAAAATGTAGAAAACTTATTTACAGTTAAAGTACCACAATTATTAAAAGCAGGTAGAATTAACGAGGTTCAATTTGCTAATTTTACTAAGATTTGGGATTCTATTAAAGCAGATAATAAAAATGTTAACGCATTAGTTGAAGAATATTTAAAAACATTTAGTATTGTTGCAGATTTGTCTGGTGAATCTATTCTTGATTTAGATATTGAAAAAGATCCAAATAAAGAAGCTGAGAATACCGAATATGCTGCTAATAATCCTGAAGGATATTTAGTAAATTCATTTAAGGTTGATGCTAAAAAGAATGCTTCTAATTCAGTAAAGCTTTTGATGGCAACATTACCTGAAACAACTTATATTGATCCTATAGATAAAACTAAAGGAACTAAACCAGTATTAGATACTGCTACTTTAATGCCTAAGATGGCTAACTATAGTAAGACTTTTAATTTCTTACTTAATCAGTTATGGGATGTGAATACTTGGGATGAAAAAGAACAAAGATTAATGGATCTTGCTAAAGATTATCCTAACTATGTTTCTTTAAATAAAAGATTAAAAATAGGTCAGGCAAATGTTGATTTAGATACATGGAATTTACGTACTAAATTCTTTAATGTAATGTCTAAACAACGTCCTGACGCTTACATACATTTTATAGGAAAGGATGAAGAAGGTAAATCTGGTTCAAGAGTACGTGCTATTAATACAAATGCACTTGTTAAATCTAAAGCTCAAGAATGGTTAGATACACTTAAATTAGCAGTATCTAGTCCTAATAATATTGTACAGATAGACAAAGACAACCAATATGAATTTAATGGCTCTAAAATAGCCTCAAATCCTCTTAAAACAGCTATTGATAAGCTACAGTATCTTAACGATCTTAATATTCCTTTTACTAACCAAATTTATAATAAACTTTCTGAATCTGATAAAACAGAATTTAGTAAAGCCGTTCTTAATTTGAATAATAGTTTAAAGAATAAAAATAAAGTTATTGATATAACACCAAGTACTTTGAATAGTGCAGGTAATTTCAATAAGATTGCTGCTTTATATCTTAGGGGTAATGAAGATTCTACATCTACTTTTTCTAATATTGATGGTGAAAAACAACAGCAGTTTGTAGGTAATAATTTTATATCTAATTTAACTAATGATATAAATGGTAGTAAGGATAAAGATGATCTTATTCAGCGTTTACCATTTATAACAGAAGATTATCGTTCTGATTCAGTTTATTTAAATAAATTCTTATTTACAGAAGAAGGTGAGAAAACAGGTAAATCTATTGAAATAGGTTATAATCAAGGTTTAGTTAATTCTGAAGCTGATGAAGAAACACCTATTAGTAAAATGATCGCGCCTGTTCGTTTACTAGAACAAATAAACATGAATCTTAAAAAGAATTATTATATGCTTGTTCCCGCAGATGCTCAGACAGAGTGGATGCTTAAAATGGAACACATAGTACCTTTTGATAGATTTGCAAACAATGATGTTAATGATGTAATATATAGAACTTTTAATAATTACTATAAAACTGAAAAAAGAATTGCTACAGATACACAAGGACAGATCAAACTAGATAAGAATGAACAGTCTATTTATAAGTCTACTATGTATCATAAAGATTTTAATAGTAATTATAGTACTGTAGATTTAAATAAAGATAAATTTATTAATTATATAGACACTAATGTTACTTCAATAATTAAATATTTGAAAGATAACAATGTAATTACTTCTAATAAAAATACTCCTGATAAGTTTATATTAAAAGGACTTGATGATGAATTTTTAGCTACAAATCATTTGGGTAAATCTTTTACAGAAGCTGAATTAACTCAGTTATTTAAGTTTACTGAAACTAATTATATGATTAATCATATCGAAATGCATAAGATGTATTTTGGTGATCCTTCTGTAATTAAAGATCCTCTTAAACGTTACAAATCATTCTTTTCTCCAAGAGAAAGTGCTATGTACGCTTCCGAAGCCTTGAACAGATCTTTAAATGAAGAACTAAATAAAGCTGAAAATATTGAACTTACTCCTAATGATTATGGTTATTGGAAGCATAAAGAATTTATTCCTACAGTAACTATTAAAGATTTAAGAACTAGTGATGCAAGAACCGATTTAGGTGATGCTGTAAGTATTGTTAATGATAAATCTGAAGGTGTTGCACAATATGCTGATGATTATGAAATAACTAATCCTTCAGATGGACAGTCATGGGCATTTTTACCTGCATATAGAGAAATTCTTTATAAGAATGGTGGAAGATTCAGTAAGGATCATGAAGCCTTATTTCAGTATGTAACTGCTCTAGATAGGCAAGCAATGTATGAAGATGGTCATCTTAATGATGATAAAGATAGTGCAAATTACTATAAACCAAGTCTTAAAGTTCAAGATACTAAAAAAGTAGCTGAAGGCTATAAAGGTGAAGCACAATTCCATGTTATTAAACCAATTGGCTCAGGTATTACTTTAGATGGAAAGATATTTCTTGATAAAACATCTCTTGCTCCATTATCTTATACTTTTGTAAGAGGTACTGCACTTGAACCGCATTATTTAAAAATGTGGAAGCAAGGTATTGGATATGCAATAATGGAATCAGGTCGTAAACTTGGTGGTCAAAATGCAGATAGTCTTTATAACGAAGATGGTTCTGTAAATAAAGACAAATATAATACAATTGTTAATGTACCACATAGATATTATGGAGTTCAAGTTGAAACTGCAGGTGGTCATTACGAAGGTCCGCTTGGTAGTCAGTTATCTAAACTTGGAATAGTTAATCTTAGGGATAATGGTCAAGCACAAACAGAAGCTATTCAGAAAAAAATAGAACGCCACAATGAAGCATTACGTAATATAACTAATTATGGCTATGAAGAACTTCTAAAGAAGCTTGGAATAAAAGATAAAAGTGGTTATTTTACAGCTCCAGATAAAAATAAAGTTGCAAAACTTCTTAAAAATGAACTCTTTAGAAGAGAATCTCCTCAAAATCTTAAGGATGCAATACAAGTAGGTAAAGATGGTAATTTTATAATACCTTTTGAAGCAATGTCTAATTATCAACAAATAAAAGATATTCTTTACAGTTTTGTTGACAAGCTTATTGCAAAACCAAAAATGCATGGTGGCCCTAAAATACAATTAGCAGGTACAGGCTTTGAGATAGGTGGACGAACAGTAAAGAAAGCTAAAAAGGATGGTAAAGATGTACTTGTATCTAATGGATTAAAATTCTATTCTGCTACTTATAATGAGCAAGGAATAAGAACTTCTGTAGGTAGAATGGAAGTATTATTACCAATGTTCTTTTGGGATAAAATTAAAACAAGTAAAAGGTGGAAAAACGCCTCTGAAGCAGATATTCTTGAACATTTAAATAATACTAAAGAAGGTAGAGAAGTATTAAAAGGTATTGGCTATCGTATTCCTACACAGGAATTAAACTCTGTAGAAGCTTTCATCATTAAAGGTTTTATACCTAAATGGATGGGAGATACAATAGTTCTTCCTGAAGCAATTACTACTAAATCTGGTGGTGACTTTGATGTGGATAAACTAAATACTTATCTTAAGAATATATATCTTGATGAATCAGGTAATATAAAGCCTATTCCTTATTTTGGTTTTGGTAAAGAAGCTAGAGCTAAATTTGATGAAATAGATATTGAATTTAATGGTACAGATGAAGAATATATCGCTCAAATACTAGGAGATGATTTTGATATTTATTCTGTTAATAAAATAGCAGATAGAATGTATGGTGAATCATTGCAGAATGAATATTTTGATTCTCTTTCTGATTTAATACTTCTTCCTGAAAACTATGAACGACTTATACGTCCTAACTCTGCAGATATAGGTAAAGCTTTACGTGTAGAGCTTGAAACTATAGCTCCTAATGAGTTTAGTAGTGCTAAGGATAAATCAATCCTTAATAGGCAGTATATGTCCAATATGAGGCATCTATTCCTAATAGGTAAGGCATGGGTTGGTATATCAGCATCTTCTCAAACTAATAATGCTTTAAATCAATCTACACAGATTGTATTAAATCCTGAACAGTTAGATAAACTTGATGATAATGAAAGAAAATGGATAGGTAACGCAAATATAATGTTACCTCATAATACAACTGTATTTGAAGGAAAAACACTTCCCACACTATCTAAAGCAAAAGATAAAGCAGGTGAATTTATATCTGATAAAATATCTCGTTATATAGATGGACCAGTGGATATTGCAAAAGATCCTTGGGTAACACAATTATTTCAGAATACAGCTTCATTTAGTACAGGATTATTCCTTGAAAAACTTGGTGTACCAGATAGAGATGTAATATTCTTTTTAAATCAACCTATTATACGTGAGTATAATAAACTTCTTAATGATAGAAAAACAGCTTGGCTTTATAATGATAAAAATATAAAAGATATTTTATCTAAATTTGGTCTATTACCACAGTTCTTTAAAAATGGTATCTTACTTAATCCAATTACTATAAATAGTATAGATACTAAATCTCTTAAAGGAAATATAGAAAAATTCTATTCAGGTAAGAAATTTACACAAGAAGAGAATGAACAGCAAAAAACTATTCTTTATGAATATTTAAAATATAGTGTTCTTGCAACACATCTTTTTAACTTTCAAAGAGCAACTTCTTATGATACAAACCCTCAGTCTGAGCCTAATCAGCAGTTTAGAAAAACTAATTTATTAGTTGCTGTGCAAACTAATAATATTTGGACATCAATAAATAGTTTATTAGATAATACAAGCTTGGGAGCTGTTGTAGATAAGGTTCAAAAATCTTCTAAAGCAATTAGCCAGTCTTATAGTATTTATAATGATATTATACGTGGTAATATAGAAAAAGTTTTATCTCAATTACCTTCTTCAGGTATAAATTTTGAAAAAGCAGCAAGGCAAGTAGAAGAATCTTATCTTTCTTATATAGTGCAAACTAACTTAGGAACAAATACTAGGATTCAAGAACTTATGCTTGATACTGAAAAGAATCTTGCAAAACAAGTTTGGGAATTAAAGAAAGATCTTACTAAAAATCATAAAAATTCAGATCTTGCTAATAATAAAATATTACAAGAACTAATATCTTTAGTAGGTAACAAACGCAGTGAAGTTAAAAACATAACTATTGCTCAGAAGCCTCAAGATGTATTTACAGCAGATGTTTATACTAATGCTTTTAGAGAATTAAGAGATAACCCTATTACACAAGAATTATACTCTAACATAATAGATCTTTCTATTCTTCAATCAGGCTTAGGACAATCACCAATTGCTTTTAGTAAATTTATTCCTTATGAAGATTATTCTACTAAAATAGCAGATGTGTTAAAAAATATTACTGGAGCACCAAATCTTCAGGAATTTGTTCAAACAGGACAGTTCTTTAGAAATAATTGGAAAAATACTGATTTAGTTCCAAATATTAATGAAGATTTTGATGATACTTTATTAAGTAAATATAAATTTCCACGTACTCCACAATGGTTTAGTGCCCTAAAAGAATCTAAAGGAATAACAGATAATAAATATACTCTTTATAAAATATTTTCTAAAAAAGGTGTTGCAAATAATAGTTTTATAACTATGAATACTTATCCAACACCGATAGATGCAGAAAATGAAACTAATAAAAGAACTATATTGTTGCAAAGAGTGGAAGATGAAACAGGTACACCTATAGAAATACTCAATACCTATTCAAGTGGATTTGTTTCTGATAACGGATTTTATCTTTATGTACCTATTAATCCATTAGGTGATGGTATGAAACTTCAAGAGTATTATACTGATATCAGACCTTCAGTTACTAATAATGCGGGATATAAAATTGAAAATGAATTATCTATGCAAGAAATAGTAAGAGCTTATGCAAATAGATTAAATACAAATAAAGCCCAGAATATACAAGAAAATTTGGATATATCAGAAAATTTACCTAATATTGTAAATCCTGAAATATCTTCTTCTGAAGAGAAGAATTCTATTGATCAACAAATTGATAATATGATTAATGATGGCGAAATTGAGCCACAATGCTAATTTATGAAATGTAATTCTTTAAAATACAAAGGTGAAATTTATACTCGTGAAGAACTTTCTAAGGTACTTGCTACTGAACAAAGTTCTTCAGAAGGAGTATTTAATAAAATTATTGGTAAAACCGCTACAGATACACAACTTAGTGATAAAACAATAAAAAAAGTAAATACTTTTCTTGAAAAAGCAGGTATTGATGTTCATAAATTCTCTAAAGATGAATGGAAATATTATACTAATAATGATAAATCTGTAGGATTTGCAGATACTTTAAAAGGTATTATTGCAATGATTGATGGAGATGAACGCTTTACTATAGGTGAAGAAGCAGCACACATGATTGTTGAAATTATAGAGCAGACTAATCCTAAGCTTTATAATGAGATGTTTAATAAAATAGGTCAATATAAGATATTTGATCTAGTTATGCAAGATCCACTATATGTTAATAATCCTTCTTATCAAACAGATGGTAAAAAAGATATTAAAAAGCTCAAGAAAGAAGCAATGGGTAAACTCATTGCAGAAATGCTTGCTAAAAAAGAAGGTAATACTAATGAAGTAGATTCATTCACATATCCTTCAGAGGATATTGAAAAAATGAATATTGCCCAACAATGGTTATCTAAATTATTGGATTGGCTTAAAAATATATTTAAAAAACCAGGATTTAATCCATTTGAAGAAACAACGGATTATTTATTAGGTAATAAGCTATTTACAGGTACAATTGCAGATGTTCAATTTGCAAATGGTTCATATTTTAATAACCAAAATCAAAATGCAGTAAATGCAACTTTAAAATTAGTAAAAGCTCTTAGAGAATCTAAAGCAAATACATTCTTCAATAATATCTATAAAAAAGGTAATGAAGAGGTATTCTTTAACAAATTATCACAAGATTTAGGCGTACCTAAACAACAAGTAGATATTTTAAAACAATGGCTACAAACTAATAAAGTAAATACTCTTGAAGAAGCTGAATTAGGTATAATGGCAGAAATGTCTTATACTGTAGAGGTAAATACTGCTAGAAGTGCGGGAATATCTGATAAAATAACAGGTGAAGAAGTCCAAATAGATGGAAAATGGTTTAGAAATGTAAGGGGGCAATGGATGAATTCTTCACAGGGTTATGAAAATGAAATTCCTGCAACAAAAGAGGAAATTAATAAAATAGAATCTCTTAATAAAGGAAATAATACTGATTATTATTCCAATCTCGCAGTTCCCGGAGGTACTAACTATACTGAAAATGAAATATCCACTCCGGGCATTACTCCTTCAATCAAAGGCCACGCTCAATTTGCTACTGATAATGGTATAGGTTGGTTTAGAAGTGATGATAAGTTGAATACAGATGGTAGTAATTATGTAACAAAAGATGAAGATAATCTTTCTTACGAAGAATTAAGTGATAACAAGATTGAAGTATTCAAAGAAGCTATAGGTTCAAACTTTGGTAAAGCAATAAGTTTGGGTATATATAATTCTTGGGAAGAATTTCAGAATACACAAATAAATAAGGTTAATTCATTTGGTAATACTAAAACACGTAGAATACTTGAACTACAATCAGATCTCTTTCAGAAGGGTAGAGATAAGGGTGATTTAATTGCAATGAATATGCAGAAATCTACTATAGACGATATGCTGGCAAGAAACAAAATTACTCAGAATGAGTATGATGATTACCTAGGTACTATCCAAAGAAATGAGAATAAAAATAACTTTCTGCAACTTCTTAATAAAGAAGGTAACTGGATCAACTTCTTCATCAAGACAATAGTACAGGATAGTGCTAAGAAAGGATATGAGAAAGTATTATTCCCTACTGGAGATACAGCTAGTAAGGTAGAGGGTCACGAGACTATAGAGGACTTTAAGAAACAGAAAGAGGATAGGATAAAAGAACTTGAAAGAGATAAATGGGAAGTTTATTTTAAAGATATTGAATCTGAAGAAGCTTGGACAGAAACGTATAGCACAAAGGAACAAGCAGAATCTGCAAAAAATGCAGCAGATGCAAGCATCCAAATTATAGTTGGTAAAAAGGATAATAGTAATGAAATTAGCCAACTTAAAGAAGAACTTAAAAGAGTTGAATCTGAGGGTTTTGCAGCACTCAAACCCATATATGACTTCTACGAGAATAGAGTAAAGAATACTCTTAATAAGATATACGGTAAGGATAATATAGTTCGTATAAAGGATGAATACGGTAATGAATGGAATCAAGTAAATATAGATCAAAAGCGAGATCTTGGTGAAATTTATTATCGTTTAGTAAATCCTGAAGATAATTTACAAGAACAATCTAAAATAATTAATTCGATTCAAGATATTAATTCTAAAGTAATTAAAGAAAATAATATTTATAAAATTAATGATAATGTAATTAAATATTCTTTTGCTTCTGAAAATAATAAGGATGAATTTATATCTGAATATTCAGAAAAAGGTAAAAACGATATTAATAATATACTAAATCTTTATATAGATAAGGATGGTTCTTTGCGAGATCAATTTTTAGAAAAAACTAATGATTCTCAATTAGCAGCTTCTCAAAAGTTTTATGATACTTTAGATAAAAATATTAAGGAAAGGCTTTTAACTTATCCTAAAGGAACTAAATTCCTTTATAATACTATTCTTTATAATGAAGCTAAATCAAGAGTAACTACTGCAGATTTCTTAGCTGTTAAACCTTCAGGAGAAGTAGATATATTTACTTGGGAATTCATAAATGAGCCTAAAAAAGACATATCTAAAACTCAGCGTGAATCTATGCAAAAATACATAGGTCAAACTAAAAATATTTTACGTGAGGCTTATGGAGTTAAAGAATTTGGAGATACTAGAGCAATACCTATTGTATTAAACTTTAAGAAAATCAGTAATAAGAAAATACTTAATAAACTTAAAATAGGAAATGCTACTGTAACAGATGATGAATTAGAATATCTACAACCTATTCCTGTTAGAGATGAAAAAACAGGTAATGAACAAATAGATAAATATATTCAAAAGCTTAATTCATTATATAAAACTATTAATGAAGCTCCAGTAATAGAAGGTCGTAGAGATATTAAGTATTCAGAATTAAATGCAATATTTACTACAATTCGTCATTTACAATTGACAAATAATTTTAGACCTCTTTTTACTCAGGTTGAGAATCAAATAGAAAATACAAATGAGTTATTGCAAAAGCATAAATTAGATTTTGAAGGTAAATCTTTTGAAGATTTTACTAATTTAGAATTAAATGAAGAAGCTATAAAATTAAATAATTTAGCAGAAGCTTTAGAAATATACAAAGATATTGATCTTTATTTTGAAGATTTTTTTAAAGAAAATTTAGACAAACATAAAGATGATCTTAAAGATATCAAACAATTGGCTGCCGAAGCAAGAAGTGCCAGTAAAAATGTTAAATTAATATTTAATAAATTTACTTCTAAATATATATCTGAAAAAAGAAATATTAGAGATTTATTAGAAGCAGAAAAATCTGTAAATACTGTAGATAGAAATTTTAGAACATTATCTTCAGCACCTACTAAAGCAGTACAAACATATTGGTTAATCGCAGAAGAATTCCGAAATAAAACAGAATTACAAACACAAGATTATGTTGAACGTTTAATTCAAATAGAAAAAGATTTAAAAGAATCTTATAAATCTAAAAGATTAAAAATTTCTGATTATAAAAAACTTATTGAAAAACAAGTAAGTGGTAAAGGTGTCAATCAACTTATAGATAAATATAGTTCTGAATTTTATAAAGAATTAAAAAATAAAATTGAAGCTAAAGATTATAAGTGGATTAAGGCAAATATTGATGTTGTAAAATTTGAAAAATGGATTAACGATTATAAAGCAAATAAAATTAAACAAATTGATGAATCTACATATTTAGGAGATAAGGAAGAACAAGCTAACGCTAAAACAAAAGCGAAACTTGATTTAGAATATATCACAAATCTTAATTCAAATGTTCCTTATACTAACTTAATAGGTCTTCGTCAATTTCCTACGGATAAATGGTTAAGTAAAGAATATCAAGAACTTCAAAAAAATGAATCAGTTCTTGCTTTATATAATTATGCATTAGAAATAAATACTAAAGCAAAAGAATCAGAATATTTAACAGCACAAAAGTATAAAAACTTTTTACCTTTTATTAGAAAAATTATTGCTGAAAAATTTGTGTTTGGTGGAAGTTTTAATCCTATAGAAAGTTTAATTTCGAGTTTATCAATAGATGATGAATCTGTTGGATATGGTAATTTTAATCCATTAACAGGTGAAATAGAAGATACTATTCCTAAATATTTTACTTCAGATATATCTCAAGCAAAAATAGATAAAGATGGTAATTCTTATCAAGATTATTCTAATGTATCAGACGATATATTTAAAAATCTTGCAATTTATACTAAACAAGTAGTAGAATATGAAAATAAGAAAAATGTAGAAGGACTTGCAAATGCACTTTATTTTGTAGAAAAAAATAAACAATCTTTACAAATAAATCAATATGGTAATCTTATTAAAGATGCTTTGCAATTTCCAAATGAATCTAATGAAGTAAATTCTAAATTCTTAAAGAATTATATAAAAAATAATCTTTATGGTCAAAAATATATTACTTCAGAATCATCAGATGTATTATTAGGAAAAGTTGGAGAGGGTATTGCCAATAAATGGAATAGTATTGCTGAAACTATGAATAATAGATTTGGTACAACTTTACCCAAAGTATCAGATGAAATTAAAACTCGAAATTTATCTTTAGTAAAAGTAATCGATGCAGGTAATAGAATGTTTACTATGAAAACACTTGGTTTAAATGTAGCTTCTTCTATTGCACAGTTTATGGGTGGTAATTTTCAAGCATTTGTCACAGAAGGTAAATATTATAATAAATCAGAGTTTTTTGCTGCAGAATGGAAATTTGCAACTCATAAATTTATAGGAGATAAGGAAAATGTACATCTTGCAATGATGAAAACATTTTTACCTCTTGGAGATGAATCATTACAAAGGATGATGAATAATATGTCACTTTCTAATCTTACTAAACATTCGGCTTCAGATCTGATAATGTCTATAATGCGTAATGCAGATAGTGTTGTTCAATATGCTAACTTCTTAGCTATGATGGATAATGCAATAGTTATAGATAAAAAACTAGTAAATGCAAGAGCGTACTATGCTTCTACTAAAGAATATCAAAATAGATATAATCTATCTGAAGCAGATAGCAGAAAATTAGAAAAAGATTTTGATAATAAAGTAAAAGAACTTAAAGAACAATTTGGAGTAGCTAAAAAAGCGAATGTAGTAGATGGTAAATTTAAAATAGGTGACGCAACAGAAGAATCAATTCATAAATATCGTTCATTAGTTCAACAAATAGGTAAACGTGCAGCGGGCAATATATCACCTAACGATGAAAGTCAAATACGTTTTACTATTCTAGGTAGATCTTTTATGATGTTTAAAAACTGGGTTCCTAATCTTATTTATCAAAGAGCACAACCATTAAGTTATATAGCAGGAACTGATTCTTATGAATGGGGTAAAATGCGTATGGCAATTCGATATTTTTCTTGGAATTTATTACCCAATATAAAGAAAATATATGATACTGTTTATGCTACTAAAGATGGTATTAATGGATTGCAAAAACTATATGAACAAAAGAAAAAAGATTATTTTGAAAAAAATAATAAACAGTTAGAAATGACTGAAGCTGAATTTTATGATTTAGTTCGTCAAAATCTTAGATCACAAGTAAAGGATACATTACTTGTTCTAGGTCTTATTTCGATGTTTTTAGCTGCGAAATATTTTGCACCAGAAGATGATGAAGATAAAACAACTAAGGCAGCATATGGTTATTATTTACGTACAATGGATAATATAACTCAGGAAATGTCATTTTATTATAATCCGATGTCTCTTCAGCATATATTATCTGGAGGAATATTTCCGGGTCTGGGAGTACTTTCAGATATAACTAAAATATTTACAAATTTAGCAACAGAAATATTTGGATATACTATTGGTGATCAGGATTTAGTTGACTCTACACATCCAGTAAAATATATAATGAAAACTTTTCCTGTAACTAAAGAAATGCTTAATTATATTGCAATATTTGAACCTGAAGCAGCACAAGAAATGGGAATAGTTATTAATTCAAAAGCAGGTAGATAATGACAACATATCCTAGTTTATTTACACCAACTCCAAAACCTAATTTAGTTTTTGCCACACCAGATGGTTATTCTGGGCCATTAGAAGCACGTAAACTCGTACTTGCAGATCTGCCTGTAGGTACGGGTACTGTACTGTCGATAACCGCAGGAACAGGTCTTTCTGCTACTCCTAATCCTATTACTGGTGTAGGTACAATTATAAATACCGCACCTGATCAAATAGTATCTATAACTAATGGAACAGGAATATCTGTAACAGGAACTTATCCTAATTTTACAATAACAAACACAGGGCCAACATTGGCTTCAATTAGTGCAGTATCTCCAATATTTTTTAATAGTGGTTCAGGAATAATAAGTTCTCAAGCTGCAAATGCTGTTCAAAATGGTTATTTAACTTCGACAGATTGGAATACATTTAATACTAAACAAAATGCATTATCAGGCACAGGCTTTGTAAAAATTACAGGTAGTACAATAAGTTACGATAATAGTACTTATTATTTAGCAAGTAACCCAAATGGTTATACTTCTAATACAGGTACTGTAACTTCTGTTACATCTGCAGATGTAACAACGGCTACTATTGCGACAAGTACTACAACACCTATAATAACTATTGTATCTGCTCCAAAATTACAAACAGCAAGAACAATAAATGGTACTAGTTTTGATGGTACAAATAATATTACCATTACCGCTGCTGCAAATACATTAACTGGAACTACGTTAAATAGTTCTATAATTACATCCTCATTAACTACTATTGGAACATTAATTGCAGGATCAGTACCCTACAGTTTAGTTACAGGTGGGCCTACATCATTACCACCTTCAGGAACTGCAGGTGGAGATTTAACAGGAACATATCCAAATCCTACTATAAAAGCATCTGTAAGTTTAACGGGTAGTCCTACTTTAGCATCACCTCCTTCACAGGGAGATAATAGTTCTAAAATAGCATCTACAAATTATGTAGATAGGCATCAACCATTAGTTGTTAGTACTACTTCTACAGCTACTTTAACAATAAATGCAGATATAACAGATATTTATATTTTAACAGCACAGGCTGCAGGTTTAACAATTGCAGCACCTACAGGTACACTATATCAAGGACAAAAATTAATTATTAGAATAAAAGATAATGGTACAGCAAGAGCTTTAACGTGGAATTCTATATTTCGAGCTTCTACTGATTTAGCGTTACCTACTACTACTATTTTAAGTAAAACTTTATATCTGGGATTTATATATAATTTAACAGATACTAAATGGGATTTATTAGCATTATTAAACAATATTTAAACTAAAATAAATGAGTTCAGAATCAATCTATATTGTGCCAAGTATATCTTTAGCACAAAAAGGAGTTGCAAATGGTGTTGCAACATTAGATAACAATACAAAAGTACCTATTGCACAAATACCTATATCAGTATTAACATATAAAGGTACTTGGGATGCGTCTGTTGCTGCAGGAGGTTCTCCACATCTTCAAAATGGTACTGGTACTAATGGAGATATGTATATTGTATCTACAGGAGGTATACAAAATTTAGGTGCAGGTAATGTTAATTATTCTGCAGGTAATCTTGTGATTTATGATGGAACGACATATCAAATGTCAGGTTCAACAGTACCTACACAAGTAAATGCTGACTGGAATTCTATATCTGGATTATCTCAAATATTAAATAAACCAGATCTTTCAGGTTATATTACTACAACTTCTACCAATACTTTAACAAATAAAAGAATTACAAAAAGAATTGGAACTGAAACTACAAATACTTCTACAAGTATAAATAGTAATTTATTTGATCAATGGAATATTACTGCACTTGCAACTAATGATTCAATTTCAATAACAGGTACACCTACTGACGGACAAGATTTAGTAATAAAAATTACAAGTGATTCAGGATCACATGCACTATCTTTTTCTGGAATTAGTGTTTCATCTAATTTAGCATTACCTACAAGTACTATTGCAAACAAGACAATGTGGTTAGGTCTTAGATATAGTGGTACAAATTGGTATTTACTCGCATTTTTAAATAATTTTTAATTATGGCAATTACAGTTATAAATAAAGTTCTTTCTGCTACTACCGGCCCCGGATTATCAACAACAACTACAGCAATGAGTACAATAGGGGCTAATTGCATTATACGTATTATTTGTGATAATCAGGCATCTGGTGTATTACCTCCTACAGGTGGCCCTAGCACCTCTTCTCCTCCTTATGATAGTTCTTTGAATATATGGACTTTAGTAAGACCTGCCGATAACGACGGCACAGTAACACGAGTAGGTATTTATTATTGTTTAAATCCTACTACTAGTGCTACACACACATTTACAATGCTTAAGACAAGTGATGTAATGACACAAGTGGTAATTGCACTTTCAGGAGTAGATACGGTTGGATTTGTAGATCAATTATCTGTTGCTACTACCACTGGAGCAACTACTGTTGGTTCTTTAGCCGCAGGAAGTATTACTCCTACAACAAACAATCAAATTGTAATTGCAATGGTATGTCAAAATTATCAAACTACTGCAGTTGCTCCTACTATATCTGGTGGTTATAATACAACAAGTCCGAGTACTACTACAAATGCTGTTGCGAATGTTCGATTAGGTGGTGGTGTAGGATACATTATTCAAACTACAGCTACTGCAACAAATCCTTTATGGACGTTTGGAGGTAATACTAAAGCAACTACTGTAATAATGAGTATTAAGGCCGCAGCAACTGCAAATACTAATAATAGTAATTTTTTCTTATTTATGTAATTTATGAAAAGACAATATATAATAATAAATCGAGATTTCGCTTTAAAAATGGCAAATAAAACATCATCGATAAATGATTTTGTTGTATTTACATCAGGAGCATATTATAATGAAAATAATATTAGAATTAGAGTTTCTGTAGCATGGCTTTACGATTATTTTAAAGACGAATTCGATGTTGATTTTCCATCAATAGAAATAATTGAATTGACAGATGAAGTTTTTAACTAATGCTCTATTATAAACAAATATAATTAGATACATTAATAAATATTTCTTTATTTGTTGGTAATTTGCTGTTTTTTATTTATATTTGTGCAAATATTTTAATATGTCATATTCTACTCCAAATATACTTACTCCTGAATCCCAATGGCTTGCTAAACAATTACGTTTTCAACGTATGCTTATCAATGCTGTAGATACAAATAGTGGTGGAGGTGGAACTGTAGCAAATACTCCAGAACAACATGATCTTGTTTCTACTGAAACTTTAACATTAAATGCTAATACCTATAAAAGTATTAGTTTTTCTGTAATTAAAGGATCTGTAGATGTATCAATGGATGGCGGAGATACGAGTATTAATTATCCTTTAGGATCTAATATAAATATGAATGCTTCAGATACTTTAGATATGGATTTTGTATTTACTGTTCCCGGCACTATAAGCGATGGGTTAAATAGAGTTATTATACAATCTATATCTGCATAATAAAATAAATTATGAAGGTTACTATTTTTAATGTATGTGTTATATTATGTTTAATATTTACTTACATAATCACTTCGTCTAAAGCAAAATCCCATTCAATTAATATATTATCTTATAAAGTAAACAACATTGATAGTTTACAAAAAGATAGTTTATATAATTATTTATGGAAATCACAAATAATAGTTATTAAATAATAAATAATGAAAAATATAATAATGAGTTCTATTGAACTTATAGATTTTGATAATGATCTTATTGATGTTTTTTTAGGACTTTCAACAAATGGAGTTAAAGCAACAGATCTTTGTCTAATGTTTCCTTCAATATGTTTTATAGAAAAAGATACTTTTGGTGTTGAAAAATTCTGTATGATACGAATTAATGGAGAACAATGTATTATATCTGCAAATAATTCTGGTACAGGAATATATCGCCCTAAAATAAATGATTTTGAAACATATCATTTGTTTGGAGGTCATCGAATCCATCGTCCAAAAAGTTAAGTAAATGAAAAAAATATATATTGCATTAGTTTTTATTCTTTTGGCTTTACCTATTGATTTTTGTACAAATATAAGGGGAGAATCAGAATGGTGGACAGTAGCTAGAAATTGGCCTTGGAGTCCAACAATGAATATTAACGATTTAATATATTTTTTAGCTTGGGATTTATCCTGGATATGTATTGGATTAGGTCTTACGTATATATCTATATATTTAATAGAAACACACAAAAATAGTAGTCCAATATTCATACTACATATTACAAGTAAAACAATACTTGCTCTTGCATGTGGTAAACTTATTGATGAATTTATACATCCTAATGGTTGGCATATTGGTTCAGTTACTGTATGTGTCTTTGTATTAGGTTGGATAATTAAAAATATATATAAATTTAAACAAAAATTAAAAATAAATTAAAATGGCGACAGCAGCAAACGTAAATTTTCCTCTTATAGATGAATATATAAAGAGGACAGAAATGACAGGTGGAGCAACACTTGCACTAACTCCTGCATCAGTAGTAGCAACAGGTACAATGACAACAAGTTCTCCGACAGCAAATTTTGGTTTTGCTACAGGAGCAGGTGGTGCAGTAACTCAGCTTACCAGTAAATCAACAGGTGTAACACTTAATACTAATAGTGGTACTATAACAATGAATAATGCATCTCTTGCAGGTGCAGCTTCAGTATCGTTTACATTAACTAACTCTACAATTGCAGCTACAGATGTTGTAGCTCTTGCAGTTAAATCTGGTGCTACAACAGGTCTTTATACTGCAGCTATAACTGCTACAGCAGCAGGTTCATGTCAGATTACAGTAACAAATATAGGTTCTACTGCAGGTGAAGCAGTAGCTATAAATTTTGCAGTAATTGCCGCAGTAGCAGCATAATTATTTTAAGGAGAAGTTTGAATATTTAACTCTAAATAAATATTCTTTTTTTAACTTAATAAATTTATAAATTATGAGCAATAGTCGCCTAAATTACAGAGATAGGTTGTTCATTCGCAAAGATGCGAATGGGATTGCAATTAGTCAGAGTGCCCTATGGAGGCGTAAAAAGCCTAGTGAAATAGGTCGTTGGGTAGATATTACACAGTGTGTAACAAATTGTTGTTCTACAGAACCAAATGGCTCCTTTATAGTATTTAGAAATACTACAGCTTCAGCTAATATTACTGAAATATCTTTTCCTGGATTTACATGGACAGGATCATTAACTAATGGTCAATATCTTGTTGTTCCATTGCCTTATCAAACTTCTGAAGAAGTTTCTATTACAGTAAATACTCCAACAGGTAGAACATTGACAACTTCAGTTATTCAGGGAGATGGTACAATAAGTTCTATAGGTGCTATAACATTAGCAACTAATACGGCAGATATTGATAGTACTCCTGCATCACAATATTTAATAATTCTTTCATAATATGGACTATACACTACAAAACTGGATTTTGACATGTGTAGTTATTATTATGGCGGGTATTCTTGCATATATTATTAAAACCATTACTTCTGAAGTTTTAAAGAAATTAGATGTAATGGTTGATGAATTAAAAACTATAGGTCGAAATCTTACTTCGCAAGAAGAAAGAATTAAACACCTTAACGACAGTGTTTCTGATATGACTATTAGAATGAATAATCATGAAGAAAGACTCTTTAGGGTAGAATATAAAAATCAATAAAATGTTTATAAACTGGTTTAAGTCAAATCTAATATCTTTAGGTATAATTTGTGCATTGATTATTTATATAGTATTCAATAATACTCATAATAAATATGCACTAGAATCTAAAAAGATAAATGATACTCTTAAACCAGTTTTTCATTATATCGATTCTAAGGGTGATTCTCATGCACAAATTCCTGTACAGATAGTTACATCTAATAAAGAATTTAAAGAGGCTACAAAAGGCTTAAAAAAACAAATAAAAGGTAATAATGCAATACAATCTGTAACAACATTTACAGAAAGTATTGATACATCATTTAAAAATCTAAAAGTAGATAGTACAAATACCGTTATTACTTTTAAAAAAGAAGATAATTATATTAAAGCCGAGGCTAGTTATAATAAATTAACTCACTTAGGAGATATATCTATTAAAACTATTGATACTTTAACATATGTAGTTGAAGTAGAGAAACATTTTTTTAGAAAAAATGAACTTAAAATTGATATTAAGAATAAATCGCCTTATAATAGTATAAAAGAAGGATCTTCTATTACATTAAAAGAACAAAGAACTATTTTAGATTTTGCATTGATTGCAGGATATAATCCTTTTACAAAACAAATTGTTTATGGTATTGGTGTTGCAGTACCTATTTTTTCAATAAAAACCAGAAAATAATGGCAGATATGTCACCTTTCAAAAGGAAAACTACACCCGGAGATTTCTTCGGGTATTTATTTTTTATAAGAGATACCGTTCATTTAACACATCTTGCACAACCAACAAAAACATTAGCTGTACATGAAGCTTTAGATGATCTATATAAAGGTATTCTAGAGCCTATAGATTCTGTTATTGAAAAATATCAAGGTATTTATGGAATAGTACAAATAACAATACCTGAATCTAAAGCCGCCATTGATCCTCTAATAATGATTGAAGAAAAATATAAATGGATTCAAGAATATAGAACTATATTTCAAGAATCTTGGCTTCAAAATATAATAGACCAGATTTCAGATACTTTAGCGACAGCATTATATAAACTTAAATTTGTAAAATAATGATTGTATATTTATCAGGTACACAGGGTATTATTTCTGATAATTCCGCACTTTATTTAATGTTTTTAAATGCCGTTATTGCACATGCAGATCCTGAAGCAATACTTAAAATAAGTAAAGAAGTTGACAAGCTTCGCATAGTTATAAATCCATCTGAAGCCTCTTTCAGAGAAGATATTCTTGAAAACGTATTAGCAATGCATAAAATATTTCATATTAAACCTGAATTTGCAAAATCTACAAAAATACAAAAGAATCTATTCTTCAATATATCGTTATAAAATAAATTCGTTTAATTAAAAAATTAGTTGTAGTTTTGTTGAAAATAATAACTAATGAAATTACCAAGTAAATATCAAATTGGAGATACAATATCTAATGAAGAATACGTTGATGCAGAAATAATTGCAATAAGATTTACAATAGGAAAAGTTTATTATGATATTTTAGATAAATTTGAAGGAAAAATATATTATAATATCGATAGTTCAATTATAAATTAATGATAAGTACAGAAATTCTAAAATTTTTAGAAGAAACAAAATCAAATAATGAAGGATTTTCTTTTGGTTTTATACAGGGTAAAGATAAATTACCCCATATTATGTGGTATGAATATCGTTTTCCTGATATAAAATTAGGCTCTGGAATACAACATACATTAAATAAAGAATTTTCTTTAGATATGATTAAAGAAGATATTGATCATTTAACAAGTACTGAACAAAAAGAAAGATTAATTAATAATAATAAAAATATATTATTAGGAGAATTTGATAAACCATTAAATTAAAACCACAAATTAATATGACAGAACAGCAAGAACAAGAAATAAAGAAACTAATTTATAATCCCTCTGCGGTATACCAGTGGAAAGTTTCTGATGAATTTCAGTTTACAGGTATAGAGCTTCAGGCACTTAATGATTATCTTACTAACTTTGTAACATCAAATTTAGATGTACCTTCAATACTTAAGGTAGCTGCAGCAAAACGAATAGTACAGGATATTATAGCTCGTAATGTTGAAACAGGTAAAATAGTAGAAGCAGATCCTGAAAATATACCACAACCACAAATATAATTTAAAGTTTATTATAATTAATAAAGCCCAAGAGAATTAACTCTTGGGCTTTTCTTATTTAAAACAAAACAAAACTAATTTATGCAAATATTAATGGAACTTCTTGAGCAAGTATTTTTTTAATTTCATTTGCGATTATTTGTATTTCTTTTTGAGAAGTTGCATCTGTACGCAAATTCAAGAAATTAATCCAAGAACGAATATTACCTGTTAATATCATTGTTGTTGAAGTACACTCAGGAAGTATAAATCTCGCGCATTCTCTAGCTACTCCTACTTCTAAGAGCATTTGATAGGCTTCTTTAATAAGAAGCAATATATCCTTTATATGTTCACTAGACTTCTTCCTATCCACTTCTATAGAAGTGTATCCATCTTGATATGGTTCTAACTGTGTCCAGATTAGATCTGGATCAATTTCTTCTTCAGAAGATTGTCTATTATTTTCAGCTTGTTTACGCAATTCAATTGGTTCAAATTCAAGTATTTCTTCATAACGTTGAGAAAGCTCTTGATGATCCATACTCCAGTGCCTTAGAATTTCTCTTCCTATTGCACGACTTGTTCTAATTTTAAAACCAAAATAAGTATGTTGAAAAGGACTCCAATGTTGATGTTTAATAAGATATTTGATTAGTTTGTCAGGATTATCTTTTACTTTACCTATACGAGCTACATATGCTGTAAAATCAGCAGTTGTAACATCTGGAACTAAACTTTGTGTTTTTGATATAAATTCTACGTTCATATTATATATGAAAATAGAGCAGATTTAATAGTCTGCTCTATTTAATTTTAAAATTTAAATTATGCTAATGTAGTTACTGCTTTTGCTGTTTCTGTAGGAGATACCGTTTGCATATATCCACTAGTTACATATACATCTGGTATAGCTGTTATCTGTTTAAAACGTGCAGAATCTTCTTCATTAAGCCATACTTCAGAACAAACTACTTCTTCAATAGTCTTTGTTAGAATTTTACCATTCTTACCTGCAGGAATTGTAATATCCCTTCGCATTTCATGAAAATCATCAAGCAATACTACGGACTTATTTTCAGCATATTCTACGGAACGAATTACATAGTCCAAATTAAATGAACCCATCTTTTTCTTACCTTCTTCTTCGCTTACTGTGTACCAAAATTGATTACGCATTTGTGTTTTCCTCTTCTATTTTTGTATTATGAATTGTTAATACTGCTTCTTTTTTTTGTATGTAAACAACAACCCGAAGCAGTTTTAGGTTGATGATCTTCTCGTCCTCCTTTAGTATAGATATGAATTAGTAAACATGTAAATAAAAATGCTACTAATAATATCCAAGGAAATATTGCCATTATCATTTTTTTATTAATTTATGTATTATTCGATCATCATTCTCTGGAAAATATTTAGAATAACTTACTATCCCTAAGGCATTCCATGCTGCATGAGCCATATGATGACAACCTGTTTCTTGATCAATATCTTCTCCAAGTTCAAAGGCAGCAATATGTCGTTTAAGAGAAGCTAACATTTTAGAATATTCCATTCCACCATTTAACCAGTTATAAGGAGCATATTTCTTTGAACCTTTATCAAAAACTCTTACTAATTCTTGTATTGCATAAGGTTCAAGTAAAGAATAATCTAATTTATTCTCATTATATCTTAAAGCCTTTTGAGGTTTTTCAACATTATTATCATCAATCATTTAATCTACAATGTTTAATGGTCTAAAATATTTAATTGTTTCTTCTTTAGATAATATTCTATCTTCAGTTATTGTAGGAAGTTCTATAACAGGCATTCCAAGAGTTTCTGCAAATCTTATTTCTTTAGCTACACCGATAGTAATTTTATTAATAATACTTCTAAAAGCTAATATATCACAAGAATTAACAAGTTCTAAAAATAGATTAAAATCTTTATTCCTCTTATGATATGCTTCTTCATTATTAGGATGATTAGGATTTAATACTTCAAAACCCATCATTTCTAATGTTTTAATATCGTCATATTCTATTTGAGATCCATAAAACACCATTGGATGAGCGTAGTAAACTTTTAATTTTTTCATATTTATTATTTTACAGCAAAATCTGTCATATTTTCAACCATTTTAAAGCATTCTTCTATTGCGATATCCTGAGCTTCTATTCGTGATTGACTAACATGTAGAGGTATTGAACATACTTCAGGTATCCAAAAAATACCATCCGCATCACAAGTAATACCTATAAATAAGCCTTTATTATCAAAATAATCTGTATATACTTCAAATCCTAAATATGCAATTGCTTCTATAGGAAATCCAGTAATTTGTCGAAATTCTTCTACCGCATTAGGATATAATTCTACTAATTTTTTAGTTTCTATCATTTATTTATTTTAATAAGTTCGTTATTATCAACAGCTTTCTTTATCCAACGCATAAAGGTTATTGCTTTATCTGAAGCTAAAAGAGTTGCGTTTCCAATATCGTCTGCAGGAACTGTAAATTGATAAGTTATTTTTTTATCATTAACTTCATCAGTATCTTGTATATGTATAAATCCAAAATCTAAATTATAGTAAAAAAATCCTGCACGATAACTATCAAAATACACTTTATTATCTTTAATTAAATCTTTTAAAGTTATCATTTCAAATTAAGTTTATCTTTTATCAATTGTTCTATTTCATTCTTAAGTTCGGGATTATCTTGTAATGTAGTACGAAGTGTATCTTTACCATGTGCAATATTGTTGCTTTGATAGCTAAACCAACCACCTGCTTTTTTAATTATTTCTAATTCTAAAGCAAACGTAATTATTTCTCCAAGATTATCTATTCCTGTACCATAAAGTATATCAAATTCACAAGTCTTAAACGGTGGTGCAACTTTATTTTTTATAACTTTTACTTTGGTAAGATTACCCATTATAACATCATCTTGAACAACACTATTTGCAACTGTAGTACTTCTACGCACATCTAATCTTACTGAAGCATAAAACTTAAGACTATTTCCACCTGTAGTTACTTCTGGTGAGCCATACATTACTCCAATTTTTTCACGTAACTGATTAATAAATATAACAAGTGTATTTGTTTTATTAATCATACCTGTCATTTTACGTAATGCCTGTGACATTAAACGCGCATGTAAACCCATCTTGCTTTCACCCATTTCACCATCCAATTCTGCCTTAGGAACAAGTGCTGCTACAGAATCTATTACAATTATATCATAAGCTCCAGAAGAGATTAATCTATCAGCTATTTCTAGTCCTTCATCACCACAACTAGGTTGATTTATTGTTAAATCTTCAAGATTTACTCCTAATTCTTGTGCATAATTAGCATCAAATGCATGTTCAGCATCTATTATAGCGGCAAGACCTCCTGCTTTTTGTGCTTTAGCAATAGCGTGTATAGCTAAAGTAGTCTTTCCTGAGCTTTCTGGGCCATAAATTTCAATAATTCTACCTTTAGGTAATCCACCTACACCAAGAGCTAAATCAAGCCCAATTGAACCTGTAGAAATAACTTCTATTTCATTATCCGGTCTATCAGACATATTCATTACCGTTCCTTTACCAAAATCTTTATTAATTTTATTCCTTGTCTCTAAAGCTATTTTCTTCTTTTCGTTTATATCCATTCTATTTATTTAATTATTCTATTGCAAAAATAAGTTAATAAAATGAGTCTAACAAATTAATGTTAGACTCATATATTCAACTACTCAAACAAAACAAAACATTTTTATTGTATTTTAGCACCAACTTGTAAAATAGCAGGATTATTAGGATCTAATTCTTTTAAATCATTATATAATGAATCAAACATTCCATCAGGAATCATTTCATCTGATTCAGGATCATTATAATATAAATTTTTATAATGAAAGACTAATCTTTGTAATCTTTCTATTCTGTCTTTATTATCTTCCATCTATTTAATATTATTTACCTGTAGATCCATAACCATTAGCTCCACGTTCTGTAGATTCTAATTCTTCTACTTCTTTAAATTCTATTTGTGGATAAGGCATTATGATAAGTTGGCCTATTCGATCACCTACATTATGAATAAATACTTTAAAGGGATTTGTGTCTTCATTATAAATATGTGCAGCATTATTTACTAATTTTATTTCATCGTATACTGCATCTATTTTATAACGAAAAGAAATTTCACCTATATATCCAGAATCAATTATTCCTGCATGATTACAGAGCGTCATATCTACTTTAGAATTACTACTGCGAGGAACAAGAAGTCCAAAATAACCATCAGGTATTTTAACTGCAAGACCTGTTTTATATTCTATATAATCTGCCTCACCTTCTTTTACAACTAATGAACGGCTAATAGCTGTTAGATCCATTCCCGCATCACCTACTTTACTATATGAAGGTAAAATGGCTTCAGGTACTAATTTCTTTATTTTAACTTCCATATATATATTTTAATTATTAGGAATTATTTCATTATGTAAACATTGTTCTACTGAATAATGAAAACTATCATCTTCATCAAGATCTATATCTTCATCTATTATAAGTTCTAAGTTTTCATTTTCAACACCAACATAATCTATTACTAGCTCAATATCATTTTCATCTTCAAAATATGCATTTTGATATTTATTATTTTTCATAAACTATAATTTTCTTTTAAATATGGATGTTTAAAATTTGGTAATATACTATTTAATTGCCTAGTATCTTCAAGATTATCATTTGGATCTTCATTTAAACATTCTTTCCAAGTATTGTCTATTAGATCTCTAGTTTCAACTATTCCTTTATCATTAACTCGCAAATTATAAAAATTATTCTTATTCATTTTCTTGAAATTTATCAAAACTAGTTAGTAAAGATTCTATATTTTTAGTACCAGAAGGGTTCATCGAATGAACGATCCAATCAGGTAATTTTAATTTATTTTGCATACAATATTCTACTAACCATTGAGCACAATGATAACCTGTTTTATTATCATCATCTTGAAAATCATCAGTATCATAATTAATATTCCCTTCTTGCATATTTCTATGATAATGTCCTGCAGCTAAATCATGATCAAAAGATATTAAATCTGGTAATCCATTTTTCTGTATATACCAAATAAAATCTATATAATTTCTCACAATAACCCAATCTTGCTCAAGATAAATAGGATTTAATTTACCAATTTTTTGATGCATGTATTTTACACAGTCTATCGGTGAGCGGTAGTCATCCAAGTAAAGCTTGGTTTTATATTTCATATTTTATCTTATTTCATCTAAAAATAGATCAAAAACATCTAAACAAAATTGTTTACTTTGTAATTGAGATCTAAATTCTCGACATTTTATTTCAAAATCAAAATCAGGATGTGTTAAATGAGCACCCATTATTGGTGTTCCTGCTTGTTGTCCTCCAATTGGTCTAACAGGGTATCCATGCCATTGAATACCCTGTTTTATCAGCTCTTTTTCTTCTTTACTCATATTAACTGTTTAGCAACGGCTGTAACCGCAATTATCAGCACATTTAGTACATCCTTCTTCTTTACGTAGTTTACCACCACAATCAGGACATTTTTCACCTGTTTCTTTAGCTTCTACATATTTAGATAAAACTCTTGAAATAGCTTTACTATAGCTTACAAGTGAACCATGTGTCTTGTTAAGTTGATTAACAAGATGCTCTACTGCTGTGCCGTGTCTTAACGATGTTGAAATAAGTCTTGCAATTGCAGCTTCTTCTTCGTTAACTCTTGCACTTATATTTTCTATACAAAGTTGCCCACCTTCATCTACAAGATTATAATTACCTTTCTTAACACGTACTACACAACCTTTTTTACAAGTCGTAGTTATATTAGGCATTACAAATACTTCATAAGGATGTTCTTCTAAAATAGATACTGCAATAGTATATTCTATTCCTTTAACTTTTACAGAATGTACATCACAATCAAGAGCTAAAGGACGTTTAATAGCATCTTTCTGAGAAAATGTTGCTTCTTTTTTTGCATCATTAGAAATAAGAACACCTGATCTACACTCATCGACATAAATTGTGATTCCTTTTAGCCCTAATTCCCAAGCTTTCCAATATATCGTTGCTACTTCTTCTTTAGTAGCTGTTTTAGGAAGATTTATAGTACTACTAATTGCGTTTGTTGTATATTTTTGAATAATTGCTTGTATTTGAACACGCTTTTCCCAATTTATATCATTAGCAGTAGAACCATACCAAGGAGAATTTTCAAATTCATGTTTTACACGTTCTTTAGTAAAATGTTCTTCAAAAGTTGGATATGGCCCATTAAAAGGTGGAAATTCTTCAGTATATCTAATTGTAAGCCAATCTTTAAACGCACCCATTAATACTGGAAATTCTTGCCATTTATCACCATTCTGATCTGTAAAATCTACTCGTACATCATTATCATTAGGATTAATTTTCTTCCTACGCATATAATATGGAGCAAATACTGGTTCCATACCAGATGTTAGATTAGGGCTTGAGATAGCTTTAGCAAGAATAGATAATGATCCTGTAGGAGCTACAGTAGACCATGATATATTTCTACGACCATATTCTATCATTTTATAAGTTTGTTCAGGAAACTCCTCTAAAAGATTTTGATAAAAATCATTTTGGGCATACCAACATCCAGTATGTTGATAACTACTTTTACTTCCAAATTCTTTATCTGGATTCCATCCTTCAAATGATCCACGTAAAATTGAAAGATCTATAGTACAATCTAATTCTGCACGTATTTTAGTCTTAAATACAGTATCAATTACTTCAAGTGAAGCATCACTATCATATTTAAGATTTAAAGCCGCTAACATGTCTCCTAAGGCCGTTATACCACATCCTGTTCTACGTCCTGTCTTAGCTACATGCAAAACATTATTCCATAATTCTATTTCAGTCCGCTTTACTTCTTCAGGCTCTGGATCGTTTTGTATTTTTACTATAATACGTTTGACATATTCTATTTCAAGATCTACTATATCATCTGCAAAACGTTGCTGCATATATGATATTTCATAAAGCTTATTTAAATTAAGTTTAGCTTCCTTAGTAAACGGATTATCTACTACTGAAAATAAATTAAGTGCAATAAGTCTACAACTATCATAATCGGGTAACCACTGTTCACCGCATGGATTTGATTTATTAATAATATGATAAACTCCATCAGGAGAATAATTATTGACTTGATCTATAAATGCTAATCCAGGCTCTGCATTTTCCCAAGCCATTTCTATAATAAGATCAAAAAGCTCTTTAGCTTTAATCTTCATTATCCAAGTTCCTGAATTATTATTGATTTCTATAAGTTTATTATAGGACATAGATTCAGGAATCCATTCAGTTTTTAATTGTAAATCTATTGGAAATTTACATAAAAAATCGGTATCATTTTTTGCAGCATTCATAAATGCATCTGTAAGCATTACACTAATATTTGCGCCTGTTACTTTGGTTCTGTCTTTCTTAGCCGTAACAAATTTAAATATATCTGGATGCCTTACATCTAGAAGTAGCATTAATGCACCTCTACGCCCATCCTGTGCGACTTCACGAGTAGTATTACTGTATCGTTCCATAAACGAAGCAGCGCCAGTTGAAGTTCCTGCAGCATTATTAACTATAGTTTTAGAAGGACGCAAAGTATTAAGATTAGTGCCTACACCACCTCTACGTTTCATTAATTGAGCCATTTGTTCATCTGTCTTACATATACCACCATATGAATCATAAGGACTTGGTACAACAAAACAGTTTGAAAGTGAACCTGTTTTATAGGTATTTCCAAGAATTTGCATTATACTTCCTTGAGGAATAATATATTTAAAATCCTTAAAATAACTGAAAACTTCTTCTTCAATTTGAGCTAAAGAAGATTGAGACAATTGCCATTGTTTATTTTTACCAAATTCTGATAATGCATTAGTTCTACCAGAATCTTTTGCAATATTTTCAAATTCTACTCGTGCAAATTCTTTTGCAAGTCTTCGATGCATATCATCAGGAGTTTCTTCTTGAGGAATACCTTCATTATTTTTTAATTGATATTTACTTTTCCATACACTTACCGCTAAATCATCATTATTGAAATACTCTATTAATTTTTGTTCGTTCATATATTTTTATTAGTTTCTGCAAATTTAATTTATTTTTACTGATTTAAAAAATTTATTTGTTTAATTAATTTAATTAGATTATCTTTGCAGTATAAATAATTTAATCAAATGAACAATAACGATAATAATAATTTACGTCAATTTCGTCAGAAACCTATTTGGAATCTTGAGGAAAAATTTGAAATAAACGGAGAAGAATTGAAAGCAATAGAAACAGTATCTGAAGCTTTTACTAAATTTATACCTGTCTTAGAAAATGTATTTATACGAAATCTAATGAATGGTAAAATTACTATAAAATATGAGGATATTGACGGAAATGAAATATCTAAAGAAGAAATCTTAAAAATGTATGAAACGTTTATTAATAATAAACCTCATTCAGTAGATACTGAGCCAAATATTTATTAAAAAGTAAAGCCCTAGAAATTAATCTAGGGCTTTTTTTATTTTATATTAAATGCATCAAATCCAACCTTATGATTGTATATTTTATACAATTCTAACATATTCTTTCTTACATTTTTTCTATCTAATTTATCTGTAAATTTTTTATATTTTTCATCTAAATTTACAATAGCTTCTTGTAATTCAACTAAAGAATAGTTTTCAATATTTTTTTCAATATCTTCTTCCATTAGAAATTATTTCGTTTTCTTTGAGTTTTAAGAATATTCATTACTTCATAATAAATATCATTAAATGTATCATCACATTCAGGTTTTAATTTTTTCTCTTTTCCTTCAGTAATATAAATATCATTATTAAATTTTTTCATAACAAATAATTCAGATACTGCTCGAACAGCATCTTCAAGAATTATTTTATTACGAAAATTACCACGTTTATCCTCATACATCATTTTTATTGTTTCTCGCAATACAAAAGGACTTTCCTCTTTTATTTCAATATCAAAAAAATCTGCAGGTAAATGTTCAACATGTCCATTTTTAAACATATCTCCGATTTCAGAAGATAAGTGATGTATTGCTTGTTGGCGTGCATCATCAAAAGGATAACTACGATCTAAAGCAGCTTTAGGATAAGTAATTGTTTTTACTAAATGAACGATTATTTGTTTTCTATTATTATCCATTATTATTTGAGTTGAATTTTCTAATGTTCTGAATGTGTATCTTAACAAGCGCAGTATATTCTGTTTCGTATTTTGCAATGTCAAAGTCAGAATATTTTGCTCGTAATTCTTTATTTGTATAAAAATCTGCAAGTTCATAAATATTTATAACACATTCTTCATTTTTATTAATGACTTTTTTTTCTTTATATTCATAACTAGGATTAAATAGAATAAATCGATCGTGACCATTTACACGAATTTGTGCTTTCATATACGTATCTAATTCCTTTGCATATTTATTTCCTTGATAAATATAATAATCTTTTTTTGAAAGAGGAATTGTTGTTGCTTTTTTTCTTTGAGGTTTATTTGCGGGAAGTTCTCCTTCAAAATTAACTTGCCGTACATTACCCCATCTAGCAGCTACTCCAATAGGTTCTGGAACAGGTGCCACATTATTTTCACGAGCTATTTGTTTTGCTGGGGTATCTCCCCACCATATAATAAATAATTCACCAGTTGTGGTTTTAATACCATATTCTAATTCTCCTCGATAGCCATTAATACCAGCAGCTTCTGTTTCTATTAACGTTATTCTTTGGAAATTATCCACTTCAGTATTTAAAAGAATTCTATTTAAATTCCAAGTCCTTATAGGTCGATCATTATGTAGTAAAATATATTGTTTAATCAGGGATATAAACCTTACATCTTCTAAATGTAAACCGTCATCGAGATGGTGTTGTATTGGATCAAGATCAACTAACCATTCTCGTATATTAAAAGCATTTGCGTTTTGATTATTTTCTAAATTTATTTCTTCTGGCATAATTAAAGTCCTTTTTTATATTTATTTTCTTTTAAATAACCTTTTAATTTAAAAAGCTTTTGATTAATGTAATTACGAACTTTTAATGTAATTTCTAAATCCGTATGATCAGGAAATAAGGTCATTAATGCTATTTTTCCACGTAATACCATATGGGCATATTCTTCTATTGCATCTTCTTTTGTTAAACCTTTAAGACTTTCTTTTTTCTTTGTTTGAAGTTTTAAAATTACTTCTGCAAATTCACCACATTCTTCTAAAGCCTTATTATAATTAAATGATGGATTATTATCCTGAGCACAATATTGTATTAAATCTAGATAACTATCACTAGTCAATACTTCTTTTCTTGTTATTTTATTCATTATTCTGTTTTAAACGATAAATTTCTTCAGATTCTTTATATTTATCCCAAATTTCATCTAATTGATTTACAAACGACCTTTCTAGATTAAATTCTTTGCAAATAAGATTTTTTAAATTATCTGTTTTATAAATAGCTCCATAAACAATAGATTCTACAGATACTCCGGTAGTATTACTTATTCTTGCAGGAAATTTAGACTTATATTCCATTGTAAATTTGCTATAATTACCTTCTAAAAACGAGTTATAATCAGATATATATCGTTCAGGTATTTCCATTACAAACATTACTAAATGAACATTTTCATTTATTCCTACATAATAATCTAATCTATGATATTTATCTTGTTTTAAATTTAATGATAATTCTTGCCAATCTTTTTCTCGAAGATTTTTTACATTAAAAAGAAGGAATAAACAGTTAGTAAAAACGTGTTCAATTCCTTCATCATTTATAAAAGTATTTTTTAAATACTTATTTATTAACTTATCTCGGATATTTAAACCTAACATCGGTAAAAGAAATAAAGTAGATTTACTATATTTACCATTATATTTACTTGTAGGTATTTCGCAATCTTCCTTGATAATTATTTTTAAATCTATATCATTCTTTGTCATATTAAATTTTCAATTGTTTCTGTTCTAACTTTTACAGCTTCTTCTAATGTTGGAAAATTACCAAGATGAATATTTTTTAATAATCCACCATTTCTTTTACCACCTTTAGTATAAAAACTTATTTGTGCAGTATAAGGATTTTTTTTACTTTTTGCATTTTTAAATATTCCTTTATGTCCTGATTCAGAACAATTTTTATACTTTTTAGGTTTTACTCCTCTAGCTCCCATATTAACTATTTATTAAATTTACACGAATTGTATCATTTTCATATAGCTCACGAGGTTCATTCCACATTCCAGTTTTCATATGCCAAGCTATTTCACAAAGAATTTCTTCCCAACCAGTTTTAATCTTTTGATTGTGATTTTCTGTTTGATATAAATCCTTTAAATAGGCTTTATTACCATAGCGAACTATTTCAATATCTTGCCAATCATAAGAATATTTATAAGGTATTTTATCACGATTATCTATAACAATATTAATTGGTGGAAGCATTGTATAAGTACAATATTCTCCATTGCAATATTCAGTTAGCCACTGCTTTAATAGGAAAGTATAGAACGATAGCTGCTCTGCATATCCATATTTTTTAATACTTTGAATAAAATCAAATGCAGAATAAGATGTTTTAAAATCTATAATTTGCACTGTTTTATCCTTATGATTAAACCTAACTATATCTAAAGCACCTTTAATTGGAACTTCTACATCATCTACTTTATAAGTGGTAAATATTTCAAGCTGAAATAAAAGAGTATTATTTTCATCAGGAACAAAATAATTTGTTGTTCTTGGATGCCTTTGAAGAATATCTCGCAATTCAATTGCTTCCATATTCATTCGTTGGGATATTACTTTTTTACCATTTGCAGCTTTTAAAGCTTCAAAATAATTAGTACCATTTTTAATTAAAGAATCAATACGAGTTTGTTCTTTCCAACCAGTATTCCAACCAGTCTTTTCATTACCATCTTTATCTTTAAATTTATAATTATTTGCAGAATCAATAAGATGATCTCGATCATTTAAATTAAATTCTCGCAATAAACCATCTTCAGGAAGTTCTGCAGAAAGTTCTATCATAAATTGATTATTTCTAACAATCTTTTGATAATAATCATTAATTATCCATGTTACTGCTTCTGAAGGTAATTCACCTGCTTCACCTACATAAAATAAATCATCTAATCTATCTGGTGTAAAGCAAAGTATATCGACGAGTGAACCGAAAATAAAACTTGGATTATCCTTTACATCATCAGTTTGTTTGTCTAAATACAAACGTTTCCACGCTAAAGGGCTAACAAATTTGAATTTCTTGATTTGACTTTGACTAATACCATAATTATCTGCGTATTCTTTATTTTGCATATTTTATTCTTCTAATTGATGTTTATATTTTTCAACAATTTCTATAAGATTTTTACCGTAGGCTTCTCTTACTCCAACACAACTATCTTGTCCACCTGCACTGTGTCTATTAAACTTATATAATTCTTTTAATAGTTCTTTTAAAATTTTAAAAGAATAATCTTTAGCAATATCTACTACCTGATCATACTCATAAGCATAACTTATTTCATTACATCCCGAATTTTCATATTTATCACTTATTTCAGCTATTGTTTTCATTTATATATTTTATATTCCTATATTATCTCTAAACCAGCTAGAATTTATATTATTGTTGTAATACATATTTGATTCTAAAACTCGTAATTCCATCTGGGTACGTATTTCTAAATATGTTGTACTTATTTTATTAAATGTCCAATATAATATTTCTTTCTGAAATAATTGACCTTCTTTTATTTCTTTCTTGATTTCTTCAGAGGAAGAATTATAAGTAAGCCAATCACTTTCTGATTTAACTGTTTTCCAATGTTTTAATCTTTTACTAGCAAGTTCTGAAATTTCTTTTTTAGTAAGATTTTTCTTTCGTTCACTATAAAGATATTTTTTACCGATATACTGCTTTCCGGTATTAATATTCGTAAGGCAATATATAAAACCAATAGCACCTTCAGGCACTTTATCTATATTATCTATTATTTCTCCTTTGTAAGTCCATGTATTCATGGCACAAAGATACTCTAAATAGTTAATAATAACAAAAATAAATAAGAACTGGATAGGAGTCCAACCTATGTCAAATCGCTTGTAGGCAATCTCTTTAAAGCATCTAAGTTACCAGTTCTTATTTATTTTAATTTTATACCAAAGAACTTATTCCTTGATACATAAATACGTATTTTTTATCTTGTTTCATCTCCCATTCACTAATTTTATCATCATTTTTAAGATCCTTTTGAAAAGATTTAACTCGACTTTCATAATAAGCCCATAAAAAATCTGATACAAAGCCCGCTCTATCATTTTCAGGATTTGCTTCACGATAATAATTAAATACTTCTTTAAGAGAAATATTTCCTTCAGTTGTTAGTATTTTTTGCATATTTTTCTCAGCATATTTACATATTGCATTTACAATAAACAACCAATTTATTACTTTAGTTGAATTTAATGTAGGAGTATGTAAACGATGCTCTATAGTTTTACGCTCTGAAAATAGCATATTTAACATGTTAAGTGCGTAATCAGTTTTGTTATCATTAGGCTCTTTATCCTAATTTCTATATATTTCTATATAGCTCAGACTATGTCATCATCCATTTCTGGATGTCGGGCGCTCTTGGAGATGTTATTGGTTTGAATATCCTCAATCTCTAGTCGTTGCTCCTTCCTACTTACTTTCTCGTTAAAAGAGAATTCATTCAGTAGACTTGGATCAAAATTATCTTGTATTAATTCTTGATTATTTTTACAAACTAAATTACATATGTTAATAAATAATATTTCTTCCATATTACTCTTCATTATATTAACTCTTGTATGTAGCCATTGTACATTACCTTTAATATAACCTTTTTTGGAATCAATTCTATCTAATGACGCAGTAATACGACCTGATGCTAATTTTTTAATACTTATATCCATTTTAGATAGAGCACATTTACGATTTTGTTCAATAAAAAGATTATGAAGATATTCCATATCTAAATCAAATTCTAAATTTCGTTCAACTGCTCGACTTTTTAAAGTAATAAATGAGTATGAAGTCATTTCTCCAAAAGGTCTAATTTTTTTATTATTAACATCTTGTGTACATTTAGGACAACTTTTTCTTTTACCATCACGTAGATGATCAACTCTTTCATAACAAGTATTTCCGCATTGACATTTACATTTTAAGTGTAAATGATTGGAAGCATTTGTTTTATAAAATTGATCATCAATAATTGTAAATTCATTAACTCGATCATCTATTTTAAAAGATTTTCTATTGTCACTTTTTCTAACTTTTGTTTGTAATTCATATGTTGCCATAAGTGGGATTCTTTTTGCAAAGATATATAATAAATCCCATATAACCAAATAAATTTTACTTAAGATTTCCTTTGAATTCACCCAATTTTCATTAGTTTATTACTAAACTATGCGCCTATTTTGTCAAGCGATTAACTCGATCCCATTTGTTCCTTACAGGATGTTGATTATTATTCCTATTATTATGAGCATCTGGAGGAATACCATCAGAAAGAAACATGAAAAGCTTATAATAGTAATCATCAACATATTCCTTAAATCCTGCTTTAGAAGTATCTTTAAGAGGAGCCATCGCCATAGTTTTTGATTTCTGGCAATAATTCTTCTTTTTTACTCCTCTAGGATCTGTTTTATAATAAGGAAACATCTTAAACAATTCATCCTGTATTTTATAGAATAAATTATACAATGAAACTAAATATGCTCTATCTTGAGGTAAATTACCTAGATGAATATGCAATGCACAATTAACATCAATATTACAACGCTTACTAAGATCATTACATAAATTATGTAATGTTTGAATGCCTTTAGGGCCACTCATAGGAATTGTAACATATTCTGCTCCACCATGTATTGATCCATCACGACATATAATTGTTCCATGACGATACTGAAGATAATCAGGAAGCATACCTTCAGATGTTTCTAATTCACATCCAAAAGTAGTATCACCTAATAGTTTACCAAAAAGCTTTGCATCTTTACTAATTTTAGTATTGTATTCTGCATAAACTTGTTTTTTCTCTGCAAATTCTACAGCGTTATCTTCAATATTATAACCTTTACGAGTATGGTCAACTTCATTATGAATGCGATTCAATTTTGCAATACTTCCTGCACCCATACCGATAGTTTGCACAAACTCACCACTACCCATATTTTCAACAAAACTATTATCTTGAATTAAATCCACATTAAGGATAGAAAGTCTTCCATAATTACTAAAATGACAAATTGCATTTTTAATAGGATTTCTTGAAAAATGTCCTATTAAAGGAGTACCGTCGGGATTAATCCCGACAGCACCCTTTATAAGATTACCATTTTTTAATTGCCACTTTTGTAATTCATGATCAAGTTCAATTTTACCTGTTTCTTTACGATACCAAGTACCTTCTACTTCATACACTTGATCATTAATACGATAATACTTTTCACCAATATATTTACAATTGTTTCTGTATTCTTTTGTACCGTCTACTGTTTTTTTAATCGGTAGATTTAAATTTGGATTATCTATATAAAGTGTCATTATATAATTGTTTTTACTTTACGGTTTAATTCATTTGATAAATTTGTACAATCATTTTTTACAAGAATTTCTGACAAATTATGTTTTATAGAATCTAAAGATTTATATAAAACACTTGCCGATTCTTGAGCCAAATCATTATTTATTGTTTTTAGTTCTTCAGCTGTTTCATCTAGCATTGCTAGTTGATCAATAACCATTTCAAGTTTTTCTTTTGTCATTTCAAGTTCTATTTGTTCTTCAGTATAAGTTGTAAAAGCTTCCTCTTCTTCGATACTTGTAGACGGAAGTGTTGGCTCTACAGTATCAATGATAAAATTTCCATCAATGAATTTATCAAATTCTTCTTCTTCCTTACTGTATGAATTTCCTCGATTTTTATATTCAAGTTCAATCATTTCTACATAAGTTTCCAAAGTTGTTGTTAAATCATTTAATTCTACTCGAATGCAAGTTTCATTTTTAATTACATTTCGTAGAAGTGTCATGTAAGCATCCTCTATTTCAGCAGGTACAGGATCTACAGGAGAATCAGCTTTTAATTGTTCTGCTAAAAATTCCTTTACTACTAATTTTTCAACGACTGTTATTGTTCTAACAAGTTCATTTATTTCTTTATAAGAACAATCAAACACCGATAATACATCATTATTTGTAGAATCTGTTTTAAGATTTTCAATGAAGAATTCTTTATCTAATTTATCAGAACTTACTATTTTTTCAAGAAATGCTTGTTTGTTTATCACATATGTTCTAGAGCTAAATTTAGCACTAAAATTCTTTTTACAACGATGACCATCTTCATAAAATGCAAATCTCCAGTAAGGTTCAGAACCTATATTATTAACTGTAATAAATTCTGTTTCACTATTTGTGACTGGATGTGCTGCAAATTTAGAGATTGTATATGCAAAATTAACTGATTGACTTCTTATCCATGAAGAAGCATCTTTACTCACATTTAATAGAATATTATAATCAGCTTCAGATTTCAATAAAATACCTGCCCAAAAATAATACGCTTTAGTATCATGATGTGTTTTATCATCTACAATTCCTTTACAGTTTAAATATTGTTCACCATGTACAAGTAATGATCCATTGAACCAATAGCGATTTTTTGCAAAAAGTATTCTAGTACCTTCTGTTGGTTTAACAGGCATTGTTTCTGACCATACTAATGATACTTTAGGAGCACTTAGAACCTCAGTCGCAATAATACTTGAACCAGTCTGATTTGTAGGTTTAAATCCAATTTCTGTAGGTTTTTCATTCCAATTATATGCAGGTCTTACAGGTGCTTTATAAAGACAAGAATCTGCACGATCAATGGCTATCCTTGGGTGTACAAATTTACCATTACGAACTCGTATTACTTCATTGGCATCAACATCAAATACTTGCTGATCAACACTATCACGAATAGCATACAATGATTCTTCCATTGAAGAAAAATAAATTCCTTCTTTTGTTTTAAGGAAACATAATGGACGTTCATAATAAATTACACCATCTTTTACAGTACGAGAAGCACCATGAAATACATACAGTATATCAGGTTCTGCAGGTTTTACCCAAAGTAATGCTGCAGCGCCATCATATTTTGTCAAAGCTTTTTTAGCTCCAACTTTATCAATCATTGCACCAAGAGCAAAAGAATCTACATTATAATCAGAATTCTTCATTTCATATTCACGGCACATATCCCAAATGTTTTTAATAGTACCATTATGACAAAGAATCATATCATCTTTTTCATTATGTACTGATTTTATATAAAATGGATGGGTATTTGCCCGCACAGATGCACCAGAAGTTGTTTTACGTGCATGCATAAACATTGCAGTACCTAACGTAGAATCTAGTTTGGGTAATATCCATTCTGGTTGACCAAGAAAATCTACCATTTTTTTAGTATGTATTTTATTAGTACTATCTTCATATCCTTTGAATATTTCACCATTCATATATACACCGCAACCATCTTCACCACGACTTTGATTTGCTAGTGCTAGCAATTTCATATTCATGGTTACTTTTTGTTCTTGTTCAGGAGTTAAACCTTTTACAACAGAAACTCCTGCAATTCCACAGCATAGTATAGAGCTGTCTGGCTTAAAAAATACTCTTAAGGCAATTAGTATGAGCAAATAATATGCTATTGATGTTATCATTTTAAATTAGTTTTATTTGTTTTGTTTTTAAAATAGTTAAAGTAATGTTCTACGCTTCGCAAAAGCTTCTATGCACATTAAACAGTCTCTTTAAATCTTTATTTAAGTATTCCTACTTCTAAAGCAATACGAGTAGCAACTTTAGGTATTTGCTCAATATACTTTTTTGCAGTAATTTCTCCAAAACTAGGAGCACTACAAGATTCAAGTATGATCCATTTTGGATCTTTACGAAGATTACCTTTAGCATCTTTTACAGATTGCATTTTAACATCAAAGGCCATTATATCTCCACCAAGGCTTTCAAGTGCTTTTATACAATCTGCGACTAATGCATCCCAATTTACAGGTTTTTCAAAAGAAGGATTATCTTCAACAATCCATACACAATTATCATCATGCCTTTGGAAACGCTTATCTTCAGGAGTATCTTTTTTAAGCATTTTACGACAAGTATAAAAGTAACCTTCACTTGTAACATGAATACGATATTCACGAGAATAAGAATAGAATTTTTCGATAATATAATTCTTCATATCCTTACCCTGTAAAAATATATCTAAAGCCGCAAGATCTTTTACAAGTGTATTACCACGACCACGAGAACCATGAAGGCTTTTAATAATAAGTGGAAAAGGTAATTCTTTTTTAGATATTTTTTTGGAATTTTCACCAAGTTTTTGAATAAAATTTCCTTGTGCGTCTACAATAAACCAATCTGCAGTTTTAACACCTGCATCAGTAAAGCATTCTTTCATAAGCCTTTTAGATGCAGAATTTTTAACAGATTCAATAGAATTAATTTCAACTCTTACACCTCCATTATCTATAACATCTTCAATTTCAGTAGTAGAACCAAGACGAAATACAGATCTAAACTTCATTTTTGGAAGTTCTGTACGAAGAATATTATGTGTAGGATGACGAGAACAAATACGAGGACGAAAACCTCCCCTGACAGCCAAACCTAAAATAGGAATTATATTATTTTCCATAACTTTCTTTTTAATTATTTCTTTTGGTTTGTTTAAATTATTAATTAATTCTTGACAATAATTTTTAGTAAATATATTATTTAAATTTTTATTGGTTATTTCTAATGAGATATCAGTAGAACCATCATCAGGATAATTACTATAATCTCTAATTGTTTTATGAAAAAATGTTATTTTATGAATTGATCCACAACAAAGAGTTCTAATTCCTGTTTCTTCAGTATTATGAACCATCAGCATTAAAATTGCATATAGTTCATTCAATTTTATTTCAGGATAATAATACTTTGTTATTCTAAAAATATCTTCAAATGATCTATTTTTATTAGCAACAGTATCTAACACACCATTATTAATACAATATGTTGAATACTTAGGAATATGTTCTTTTAAAAGTTTTACAATAAATTCTTCAATTTTAATGTTAATTTCTTCTTTTAATACTTCTTTAAAGTGCAAAAGTCCTTTCTCAATAAAGGTCTGCTCTTTTGCTACTAGGATATTTAAAACTTTTTCTTTTGTCATTTTTAGTTGTTTAATAAATTAAAATATTCTTCACATTTTTCTTTTGTAAAATGATTTTTACGTAATACTTCAAGTTTAACTTCTAATTTTCTGCATGATGATAATGTCCAATCTGAAAAAAAAGAATTACCATATCCACGAGAACCTGCTTTAAAAAAAGTAATCTTGTTAATTGTATTACAAGGAAGTGCATAAAAATCTTTCTGATATCCATAATAATATAATATTCCAATTACTTCTATTAAAGTAATATTTGGATAATAATATTTTACAGTTTTATAGATGCTTTCAACAGAATGATGTTTTGCACATCCTGTATCTAAGTTATCAATTGCTGTATAAGTACAATATTTTGGATACCATTTAGTAATTAAATTATTAATAAATTGTACTACATTTAATTTACGATATCTAATTTTTTCTTTAAAATGTAGAAAACCTTCCTGATCAAATAATTTTTCTTTTTCTTTTAAGTGACTTATTATTTTTTTAGAGTTCATTATTCAAATGTTTTGTTAACAGTGTTTGTAACCATTTTATAACAGGTTCGTTTTCTATCATTGATTCAGGATGTCCTTGAATAGCTAAGGCTTTTATCTTAGGATAAAAACATATTTCTACTTCTACTTCAGGATTAATTTCGTTATCCCATCCATCTTTATGATAACCTAACATTTTTTCTGTCCATGCAAGAATTTTGTATTCTTCTTTTGGTAGACAAAATGGAAGTTGTGCCTGATGATGAGTACTTGTTATTTCAAATTCTTTATCATCATAAGTTTTAATTGGATGAATGTATCTAGGATTAGGTTGATCTTGAACCAAATCTCCACCCGCAAGAACACATGATAGTTGACTTCCTCGACAAATTCCTATTATTGGAATTCCAAGTTCAATAGCTTTACGAGCTTCTTTTATTTCATAAAGATCTCGTGCAGGACTATTATAAGTTGTTTTGTGCGCAGGTTGCTGATAATATTTAGGTGAAACATCTTCACCACCAGTTAATACTACTAAATCAGCTTCTTCTAGTTTTTCTACAAGTGTACCTTGCATCCAATTAGCATAAACCGTATTTCCACCTATTACAAATATTTTTCGCATAATTTTGTATATTTTTCTAAAATTTCTTTAAATGAATTATTTTGATTAATCAATGATTTAAGTTCACCAAGGTCTAGTCCGGAAGGTAGTTTTTTTATTTGACGTAAGCTACCACTAACAGAATTAGAATCTTTATTTTGTTCAATCATTTGCAGTACTTGCGCATCTTCAACCAAATCTAATAATTTAGAATAACTTGGTTTAAAACAATGTCCACAAGAATATTCTTGTTGATAATGTGCAATAATTAGTTTATTATAAAAATTTGACCGATCTTCATCATTCCACCATTTAAATAATTTTTCTAAAATAGTAGGATAATTGTCTTCATGTAAATAACGTAAACAGTTTAATAGAAACAAAACACCTAGAAAATAATTTTCCTTCAAAGGAATTGTAAAAGAATATGCTTCATATTTTTTACTAATATAAGTAAATGAATCTTGTGTATTTACATCTAAAGTAAATCCTAGAGATTTCAATCCTTCTACATATTCTAAAACTTGTTTTTCTGAAAAATTCATTTTATTGTGAGAATAATCTTTATAGTCTTTACAAACATAAAAAACTACTTTTTTATAGTTTTTTCCATTTCTATAAATATCTCCAAAACAAGCTGCTCCAAAATGATCCTGACTTTCAGTATCTGCTTTAATAGTTTTAAAATTACAAAAGTACCTCATTATACTAATTCAAGATTAAATTCTTTAACAATAGCTTTTGCAGCTTTACGATCTTCCTGATTAATAATTCGTTGTATTTCATCACCCATATTTTCAATAAGTGATGAATGTCCGTTATTTATAAAATTTACAGCACGCAAAGTATTTCTAAATGACCATTCTGTAAGTTGCTGTGAAGATGCAAAATAAGATGATAAGGTACGATATTCTACACCATAAGGCTTATTACGGATATTGCCTGCAAGACCATATCCTACATGTTTACGTTCATTCATAGGTTCCATAATTATTGATGGTATACCTAGGAATAAATCACAAGCACGACCAAATAAATTATTTGTTTCTTCTGAAGGGGAATCATATCCACAATGAATATGAAAACCTGCAGAACGAGCATTATCATCTTTGGCCTGAGGATGTTGCCATTCTCCTGACCATGCATTAAACGATGGTTCACATCCAAAAAGCTTTGCGTTTTCTGTTTGAAGCCATTTGAAATCAAGTCTTGCACTTGGAATAGCTATTGTTTCAAGATTTTGATTAATTACTAAAGAATCAATATGTTTACGAAGCTTTTCAATAGATTTATAAAAATCTAAAGCATTAGCCGTAGGTGGGATATTACCTTCAGCCATAACATTATCCAAAGAAGTTGCATAATACTTATTATTTGGATCAAAATGTGCAGGTTCGTGTTTTGTACCCGGAATAAGTCCTTCAGCAGATACAATTTCTCCACTATGTTTATGCCTTAGAAAAAATTCAACATCTGATCCTAAAGTTACTTCTGCCATCAATAATGATTGTATACTCATTTTAAATATTTTTTTTAAGTTAAAGTTTAATTAAGAATAAAAGATTAATTTTTAGAACGCCATTTACCTGATTTTACAATAGGAAGTTGATGTTCTCCTTCTTGTATATACATATAAGCTTGTCCATAAGGTGTTTCTATAGGCATTACATCATACCAATTATCTGGACTACCAATAATACCTCTGAAGCCTTCTAATTGATGAATGCGCTGCAAAACACTATTTTGTTTTATTTCAAAAACATCACATTCAATAGATGTATTTCCAGAAGGGGATACTATTGGAAATCCACCAGTATTATACATTGTAAATTCAGGTTTAGTTTGGAATGTACCTAAAAATTTACTTTTATTTTTAAGAAAATATGCCCAGTTGCCATAATCTTTGAGTAATGTACCGTATACACAAAGTAAAACTACTTTATTTTCTTCTGTTATTTCAAGTTTTTGAGCAACTTGTGGCTCTAATAGTTGTTCCATTTGTTTTGTTTTAAATAATTAATCAATAAAATCCTTGTTTATTATCAATAAGCATATCTAATATTTCTTCTTTAGTTGCAGGACGATAACCAAATTCATCATTATTTAAATGATCTGCTAATGATTGTTTATTTTTTCCAATTGGACAAAACCAACCATCGGTCATTACAGAAGTTAATCCATAATTAGTATTTGTTCTACCATGCGACCATGTGATTTGACTTGTAACAGTTCTTGTAAATGTAATGTCTTTTGAAGGTTTTTTAGAACTTTCTCTTATTATAAACATGCCAACTTTAATATCTTCTTCTTTCCAAATATTTTTCATAATTTGTTTTATTCTGTTAAATCATTAATTTCGATAATTCCTGCACTATTAATATAACCTTTCCAAGGGGTCATTATAGTATCAGTTTGTTCAAATAGTTCAGGCCATCCCCAATTAGGTGCCATCCAACAATCACAAATTCTCGGTTCAAGATCAGTTGTTAATTGATAATAGATTGTAATTTTACATGGAGTACCTTTAAATTGAAGTAGGTTTTGACATATCTCTCTTTTACCTTTTAATTGTAAAAGTAATACTAGTCTTTTAAGCATTTTTACCATTTCATTTTAATATTCTGTTTTTCTAAAGATATATTTAAATCCTTAAAAATATTATTATGATCCCAAGATCTTTTCTCAGCTTTAGCTAATTTAGGACTTTCACAACTTAATAAATTATGTGAAGGATTTCCAAACATTCCTAAATATTCTTTTGATTTTTCACCAATAGCTATAATATTTAAACCTTCTTTCCAAAAATCAAGTCGATCTAAGAGATAAACTAAAAAAGGTTGCCATAATAAAAAATCATTTTTAGTACTTGTTTCTCCACCAATAAGAGTAGTAAATTCACAATTAATCATGAGAATACCTTGTGCAGCCCATCGCTTTAAATCAAAATCATCTGTATCACTTATAACATCTTCACTTCCAGTTCCATATAATGTATCGTCTAGTGCAAAAAATATTTTTTCTAATTCATCAGGACAGAAAACACTATCTTTTGCACTAAATGCTAATCCATCAGCAAGTGGTTTACCAATATTATTTACTGTAGAATAACAATTATCCGTTAAAATTACAGTATTTAATGAATAAAAAGGGCATTCTTTAAAGGCTCTAAATATGTTTTTTTCCAAAGGAGCAAAAGCAATATTAGTTTTTTTACGTATTTGTAAAACTCTATTTATTGTTTCCCATTCTGGACTATAAAACCAAGGCCCAATCCAATCTGCCCAATCTCTTCCTACAAATCCTGCTAATCTAATTCGTTCCATTTAATCTTTTATTGATAATGTCAATATATTTAGCTTGTTCATCAACACCAACTAATTCTAAATCAATAAGATCTTCTAAACTAAAAATAGGTTTATTAGAAATTACGTATTTTTCAGCATTTACTTTTTCAGAAAATACTAAACCACTTATTGATTTATCTACATCTATTTTTTTAATTCCAAAACTAGTATTCACAATATAACAATCATCTCCTTCATAAAGATTAGCACCATCTTCTGAAATTATAATAGGTAATGCTTCAAAACAAATCTTTTCTTGTTCAAAAACAATATCTATTAAATCTTCATCTTCTTCCTTTAGCATATTTACAACGTTAAGACCATTATGTGAATATTGCTTTGTTACAGCATACACATATTGGCTTTCTCTTGAACCATTATAATCCATAGATTGTTTCATATTAAATGAAACAATTGGATGATATACATCTTCAGGATTATTCTTATGCCTTATCTTATCTCCTATTTTATATACAATTCCATCAACACTTATTTTTAGTATTTTAGAACCATATTGGCTAGTAAGTATTGCTTCTAACGCATGATTACCTTTAAGTAGTAATTCTTCATTATCATTTCTAACGATACTATATCTGCCATCAGGGTGTAATTTAATTTCTTGATTATTATCATATGCAAATGATAATATTTTTACATCTTTTTGCATAATTTACATATTTAATTTTTGCTTTACTTTATCATAAAGTATTGATTGACCTAATTCTGAAATAGTTGAACAATTAAATATTTCTCTTAAACTTAAACAAGGTTTATTTTTAATAATATATTCATTCGCAGATTCAAGAGTAGAAAAATATTTACCATACTTTATATTAGTATATTCATCAGAATGTTTTCCAATAAGATATGATAAATCACTTAATACATAAGTGTTAGTATTTAAAAAATAATAACGATCATTATGATAAAGTGGTATACCGTCTTCCGTTATAAGAAGAGGTTCTTTTTCTTTTTTTTTAACTAAAAACTTACTTTTATCATTACTATTAGGGCAGTATAAATCGGCAATTGTATTTTGAAATGTTAATTGAATTTCAGAATACCTACAATTTTTATTTATTTCAATTTCAGTAATAATGCCTAATGTTGTATTATCACCAAGTGTAAATATTTCTCCATCAGCAATGCGCTTAACTGAATTTATTTTAACAAGATCTCCAATAAGCATAGCTTCTTTTGATATAGCCATTGAATCTTGCCAAGGGGCATAAGCATATTTTCCATTAGTTCTTAATGAAAATAAACAGTTTTTATTTGATGCTATAATTCCAATAAAATTTAATATCTCATAAGTATTTTCTTTTATTTCTTGCCAGTATTCTGTATATTTTTCAAGAGTACTTAATGAAATATATCCAAAATGGCAATCATCCTTTTCTGTTGTAAGTCTAAAATCCATTATTGCAGTACCTGTTTGAATTGCTTGATATGCATTATCTGGCAATCCCGGATACTTTTTTAATAATTTAAATTTCCTTTGCATAATTAATTTCTTTTTTAATTGAGGTTATAAATAACTTATTATCTAATGCAGATTCTATTGTTAAAATATTACCATCTTTAGTAAGGCTTTTAACATCTCTTTCCATTAGATTTATTTGCAGTAATTCATCAAAGTAACATTTAATTGCTTTATTTACAATATATGACATAGAATTGTATTTAATTTATTAATCCTTTTCCTCTAAATAATATTTCTAAGGCTTCTAACCCATAATGCGAAACATAATCAAAACAATCTTTAATACCATATTTTGTATATTCTATCTTAGGAATATTAAAATAATCAAAACCTTTAATATTAAATTTAGTACAATTTTCTACACCTGTTGGATCATTATCCCAAATGATAATTGCGTGACTATATCTACGATGAATCATTGTTTGTACTTCATCAGATAAAGCAGCTTCACTTTCATTTTGAGTTGCAATTACATCTGTAAAAAACTTTTGACTTATTAATTTATCTTTTTTAGATTTTTGAATAATAATTTTATTATCCGCATAAGGCAAATCATTTAAACCAAAAGGTATTTGTAAAGGTAAACTTGAAAGCCACTTCATTTGTTTGTCTTCAGGCGAATATACTTTAACTCCCATTTGTTTGTCTCCATATTCTTCAGGATATGCGTATCTATCAATTCCTAAAGAATTAAATATTTCCTGATGATTTAAATAGAGTTTTTTGATAGGATAGACTCTTTCTTTTACGAGTTCTTCTTCCGTTATTTCACCTCTTCGCCAAAACTTTAAATTTTCTCTTGTCCATATATCAGGTTCAAATTGAATAAGACATTGACCTTTTTCTTCTTTATCTAATTTAGAAGCCTCTTCTAGCACTTTTTTTGATACTTTAATAGTATTACTATCAATAAGTCCAAAATCAGCTGCAATACGCTCTAAAGCCTCTTTAAACGTATATCCAAATAGTTTTTGAACAAAAGAAAAACAATCAAGCTTTTCTCCTGTTCTAAAGTCTAAATAAGTTATACGTCCATTAGATGCTAAATAAAACATTGTTGAAGGCTTTTGATCTCCTTTATCAAAAAAGGAATTATATGCCCTACCTAATTTAAATGAACCAAAATAATAAGTAAATATATAACTATCATCTAAGTTTTTCAAAATAAAATCCTTAGTAATAATGATAGGTACTTTTACTTTTGAAAAATCAAATTCCATAGTTATTTAATTACTTGTTTAAAATAATCTTTAATTGAAATATTATTCCAATCAGTTCTATCTGCACTTCTACTTGATGGAGCAAAATATTGCTCTACAGCATTAATATAAAAGGAATATTCTCCTTGATTAAAAGTATTCCAATCTTCATTTTGAAAAAATCTTTTTATATTTAGTTGTTGTAGAGCGAGATTATCAAAAGAAACTACTTTAAATTTGTCAAAAAGAGTAGATACTTTCCAAAACCATTCTTTATGCTTTTGAGCTGTTAAATCTACATTACCTTGATTAAACCCAAAATCTTTTTCACCAAGGATTAATATTTTCTTTACACCTTTTTCTGCAAGATCTGAAATTTCCTGAATTGTATCAATCCCAGAAATTACATGAAAAACAGTATTTGGGTAATCTAATAATTGTTCAGGAATATTAAATTTTAAACCTGAACGATAAGAAATACCTAAACCCTTAATTAAATTAAAATCTATTGCGTTTTTTATTTGTCGTAAATCTCTAGCAATATGTCCCTGATTTATAGTTAAATTACAAATAAATCTTTTAGCTTTGCACCAAATTAAAAATTCCCATAATTTAAAAGTTAATTCATTTGCACCGATTGCTAATTCAATGCCTTTCGGTAATTCTTCTAATTTTTCTGCAAGACTAGGATAATCACAATCTAAACCATCAGTTCTTGCAGATTCATGGCAAAAATTACAAAATGCTTTTTTAGTATTTGGATTATATCCAAAGGCACATTTAGTTGAAACTCTAATATCAATATTAAGAGGATAGTCTAATTTAAGACTATCCTCATATTCTATTGTTCTAGTTCCACTATCTTCTAATGTAATATTTGCATTACCATTAGTATATTTAGTGATTATCATTATCTGTCTCGAAATAAGATTGTGGATTAAAAATAAATTGTTTTAATTCTTCTTCAGATTTAAAAGCTTCTTCAGTTATACCTGAAGATTGATGATCAATATAACCATCCGAAAGTTGATCAAAATCATAAGATACTTCTATTGCTCCTGTTTGATCTTTAATGACTTTCTGAAGCATTTGCCATTTAGATTGATCTGTACGGTCTTCTTTAGTACCATAAGCATAATCAAATATATCCTGCATGCAATAATTTGCTTTTGATAAAGCATTATTATAATAATCTTGTTCCCATCCCCATTGACCACCTGTTAATATAATATTACCTTGTTCATCAGGAATTATTGTTTGCAATAATACATTTTTATTATCTGAAATGCTAAGACTATGACAGGAACTCGAATTTGTCTCAAAGCAATTCTGACGTACTAGTATTTTATTCATATTTTATAGTAATTTAATTAATAATCAATTTATCCAAATCTAAGCATTCCATCTGGATATTTTTCCCAAAATTCTTGCAATGAATCTTTTTTATGACCTTCTTGTTTCCAAATAGTTATTTTTATATTATCACGTTCTTCATATTTTTTGATAAAATCTAAACATTCTTGATATGAAAATAGTCTATCTGAAGGATAATCATAAACTCTAAACATATCATGAAAATCATTACACACAATATAAAATCCTTTATTCGGTATATATTCAGAATGTTCTGGTTGTTTATTCATTACTGCAACATTACAAAGACCTTTTTTAACCATTTGCAATTGTCGTTTATAAACATCAAGATGATATTGTTTATATTCTAGAGATTCATCTTCAAATGGTTCTGCAAAAGGATTATCAATGTAATATTGCCAATTAATAATCCATGTTTCTTGTTCCGCAATCCATATTTTTCTTGCTTCTTCTAATGTTCTTCACATTTATAATGTGCCCAAAGATGACATCCTATAATAATTATAGCTTTTATTTTGCTATCTCTCTATTGTTGTTAATTAATATTTTACCAATCAATATTTATTAAATAATCTCCTGCTTCTATTAATCCTTTAGAATGAAGATCGTTTGCAATTACTTGTAAATTAGGATAAAAATTACGCCCCCAAAACAGATTTACAAATCGTTCATCACCTTTATCTCCATTCCATTCTTTAGGATCTCTTTCCAGCCAAGCTTTAAAACTAACACCCATTTCTTCACCATTAATTTCTTCAGGAATAGAATCATTTCGATAATCAAATTCATCTAATGTTCCATAAGGAATTCCTATACCTATAACACCTCTAGCTTGACATCCATCTTGTTGCTGAAAACTATAAGGTTTATTATATGTTTTTTTAACTAGTTTATCCCAATCTTGAACTTCGATTACTTTTTTATTAGAATATTTAAGCATTTATATAAATTAAAAAAGGACTACTAAATTAATAGTAGTCCTTAATGATTAAAATTTATTGTTATTATTTTTGTAATTTTTTAGGAATATGAATTTTATCAGTTGCTTTTAAAATTTCAAGAAGATCTATGTGAGATTGTTTTGTATCTAAAAGCTGTCCTTGTCTATTACGATACATCATTTGTTCTGGATCATACATCATATTTCTATGTAATAAATTATGTTCTATTTCTGAAATTTTAATTGTATCTAACCAATATTGTTCATTATATGACCAATGATGCAAATGAAATCCTTTTTCTTTTTCTAACTTCGATGTAGCAAAATTTGCTAATCTTTTTTCAGGATATTTTTTATAATATTTTTCGTCATTTAATTTTCTTTCTTCATATGTTTTCTTATGTCTTCCATCATTATAAAGTCTGTAATATTTTTCTCTAGCTCTAGCTTTTTCAGCTTCAACCCAATCAGGATTTTCTCTTAATTTCTTTTCACGTTCGTCTGCTTGACGCTTACAACAAGTTTTACATTTATTGAGATGTCCATCAATTGTTTGAGGATGTTTATAAAATTCTCCTAGTTCTTTTTCTTCTTTACAAATAATACAATATTTCATAATTAAAAATTTGGTTCCTTACAAAGATACAAAATATCTAGAAAGGAACCAAATTTATTTTACCATTTTAGAAGGGAAGATCCGAGAATGCATCTTCTACTTGTGGAAAATCTTGTTTTCCCTTAGGAGAAGAACTTGGTAGCATTACATCATTAGTATTTGTACTAGGATTAACATTCATTTTAACATTCTGTCTGTAGTTAGCATCTCCTATTTCAAATGCACCTTCTGTAAAATTCATATTATCTGGTAGAATAAAATTAGAATATGGGAGATTTGCATAAATCTTACCGTCATTTCCTTGTTTACCACCGACACATACTCCTTTCTTAATAGGTTTCATTGTCAATACTTTTGTAAAATACATTCCTACTTCTTCAGATGATTTAAAAGGCTTTTCTAGCTTTTTATCAAACCATGCCATATGCAAATATTGAAGCCTATCCAAAGCTTTAGGAGTTACAAAGAACTTTTCATTAAGCGCTCCTGTTTCTCCTGAAAAGGTTACTTCAATATAAGGTGTCTTAGGACTACCATCTGGTTTAGTGCCATCAGGCTTTACATACTTTGCATCTGTTATTCCAAGGGTATAATAACCCGGCTGCAAATAACTCTTATTGGCAGGCATATCAACATTACTAAAATCAAATCCTTCCTGTACATTCTTTACTTCGCTCATATCTATCTTTATTTATCTATTATTTATTGTTTATAATTAATACTATTTTTATTTTAAATTTTATTTTACTGGTTTTTGATCTTCAGTACAGTCATCATCATAATAGCATTGAATTGCTCGATTTACTAACGCAAGATCGTTATCTATAAATTCATCTGCAAACATATCCATTGGTGATTTAGTAGTACTACTAATATCACGAGTTTTGAATTTATAACTAATATTGTTTTCTTTATCTAATGTTTTAGTTGCTAAAAGAACTAATTCAAATTGTGCTTCAACACTAGCAAGCTTTTCTTGAACCATTTTACCATGAGAAAGTGCTCGTGTGAATTTAGATTCAAGAAGATCGTCACCCGTTGTAACAGTATGATATAAAAAATATACAAATAAACCACCTCTAAGTGTATTTGCTACTTCTGTTATCTGTAGAAAATCATGAGCAATATCATTAAATTTCTGGTATCCATTTTCATCTCTACGACGATCCAATTCCTTAGCACTAAGAAAAGTAGAATCATCTATAACTACTGTTACAATATGAGGCATCTTTTCACTTATATGTTTTAACCAAGCAGTTATTGCTTTTGCTGAACTAGTGACAATTAAATTACCATTAGGATTAGTATTCTTATCCCAAACTGTGTAATTTTTTCCAGACCCCTTAAAAGGTAATCCTTTTCCTAAACTTGAAAAGACTATAGTAGTCTTAGGATCTAGATTTCTCATTGATGTAGACTTGCCTGCGCCCGCCTCACCTAAAATCATACCACATACACTTTTATTCATATATTATTCTATTGTTTTATGTTTATTCTCAATCTTTTTTCTTATCTCTGTTTTTCTAGTTTGTATTTCTTCTAAAAACTTTGCAAACCAGTGATCTTTAGTAATTTTAATTTTAATTTTTATATTTTTCACTATTACAAATTTATGAAAAATTCGTCAAAATTCCTAATTTTAAGCACTATATTTTTCAGTTATTGCCTTTATAATTTCATCCAAAGAATCATTATCTATTGTAGAAAGTATAATTTCTTCACGTATTTGTTCTTGTGAAACAAGATTATTCATTATATCAAATTGTGCAAGTTCTTCTTTAAATTTATCTACAATAATGGAACGTGCATAATTAGGTGTTTTTAAATTTTGTAAGATTGGATATTTTTTTATCTTTTTACTTATAAAATCTTCTTTTTCTTTACTTATAATTATATTCTTTTTATTTAATTTTTCATTAATTTCACGAGTTAGTTTCCCCGCTAGGGCAGAAATCTGTATTTTATCTAATTTTACCATATTTCAATTTTAATTTTAATTTACTATGACCAGAGCTTTTTCTGACCTAACATGAACCGCTCACGTTTATCTTTTTCCTCTTGAATTACCTTATTATAGATTTTTTCAAGTGCTTCTTTATCCTCTAAATTAGGTAGTTCTGTAAAATTTTCTGTTGCGCCATCAAAATATAATGGCAATCGAGCAGTCATACTTTCAGAATTATTTTTAAGCATAAGCACAGATCTAAATCTATCTCTTAGTATATCAATATTATAACCTTCTGCATAAGGATACATTTTAATATCATATCTATTTGGATTAAATATTGCTAATATTACAAATGCGTCCTTTGCAACAACCTTTGCATCACCTATAGATGACATATTTGGTTCTATTGCAGCTATACCTGCTTTACCAACATTTCTTGCAGCATTTTTTACGCTCTCGAAATCTTGTTGTAGAACACCAACGACTGTAAAATTATAGTTTTTACAAAGTTCTAACCTTATTTTATTCCTACTTAGTTCTCTAACCGCTTCCCATTCTGTTTTATGATGTTCATCCTTAGTTATATTAGAAAAGTTATCAATTATTGCAATTAAATGGCAAGAATCTCCAAACTTTTCATGAAATTTTAAGCAATATGCATAAATATGACTCGGACTTGTAGCATCGTTAATAATATGTACAGATTTTTCAAACTGTTCATAAAAATCACAATCTGCTTCAAGCATATCTAAATATTTCTGAGCTAAAGGCATATCCTTACTTTCAATATATTTCTGAGGAAGAATTATACCATAACGTTCATGCAAATAATGTTTTACAAACTTTTTATATACTAACATTTTTCCATCTTCTAAAGCAAAATAAATTATACGTACAGGATAATTATTAGCCCAAGAAAATTTTAAAGCTTCATATACAAAAGTAGAACGAACAAAAGTAGATTTACCAATTCCTGTTTCACCAAGCACTTGATAATACATGCCGGGTTCAATAAAGGAAAATGATTCATCATACCTTCTAAAAGGAATTTTTATACCGTTGAATAAACCTCTTTCTTTTCTATCTCTCTTATTTTTTATATCTTTAAGAATAACGTCCTTATAATAACTCATCTATTTAGTTTATTCAGAATCTATTTCATGCTTAATTACTAAGTTTACCATTTGTTCTGTTGTTGGATTCAAAGTTTGCAAATGCAAATCTGTTAAAATTCTATTATCAATAATATATTTAACTAATTCTGCATCATCCCAATCTCTAGGATGAGTATTATGATGATAATTATTATTATTTAACCTATTTTCCATAATTTTATTTATTTAATTGTTAGTGCATCACATTGAAAATTTTCATTATTTGGTTTATATATCAAATTATAATATTGTTTAATCCGATCTTCTCCATTTAATGTGTTTTTATGATAATCATTAGTAAATTGGCCTGCCATTGCATAAATACAGCTATTAGTAAATTCATTAATCTTTTCTTTGGGTAAAATAATCAATTCTCCACTAAATTCAATACTATTAATTTGTTTTAACGCATTTTCTTCTGTGATATAACCTTCTTTTAACATAAGAATCGGAAAACATAAACATATTTCAGGATCATATAATACTAGAAATCTAAAAGAGCCATCTTTACAATATTTAATATATGTTCTGTTTTCACCAATTCTTATATAAGAACCATACTTAAGCATGAAAAAATCAAATTGATCAACCTTAGGTTGTTCATCTTTTTTAATTTTTTCATATTTTCTTTTCCAATTTTTAATTGGATTTTTCCAATTTTTAAAATCTATATTCATAATTAAAGCATATCCATAAAAGAAGTATCAACTTCATTTTTTGTTCCTTTTTCTAACCATTTCTTACACCATGTAGCAAGATTCCATGTTTTATCAGCTCCTTTACCTTTCATAATGAAATACATTGATCTTTGACAGTATTCAAATCCTGTTTGAGATTCTGCTAATTCATTAATATACATTTTTGTACCGTGCATTATAGCTTCAATATCATAGCTAAAAGTTTTCATAAACTCTTGCATACGAAGTCTTACTATATTTTCATGGTCTTGTAAATGTTCGGGAAACATAGCAATATATTGACTAATCCATTCGCTATCTCTGGGTATTGATTTTGGAACAACAGCAGTTTCCAATATTTCTGATGTAAGTTCGTTATCACTTGCTTGTGCATATTCTGCTCTAATATAATTTACTAACTTTTGGCCTTTCAAAGTAAGTTTATAATTATGCTTTACTACTTTATCTGTTTTTTCTAGAAATCCTTTATATTCTAGTTGTGCATAAAGCAAAATTGCACGCTTATTCTTATTACTATCATCAAATTCATCTAAAAGGTCTATTCTCTTCTCATTTAATGCAAACATTATAAAAACACAACTCATCATGTGATCAGAATAAATATCTTCTGCTTTGAGGCGTTTTATAATATTTGCATTAAGTTCAATCTTTAGGTTTTCTTTCATCTATAATTATTAGTTTGATTTATAAAAGAATCTTGGTTCTTTATTATTGTTAAAAGGTATTTTCCATTTAAGAACTTTATATATATTAATATAAGTTTCTAAATTACAAATAGAATATTCTAAAATATTATTACTTTTACTTGTCAATACTGCTATTTTTTTCATATTCTTTTGCTTTTACATAATAATCATCTAAATGTTTCATCAAAATTCGATTTTGTTCTAAAATTATTTTAAGTTTATACTCAATTTCTTCATCTTTACTAACATTTAATTTTTCTAATCTTTTTTTAATTAATACTACTTGTGTAGTTATTCTACCTAAACAATGAGCAGTATCATGCATTAAGGTTAGTAATGGATTCATAATTAATAATTGTATAACAGATTAAAAAATCCTCTACGAATATTTGGAGCAACATGTGTTTCCATATGATGTATTACTTTTTCAAGATTATTTGCTTTTGCTCCATCATAGATTGCATTAAAATAAAATTTATCTATTGGTGTTGAAAATTCTTTAGATCTAAAAGGAGAAATATAAAAATGTAATTTGCGACCTTTAAGTTCAATAGGTTCTTCAAGTATACGAGTATATCTTTCATATAGTCCTTCGTATTGATCAAGCATTTTTAATTGCCTATAAGTTAATTCATAAATAACACCTTCTACATAGGAATCTTCTTTGGCTTTAAGATTTGCATATGTGTCTGTTGCCGTACAACAATCAAAGATCAATTCATATCCTTTAAGATCATATGCTCCAAGATTAATTACTTTTCCTACTCTATGTTCTAAACGTTCAATTAAAAGGTTAGAACCATAGGCGAACATTAATACTTTTTGCTCAAAAGCCTTTACATTTTTATATTTATTTTTCATAATTAATTTTAATTTATTACTTGCCCCATTCTTTTCTTATATTAAGATCAGAATTACCTTCAAGATTTCCTTTTAAAAATGCAGTTAAAGATTTAGCCATTATTTTTTGAATTTCATCCGCTAAATATAAATAATCATCATTTAAACAAATAAGATTTTGATCATATATTGACATTGCAATCCAACCTAGTTGTTCTTCAGGAATATTTAATTGAGTAGAAGTTTTAATAAGCCATTTATCAATATTTATGAGAGCTGTTTTAATAGCCATAGCACCACTTGCTTGTATCTTTTTGTTAACTCTGAGGCTCTTTATCCTCAGATTCTGCAATTTCAGTTATATTTGCAGTTCGGACTATATCATAATTTATTTGTTGCATATATTTTGGCATATTTTCACAAAATAATAAAACTTGTTCGGGGGTGGCTTTGTTTTTCATCATGTTAGCTAGTATAGATATGACTGCAACATTACCTTTAATGTAACCTTTAGATGGATCAATTCTATCTAAGGAAGGTGATGTAAATAAACCTCTTTTACCCTGTTTAAGTTTTATATTTAAAATAGGACAAAATTCTGGAATAATGATATCATCAACTGCTATGTTAAATTCTAAACCACTTTGTTTAGATCTAATTTTAGCTTGGGATAACATTATTTCTGGTATTCTAGTTTTTCTATATAAAGATCGAGATTTTAATATTTCTTCTCTAAACTTATTATCACTACAATACTTTTCTTTCCTTCTTTTATTTGCCTTATCTTTATATTCTTGTGTTTGTTTACTTGCTTTACTACAAATTTTACAATTAGATGAAATTCCACTTTTTTTAGTAGATTTATAAAATTCATCAAAATTTTTGTATTCTTTACAAGAATTACACCATTTTTTGTCTTCTAGAAATATTTGCATTTTTTAAAGTTTCCTACAAATATAAGCTAAAATTTGCTTCCTTACAAATAAATTTTGGATTTTCGTGGAGATTTTATAATCTAAATTATTATATTTAGTTTCAATCTCTAGTCTCTGAACCTTTATCAACCATTTAGATTAATACTTGGCTGCTGATTGCCCTCTATGGGTATCCCAGCAATTTATCCAATTTTACTTCGACATACATTCCATCGAAATTAGCACTATCTCCATAAGCTTTATCAGGATAATCAAAATATCTACGTCTGCCATAAAAAGTAGTTTCTACATATCCATTTTGTTTAACAAAATCAACTTTGGATTTAAGATACTTAATCATTTTAGGCATGGCTTTATCCAAAGCATTAGATATTTGTTCACAAGTAGAAAATCTTTTATCATATTCTACATGATTAACTAAATATTCATTAAGTATATTTTGAATACGTTTTGGCCCTCCTAAATAAACTTTAGAAAAAATAGCTGATTTATGAACATCTCTTAATTTTTTAGTGTCATATTCAAAACCATTTATGTTAATTATTTTCTTTTTATTTTCAATTTCTATTTTTTCACCAAAAATTAAAGAATATGAAATAGATGCAAAATAAGAGTGGTGATCAAATCCTTCATTAAAAGCCTTAAGTAAAGTTTCTTCTTGACTATAGCCTGCTACAAGAATCAATTCTTGACCTGTCATATCAGAATCAATAAATGAATAACCTGGATCAGGAATAAATATTTTACGTACATCTGCTCTTTTAGGAAGATTAGCTAAATTTAATCCTAATACATCCTTTGTAATAGCTGACGATGTTAATCTACCTGTATCTGTAAAAGCTTGAGTATAATTTGTACGCATTCTATTATTATTATCAACTAAATTTAACAAGTTTTCACCATAAGTTGATAATAATTTACTATATTCTCTATATTCTAAAATTAATTCTAGAAAAGGTTTTAATAAAGAGTTAGGATAATTAGTAATATAAATTTTAATTGGTTCTTCACCAAAAGAAACTTTTCCATCATCATCCGTAGGTAATACTTCATTACATCTTTTAAAAATATCTTCAAGTTGTCTAGATGAACTATAATTTAAATTATTTACATTTTCATTTTTAATAGTTTTTTCAAAACCTTCAAATAAAGCTGTTTGAATTAGTTCTTGTTTTATTCGTTTATTTGTAAAAATTCCACCTCTTAAATAAGGATTATCTTTACTCAATTCAACAATAATGTTATCAAGAGTTTGTTCGATTTCTATTAATTTTAATTTCCAATTTTTTATATTTTCTTTATGTAAATTAACATTAATTAAAGATCCCTTAAATTCCATTTTTACAATAACTGGAGTAAGTTTATTTTCTAGCTTTATTTGAATTTGCTGATTTCTTAAATTAATCCAATTAAGTTCTTCTTGATATAGATCGAATAAATATTGAACATCAGAACATGCATAATTTAACTGTTCTTTAGATACAGTTTTACCTTTTAAAAAATTAATGAACGATTTTTGCAAATACTTTTTATCAATAGAATCTTTTAAATTAATGCCTAAATACCTTCTAATACATCCATGTAAACCGTGAGGAGAATGCATTAAAGGTATATTTCCTACCATATTAGTAGTATAATAAACTCTGTCACTAGAATTTCTTAAAACATGATCATTAATTTCTTCTTTTTTTACGATATGCCCATAACCATTATCAATAAGTTGACTTGCTAACATAGTACACCAAAAATTTCTACAAAGAATTTTATAATTACTATATAAAATTGCAATATCAACTTTGGCATTATGAGCTAAAACTATTTTGCATTTAGAAATTCTTTCTACTAATTGTTGTAAATCTTTATACTCATATTGATTACTATTAGTATCTAAAGCATAGTTAACTTTTGTTTCTGGGTTACTAATTGAAATAACAACACAATTCGCATTTAATGTATCTAAAGAAGTAAATTCAGTATCAACTCCAATAATAGCAGCTAATTCAATTTCTTCTATTTTTGGATTAAATATATTTTTATATTCTTTCACATCATTCTTCAACAATTACCTCCTTTTTTATACTTCATACCACATTTTATGTATTCCTTTTAATTTTACTTGATAAATATCAGGTAATACTTCGGCTTCAGTATAAATACAAGCCGAAGTTATATTTTTATTTTCATTTAATAATTTATGTCTTACTTTTTCTAATGATTTACCTGTACATATTTTATCATCAACTAATAATATATTTTTAAACTTTTCAGGAATAGTTGCTATTTCTGAAGCTGTAAAAAGAGGTATTCCAAGTTGATTAGATAAATAAGCACCCATTATAAAACCTGAACGCTTTAGACAAACTATTGTATTCCAATCAGTTCTAATTTTTTTAAGTCTAAACTTTAGAAATAGCAAATCACGAAAATAATCTTCTTGATTAATTACTAGTTTCATCTTCTTTATTTACAAAGTCCATTAAAGAATCTAAAGTTACTAAAATTTTATCAGAAGTATAGCCTGATCTAAAAATAAATTCTAATCCACGATATTTCATACTGAATTCTACTTCTGGAGCATATCCAGTGCTTCGCATAAGTACTTCTCCTGAAGGACTATAAATTGTTCCATAATCCCACAGTTGCTCGCCATTATACATATTTCTATCTGGATAAGCTTGAGAGCTTGTCATAGATTGGCGAGCAACTGTTACATCTTTCATTTTAATTTTATCTTCCATTAATATTACCAACGAGGATTTTTGGTTGATTTACGATAAACTTCATAAAATTGAGCACGATCTGCTTTTGGAACATTCTGAAGAGCTTTCCTAAGAGAAGTCATTCGTGCTTTATTCTTATCAAAAGCATCTTTTACATACTGTTTCGCAGTACCTGTAGAAACAACTTCTCGTTCAGGAAACTTCATTATTGTACAAGTAGTTACTGTAACCATGCTTGCCTTATCATTTGATTTTACCTTTTCAAACATCCAATTAATAGATGTACTATCATTAATTTTCATCATAAAATTATAATTTATTTTTTTTATTAAAGTAGTTTATATTCATTTGCAACTTCCAAAATTTCTATAGATTCAATAGTATGTGTGCCATATTCACCAAATGGTACAAATTCACTAAAACTTTCTAAATCATTTAGATTAACAATTCCTTTTTCTATTTCTTCAGCATAATCTTCTTCAATATCTCCCTGATCACCAGTATGCCAATCACCGTGATGTTTTTTGATTATTTCAATTATTAGTTTATAAAAGTCAATTTGTGCGTCAGTAATTTTATTCTTTTCCGTGATATAATCACCATCATTAGTATCTGCTTTTATTATTATATACTTTGTCATATTTTATTATTAAATTGCAATATCAAAATTATTAAAAACCCAATAGCGAAAACGATCAATATATATTGACCAATCATCTTCACCAAAATTTTTGGTAGTTGCTATTTCAGAATATACTTTAAAAGCCTCATGAATCTCATAGCGAGTCCAGCCCGAATAATTTCTAACAATATCTACCATTAAAAAGTACATTGCTTGAAACTCTTTAGAACTTTTTAAAAGTACAGGGATTATCTGGATAGTATATTTACCATCATCAACATCTATTGGTATTTTTATTTTTTTATTTTTTATTTCACTTATTATTATCATTATTATGAATTTCTTATAAATAATCTTTGTGTTGCGTCTCTGCCATGCCTATGATTACAATACTCTTCTAATTTTTTAAATCCCCACAATTCTATTTTTCTATCATAGCTATCTCCAAGAGTTGCTATTATAGAACCCGCGCCATCTCCTTTATATGCGTCTGCAACAACACTAAATATTTTAGCAGTAGTTTCTGTAAATTCACTACTAGTAAATTGATCTAACATTACTAAACCGCAACCAGAGTGTAATCCGTGTATTTGAAAAAACATTCTCGGTGTATTACAACTTATACGATAATCAGGATGCCAATTTGTAGAACGACCATCTTTAATCAAAGTAACCGTTAAATTTATTAATTCGATTTTGTTTTCAGCACAAAACTTTTCTATTTTAATTTTTATATCATCAACATACATATTTTATTTTAGTTTAAGCGTGAATAAGATAAACTCATTTCTTGTGCTTCCTTAGGATGACTTTCACAATACTCATGATGTTGAATACACAATGAGCAAAAGTCCTTAAATAAATTTTCACCAATTCTGCCACGCTTATGGTGAAGAGTAATCTCTCGACTACTGCAGCCTGGAAATTCACAAATAGGATTATCTTTAAAATAAAGATCTCTTAACAAGTAATATTTTTCTAATCTTTCTTTTCTTTTATTTGATATAGGTTTAATATACTGTTTTGACGCAATTCTGGGCTTATTCTTGACCTTATTTGCGCAAGCCTGACATTTCCCATGCGACCATAAAAAACATAGCTTATTACAGCTATTGCAAAGCTTCTTTTTTCTTTGAATACTCATTATTCAGGATAATAATTTACATACATCATTCTATTTCTACTAATATCTCTAACAATTGAAATATATGTATGTTGAACATATTCTTCAACAAGTTTGTTTAAAGTAAAATCAAAAAATGCTAAATCAATTTTTATTCCTTTACTTATTAAAATCATATAAAGATGCTTAGTAGTAATCCACTTACTTTCTTGTGATTCTAATATTTCTTCTATTATTATTTCTACACCAAAATTGCGATCATACGGTTTTTTAATTGTTATTTCCTGCATAAATAATTTAAATTAAAAAATAAGGGAGCTATTGTTCTTACTCAATAGCTCCCAAGGCGAATATTACAGTTTGCCATAACTGCAATTAGTTTAAAAATTCTTTTAACTCTGTAGCATATTCGTTATCTGAATAATTACTTGTACCCATTTTACCTTTATTAAGACGGTAATTTAGAGCTTCAATAGTTGTTTCTTCAGGTTCCCATTGTCCTTCTAAACCATAGCAAGAACAATGACCACCGTTTACTTCAAATAATTTGTTATTTTCCTCAAATAATACAAAAGCATCACCTGAATAATTTGCACAACTGTAAGAAGCAAACAATATATTTACATTATCAAGATTTGTTTCAAAATCTTTTGCTACTTGGTCTTTATCATTCCAATCATTTAAAAATATTGGAAGTTTGCTTTTTAAATTCTGTATCATAATTATTATATTTTAATAAGCTTCTAGATATGGATTAATTTTTTCTTCTAGTATTCTTAATTCTTTTTCAATTTCTTCAGTAAAAGAACCATAAACTCTTAAAGTACCCCATTTTTCCTTAATATCTCTAATCATTATTCCTTTACATAGCTTATTGCGCAAATCACTAATTTTTGAGTTTCTGCATCTTACAATAGAATTATCATTACCAAATAAATGTAAAAGATTCAAAAGCCATCTTGGACACCATTTAGGTTTTGCTTGACTATCTACAAATTTTATGAAATCTTGCATATCCTTATTAGGTTGTGTACCTACTCTAAATAATGTCCAAGTAATTCCAAGATATTCATATTTATTAGAAGAATAAAAACATTCTAATATTCTTTTAATTGTTATTGGATAAAAATGTACTAATTTTTTAGCATTCTTATCTCGTTTAAATATTGACATAGTTGTTATAATTAATTGATAATCAATTAGTTAGTGGAGTCGGTGTCATCGAAGACACGTCCGAACCTGTGCATAATACGAGAGTTACAATCATGACTTGCTTTATCTTCCCTGTCTTGGAATATCTAGTTGTAAACTAGAAACTATAAACATTGCTATAATTTACTGTATCAATGAATAAATAACCAGTTCATTTCTGTTTTAAGTCTTAATGAAAGACTTTTGGAAAATTAGGCAGCTATCAGTTCTTCAACTGGAGCGATTGATGCCAAGAAAGCATCTATATTACCATTTATTCCTACGGTTACACTAGAAGTGTTTACATTTGTTTTTGACATATTTGCTTTAAACTCACTGTCATTGTTCTGATTGCCCTATTACCATACTCCAAGCCGTCAAAACCTTACGACCCCAATTTTAAAATTACAGTCCTTGCAACTGTATGAACGTCATTTGATTACGTTTAAATAGAAATTAATTAACAAAAAGAGTGTGCTATTACGCCAAAAGATTTATACTTATTTCTAAGTAAACCGCCTAGACTACCTGATAAGGATACTTTTGCTTGGCTATGGCGTTATCTACTCTTTAAATGTACAGATAACATATCAGGTTATCTTGGCTGCTTCCAAGCCAACATCCTCAATTTGTTAATTAAATTATTTCCAAAGATTCAAATCTTTTACAATTTGAATCACTCTTTTGTTTTTAGGCTTTAGAAGATCTTCTCGCTGCCTTTGATCTTTAAGCATTTGCCTACGCTGTTCCGATTTTACAAGAGAATAGGCACCTTTACCATATACAAGATATTGAGGTAGGGCCTCTTCCTTACGAGGACGTACAGGTATTCTCATACCTTGTAGTGGTTCTTCTGATTGCAGGTGTTGACCTGAATATTCTTTAATTCGCATTAGTTTTAGATTGTTCTAAAAGTGAAGCTAATTTGTCTTGTTTAATTGACAATTTGTTTTTAATATCATTAATTGTCTTATCTGTTAATGGTACTTTTTTACCTTTTATTAGTTCAAAATCATTATCTAATGTTTCTATTAAAGAATCTATTTCTTCTTCTAGTATTAGTATTGGATCTTTTACTTTTTTAGGCTTTAGAGGAATATTAACTTGCAATTGATGAAATTTTTTATGTTTCTTAGACATAATATTTACTTTATACGTTCACGCAAAATATCTATTTCCTTGTTGATCCTTTTCATATCAGAATCAGTTAAAGAAATATGCTCGTTAGAGCCTTTTTCACGTTTTAATTTGCTATCTAGCTGCATTTGCAATAGATTTAATGCATTCACACGCCTTTTCTGAGCGGATACTTTCTTTGACTTCTTAGTTAGTGTTGACATAACTCCATCTTGGATTTTAATTGTTAAAAATAAATATTATATTAATTTAATAAATTATACTGTTATTTTAATTTCACCTTCAAACTGTTCAAAGTTAATTTTACTATACGCATTATAATATGCACCTACAGTACCTGAACTATTTGTGCCTGAAGCTAGTACTGTACCACTAAATTGATTAGTACCTTCAGCGTGTACAAGAACAATTGCTTGTGTTGCTGTATTTTTTACAACATTGCCCATAAAGAAGATATTTTCTTCAGTTACTTCCTTATTTATTACTTCTATTATTGGTTTTTTCATATTATTTTCTTCTTTTATAATTTCAAAGCGATGTTGATAAAGACGATTAACGACTCCATTATCACATTTAATTTTGTAAAAAGTTTTATCAATTTCTTCAATTACATCATACTCAATTCCTACTGTTATCCAAGGTTTAACAGTAGAATCATTTATACACTTAACTCTCATAATTATTTTGATTTACGTAATTGAAGCCACTCCTCGTCTGTAAAAGTTGAAGGATCTTTGTCGATACCGTTAATTTTACAACTAATAGAAATTTCTATCTTAGGTTCTTCTATTTTACGCATTTTAGACCAATTACAAGAAATAACAGGCTGTCCTATTAAATATTTTTCTTCATAACCTTCATGAACACATGCAATAGGATTAGATGCTTGAGGAATTGTTGCTAAATATATTCTTTTAAACCATTTGTTATTGAAATATATTTCTACTAGTTCACCTACTTTAGGATGCCAAGTAGAATTTTCATATTCTGCAAGAGCTTCTAAGAATTCTTCTAAAGAATATTCAATACCCCAATACTTATAAGAAGATGCATTAATATTGTTATCACACACTCCATAATATTCAGATGTTCCTGAATAAAAATTTTTATCATTTCCATATCTTATTCCAAGATATCCTAACAATCTTTGATCATTACTTTTTACATACCAATTTTGGTCTAAAGCATTTAAATCTAATTTTGGTTTCATTTTTATTTCTTTAAATCTTGTTGTTTTAAAATTTCTAAGTTTATTATCATCACAATTAATAAAATATAAGTTATTTAATGGATCATGAGAAATAACTCTATATTCTTTATTAATAGTTATCGCATAAATACTTGTAGCATTATCAATACAAATTACTTTTTTCATTTCTATATTATTTTTGAATTAATCTAAAAAAACAAGAGAGAAAATAAGAATAAATTCTCTCTTTTTCACTTCACTTCAACTAAAAAGTATCTGTACTAATTCTTTATTAGTATATCTTTCAAACTCTATATTAATAGTTCTACTATATTTATGAAATATTAATTTAACTAGTATTGTACGAATCATAATTTTAAAATTTAAAATATTATTACTAGAATTAGCGAGACTTCTCTGAACAATAATTTCATTAACTTCTTAACCTACAGGGATCTGTGCTAGATTTGATTTATGGTTTTGTATATTTGCAGACCGCATATACATATGAATACTTTTGGAGGGTATTTAAGTAATAGAAGTAGTAATAATATTACTGTAATTAACCTTTATAGCAAGAATGCAAATTCTTTAGCAGTCTTAACAATTTTTTAGTTTTCTTTGACATAATCTTTTATTTAGAATAAAGGAAAAACAGTTCCTACAAATTGTGCGTTCATGGCAACTGCTTCTACAAGAGTTAATGTTCTTAATTTACCATCAACTAAACATGTAAATAATCTAGGCATAATAATTTTATTTTAAATAATAAAGAACTACAAATATTTCTTTATGAAGCTCGGCTTAACATAATTGATATCTATAGCTCTTTATTAAGTTTAATTATTCAAATTCTGTTCTACTAATGAAATGTATTATTCTAGCTAATTGAATAAAGAATAAAACAATTCCCATTAATATCCAAAGCCAATGTCGATATCCATAATGCCATTCAGGATATTTATGCGGTGTACTATCACTACGAAAACAATTATTAAAAGTACACCATTCATCTCCAAAAAATGTATGAAGGTAATCTGGTATAAATGACACTAATATTGCAACTGTAAATATATAAGCAAATTGTAACGATAACTGAATCCAAGGATTTAAGTTTTTCATAATATTATTGTTCGTTAATTATGACAGTACCTTCTAAAATACCAAAACTAGATTTTTCTACAAGATTGTAAGTAGTTGGTTTAGTTGTATCAATTTTAGTAAGAATCCAAAGATCATGTTCTTTAAATGAAGCATTTATAACTCTTTGATTAGGTTTAAGAGTAATACTAGATGTTCCACCATAATTTCTAGCTCTTTCATTATCTGTGCAAGATATTAAAAATAAAGAGCAAATTGCAAATAGAAATAATTTTTTCATAAAATAATATTTTTAATTTTAGTTTGAAATGAATTTGGAATTAATTATTCAGCACCATGAAGTTCATAGCGATGATGTTTTTTAAGTTTTACTTTTTTAGGCTTTGTAGCTGTGGTAGCTGTAATTATTCTGCCTAATGGTGTCACTACTAGTTGATGGAAGAATGTTCTTTTTTTCATAATTTTGTTTTTTAGTTGTTAAGTTTTCAAAATAAGCAAATGTGCCCGCAATAAATATAATAGTTATCACAAGCAATGCAAAAGATTTGTTTTTCATAAAATATTAATTTAATTCCAAATGACTCGTCTTTTCCAATTAATACTGGTACGAAGTCGTTTAATCATTTTTCTATTTTTCATAATTTAATAACTGTAATCAAAATCTATAGGATCATCGTTATCATTATCATCATTACATTCTTTTCTCCATAAAGAAATAGAACCAATTAATGCAAATAATACTGTAGCCCAAGAAGCTAAAGAAAGAATTAAATCAAATAATCCTCTTTCTATTACTTCTTTTACTGTTATACCTTTAATATAAAAGTCTTCTTTATAATTTATATGACACATAATTATAAAGGCAATAAATACTCCTGAAAAATATAGTAGCATAATTTTAAATTTTAGATTGTTATTTCATTTTTTCATATAATTCTAATAATTCTTCAGAAGTATAAAATGCTTTATTGGGATTAGGAAATGTTTTTCTTTTAAATTCCAATGTCCACCATTCATTTTTATTAACATTGCTTGATTGGAATTCATGTTTAAGTAACCATTGTAATAATCCAATAGTATTTTTATTAGATTTCACTCTTTCATCGAGTCTCCCTTGATAATAAGCCTTACGTGCTGTATGATTAGCATCATATGTACCATCTCCTATTTCTGCTCCTCTAACTACCCAGATAGGATATTTAGTATTAGCATCTGCTTGTATATCAGCAGGAATTACTTTGTCATTCATTTTCAATAATATTTAGTTTGGCAAATTCACCATGAAACTCTAATGCTTTGGTGTTGTAATATAAAGCTGCATCTTTTTCATTAGAAAAATACTTCTGATGCTGTTCGTTATCCTTACTACATTGAGCCATCCAGCCATTGTAGTGTTTGTGAACTCCTAAATATTTGGAAGTACCATTTGATTTTGCTCTTCTATTTGCACCATTTTGACTACTATTCGCTATTCTTAAATTAACTGATTGGTTATTTAAACCATCTCCATCTATGTGGTCTACATAAACCTTGGAATCAGTAATTTCCATAATAAGTCTGTGCATAAGCGTAGCATGAAACTTTTGCTTACCATTTTCATTTGTAGCCCAGCTTCGTCTTGCATATATACAATTGTCTTTGATAACAGCACTCCATTTATACTTACTTAGTTCATCGAACCACACATCATCAATAAGAGCAACTTTACCCTCACCTAATTTACCACTTAGTTTTATCTCTTTCATCACACAAAGATATGGAAACTTTATCTACTTTCCAACTTTTTGTTGCCATAGTTCGTAGAGTTTTTTAGTAGTAATAAATTCTCCTTGGTATATCCAATGCTTTTCATCTCTTCTTTTAGCTACAAAACAAGCCCAATCATTGAATTCAATAGCTTCATTAGCAGACCTTTCCTTATACCATTCAACTCCAGCTTTGAAAGCCTTATTTTGATGCTGTTCAGTAATATTTCTACCTGGATATTTATCATTAGCAGCTTCTTCAACCTCATCTATAAGATTTGGATATTTAGCAACGAATTTGTTTAGCTGACCATCGTTCCAAGTTACTATAACTTCATTGTTTTTATTTTTCATTTAGAATATCTTTTAATAGTTTTTTATAAACTTTCTTTAATTCCTCTCTGATCTTTTTCTTTTCATGATAAGTTAGTTGATTATTAATAATTTGACATCTAAAACCTGATAAACAAGCATGATCAATATTTTCTTGTCTTGTTACCCATTCTAAATTATTAACATTATTATTTTGTCGATCTCCATCTTTATGATTTACTTCAGGTTTATTCTCTGGATTAGGAATAAATGCTTCAGCAACAATTCGATGAACACTAAAAGCTTTTACATGTCTATTTAAACATAGAAATATTCTACAGTAATGTTGATGAGATATCACTTGTTTTATTATCGCTTCTTTGACAGTTCTTTGATTACCATATCCACATGGAACTTTTCTTTCTAATAATTTAATTTTTCCAAAGTTACTAACTTTACAAAATTCTTCATAACCAATAACTGGTTTCCATTGTTCTTCTTGCATAAAGCAAAAATACTAAACTTACATCAAATTACCAAATAAAATGTAAGTTTAATTTTATACTTTAAGTTTTTAATTGTTTTAAAAAAGTTGTTCTTATCTTTAATTTGATTCACAAGCATTTCCTTGAGATAAGATAATAAATAGCCTGACTCAATTTTTGAAGTCAGGCTATTTACAGTAATTACGTTCTCTAGTTTAAGTTTTTGTGTATTCTACACATTTAATCTCATCTTCGCCTATAGCAAAGGAATAATAAGTAACTACATAAATTAAATTTTAACTATTTCTAATGATCTGACACGCCTTGGTCTAAATTTAATTTATCTACTCTATTTTGATATAATCTATATATTTTAACGTCATTAGACGTTATTTGGTGATCCTTTATTATACAGCATGATTGTACTTTTAAAATGTGATGTCTAATAAGACAATATAATATTTAGGCCAATTAGTTTAGCGGTATCTAAACTAAATATTTTTATTCAGAATCTAGATCTCTGAGAGCTTCCGCTAATTCAGAATCTATTTCTTCATCTTCTTCAAATATGATGTCTGCATTACCATCATGCTTAGGATGTTCATTGGCATACATCTGTTCAAATTTTATTGTAGACATAATATTAATTATTTATAGGATAAAGAACCATTAGTTTTCTATTAGGATAAACAGCAGAAGGATATTCTACTTTCCATTTATTCAAAACATCTATAATTCCTTGAACTTCATTTTCCATATTAGTTTCATAGTTCTTTCCTTGTGAATAGAAATCTGTTTCAGAGTTAAGTTTATAAACAATATGATATTGTTTCATTAATTCCATTTTATTTGTGAACAATATTTTCCTTTGAAGGCTTTGAATCCTTCAATAAGCGGATTAGATTTTTTAATTTTCTTAGGTGTATTAACAATTAAATAATCGGAATACTTATATTTTAATTGTTCAAATAAATAGCCTATACCTGTAATAATAAATAAAAACAATACAAATATTATAAAATCTAATGCACCGAATAAAAGCATTTTAAATAATGTAGGATTTTTTACATGTTCCCACCAAGGTAAAGACATAATGACAAGTATTGGTATTGTAAATACCCACCAGAATGCTTTACAATTATTTTCACCATCTGATACATCTAAAGTTCTTTTAGGTATCATATTTAGTATATGACCAAATATTGCAAACGGGCATATTAATATAGCCAATACTAATGACCAAAAATAACCACATATATTATTAGGTAGATTAGTACCCCATGTGCTTGACCACAATAAACCATGCCAAGATTTTGTATTAAAATTAAGTTCTTTCATTTTGTTTATTTTTTAGAATTAATATTTAGAATATCTTCAAGCAGTTCTGTAATTTTACTTATTCCTGCTCCTGCAAAAAACCAAATAATAAAATTATGCCAGTTTATATTAATTGGTTGTATTGCATCTTTAGTGCTCAAAAAAAATATTATTGCAACTAAAATTAGTATTATAAATCCTTTCATGTTAAAGTTTGTTTTAAATAATTTGTTTATATAAAATTTTAGTTTCTGCACTTAATCTATCAAAAGCCTCTATAGTAATAAAAGCTTTTAATCCTTTTCTTCTATTAGAATGACTTAAATCTCTTAGACAGTACATAAATTCTTTTTTAGTTAAATAAAGTTAAAATAATAATATATTAAGCTGTGCTACTCTATAACACCAGATTGTTTCCTTCTTAATATGTTAAGCTTTATCTGCTATAAGTTTTGGTACTATAAATTCTTCATAGAATGCTTTAGTAACATGATTGTATACATTCTCTTTTGCACAACGAAATGCAACCATCAAAACATTATCTTTAAAATATTCTATTTTACCCGGAAAGGATGCATAACCATAATATGCATCAAGAGTACCTGCATTTCTAAGTGCAAGATGCTTTTCTTGACAATAAGAATGTGCATTTAATATTGGTAAACATACCTGTACAAAATCACGGATTGATATTTGCACTGTAGATCTTAGCGAAATAACATTAGAACAAATTGCATTTGGGCCTTTAAACGCTTTACCCATAGGATTTTTTCTATAACCACCTGTTGTAGAGGTTAACGCAACATAGTCATGAGCTATCACAAGCCTATCAGGAATATGTTGTTTTATAGGTGTTACTTCTATTACAAAACGATCATCATCAAGTTGTTCAAGAACTGTAAAATTTTCCATAATTTAAGTTTTTTTTGTTTTAGTTGAAATTAATAATTATTATTTACGTTTAAATATATCCAAAGGAAAATTAGTTTTAAATGGATTTATAATTTTAAATTTTTGCCTTATATAAATAAGCCAAAACCCAGTTTCATCTTCAGGCCATTTAACTTTTTCAAATTCTTCTAATTCTTTTCTTCTTAAAGCTAATTGTTTAGCAAAAGTTAACAATTGATATCTACTCATAACAGTATCATTATAAAATTAATATAGCAGGAACTAGTTTTGTACTTCAACTAACATCCGTCGATGCAATTCACTCATTTCAGAGTTTCAAATTCCTGCTTTATTTAAATGTACTCCCAACGAGAATCGAACTCGTACGTTCTTTACAGAACACTAGATTTTAAGTCTAGACTGTCTACCAAATTTCAGCATGAGAGTCATTAGTAGAGCTTTTACAGTGCTCTATCAGTTCTTCTGAAGCATTCCATGCTTGGTATGCATAACATTCTTAAATAATTAGAGATGTCTAATGATGAGAAGGAGTATGCTCCCACGCTCTTATTCATTGTATATCAAGCTATCTCAAATAATATAAACTCCAAACATTGCTGTCAGGCTTGAATCCTCATTTCGCATACATAAGTAATTACTTCTATAGTTATTCTGAAGACTATCAACTTAATGATACTAGTGTAGAGTTCAATAACTTATACTATTTTCTAAATTGTATATAAATAATATTTTTAACTGTATCTCTCCAGATATAGATTAGCTCAGGATTATATTTATCTGAGCCTATTGTCATCCACTCTTCAGGTAAATCTACCTTTGGATTAGGTAATATTTTATGCGTATTTACACTAGCATTATAGTGTTGTTTGCATAAATTGTTTTTAACGGCATATCTAGTGCATTGGCTACCTTTTAAGGTTATTGCTGTACACTTTACTTGTCCATAGCTATTTAAGCCTACAAACAGTGTTAAAATAAGAAGTAATGTTTTCATAATTTAAGGTTTTGCATGTGAATAAATTTCAGCAGAATACTTATCATAAGCACTTTTTGCTGCAAATACTAATAATCCTACAAATATTATTGTAGCAATTATAACAATGTTTCTTGTTTTCATAATGATTTTTGTTTTTAAAGTTTTTAAATTTGTGACCATAGATTATAGAGTTGTATCTATTTATTTAAATACAACTCTATCTTCTTTTTTCACACTTACACTAAACTAAAAGATTTACAACTATTCTGCTTTTAAAGCTTCGTAATTCTTTTCTAAATTTCTTAATTCTTTTTTACTAATAAATTTTATTAAATTAGGATTATCTTGTATTTCTTTAATATACTTTTTAGAGCCTCTTTTACCCCAAGTTTTTATTAAAGCTTTATTAACTTTTAAAATGGCTTGTTCTTTAGTTGAGGCTTCTAATAGAAGCTCATGATTTTCATCTTTATCAGAATATAACCATATTTTCATAGTTTGTTTATTTTAGTTGAAGTTTAGCATATAAAATTAAAAATAGAATAGGAAAACTACCGTACAATCCAATGTCTATAGGCTTTCAGACTATTCTAAATAACATACAAACTATTTGATTGGTATTATTCTACCACCATCTGTTCCACTACCCGTACTAGTCTTAATTGCTTTATTCATAATATCAAATGCTCACTCCAGAGCTTGGTTTACTGTAATTTGCTTATAGCAACACGCTTTTCTTCACCTGTATTAGGATTACGTATGATACAATCTCCACATTCCATAGATACTATTTCCCACATTTTACCTTGATACTCTACCATAATACTGATGCTCATTATCGTAGAGCTAACGTTTTAGTTAAAAAATAATACTATTGATTTTCGCCTCTTTGTTATATTGCCAACAACCCCTTCGCTATCGGAGGATAGGTTTAGTATTATTTCTTTTTACATTTATTTTTCTTTTGCATCATATAAGCACCCATTTGTTCTGGATTACCTCCAACCATCCAAAATTCAGCTTTAGGCTTATGAATAGTATGTGCTTGTTTACATTTTTCTTTACGAAGATCTCTATTTGCTATCATAATAAATAATTTGTTTTTAGTTGAAAAATAAAAGTTAAGCGCCTAGAGATTCATCATCCGTATTATCTCCATAATAACAAATAATAAGTATAATAATAATTAATATCATAAAATAAAAATTGATTTAGGCTTGAAATATATAATATTCTTTATCGATCATAGCTTCTTTATAGCCTTGATTCCAATTTTCTGCTCTTGTATCCATTATATCATTTAAATATGGATTATTTTCTATTTTAAGTATTCCATCAATAAATGCTTGATAACCTTCTTTATACCATTGCATAATTTAAAATATTTATCTATAAATAATAGGATTAAATTTTATTTGATAACCTTTAGGAAAAAATAGTAATTGATCTTTCCAATCTAAACATTTTGCTTTATGAAATCCTTCAGAAGCAAACCAAGTATAAAGTATTGATTTAGCTTCTTTTAAAGTTTTACATTCTGTAGTTAAACAATGATCACCTGTATGCCAATCTTTACGATAATCAACTGCCCAAGTATTACCACAATGACGTATTACACCTTGTAATCCATTACCCATAAAAACAAATCTTGTCCATTGTTTTATACCATGCTTACGATTCCAATCTGTTTTAGAACGTAAATATTGTGTTAGTATTATACCTTTACTATAGAAATCGGCAGTACTAAAATTTCTTTCAGGCTTTAAGCCTCTATAAATAACTGACATAATTTAAAATTTAAAAATGAGTATTTGCTTTTAATAAATCCATCCTAAGCCTACAATAACAAAAATAATAGAACTATTATAAAATACTGATGGCTCAACTAAATTGAGCACGCCCTTACACAGATTCTTTTATAATAGTTCTATTAAATTTAAATAAAATTAATCTTCAAGATCAACTAAAGATAATATTATATCACAAAGCTTTCTACCTTTACTAGTTAATGAATATAATACTGGATTTTTATTTTGTTGCTTTATTAGACCCTTTGCCATCAATGTTAATAATGCAATATTGTTCCAATCTTCTTCTCTTTGTATTGATTTAGTATGTATTGATACTAATATTATAACTTGTTTATCTTTCATATTAGTTGATTTAGAATAAATAAAATTTAAGTTTAGGCTTTTAAAGAGTTTAAGCACTACTACACTCTAGATTACTCTATGTTGCATATTCATCCTTTATACGATAAATAGTGTGTAGTAGCCTGATCCTATATTTCTATAGAACTGATAAGAATATAGTAGGGAGTAGTATGCTAATAAATAATGTCCATCAAAAGCTCTTAACTTTCTATTACATACAATAACATCCTCATTTTCAGATTCGCTCGAATTTCAACGTCTTGTAGCGATGGCTAATACACCTTCTATTCCTACTAATGATTTTTTAGGAGCGACCTAAATACTTTTAGTTTATCTTTCGATTTACTCCTCACTATATATTCATGCACTCATTAAGAGTAATAAGATTCTAATTCCATCATAGATAATGAAAAATCAACAGCCTTAGTAAAGCGAGGATCATTTTCAAAATTTAGCTCGGCACTAATAGAATGCTCAGTTATAACAATATCTGTACAACCATCATTACCAAGTGTTTCTTTTATATGATTTATATCTTTATCAGGAATAGCTTTAGATGTATTAATGATTATTTGCATAATTTATAATTTTAACAATTACTATATAAAGTTTCATTATAGTAAATATTTGCAAGTACAATACCTTTTTGATCAGATGTTAAACGATGTAACCAATATATTACATTATTATTTTGTTTAAAAGCTTGTATTTGATATTTACCTTCTTTTTCTCCAAATAAATATTGAAATAATGAAAGATTTGCTTTATTTCCAAACTTTCTAAGATCATCTATTATAGAATATACTTTTTGTAATTCTTTTTGTTGTTCTTTAGTAACTGTTTCAAATGTTAGTGCATTCATAATAATTAGTTTAATTAGATTAATAATAATTTGTACCAAAGAAGGGAATCGAACCCTCACGAACATTTCTGTTCACAAGATTTTAAGTCTTGCGTGTCTACCAGTTTCACCACTAAGGCTTTTAACCATGAATTTATACAAATGCTATGTAATAGTAAATTTTAAAATAGATTAGGCTTCTGCCTCTGTATAATAATAGTTCTTAAATATTAGTGAAATAAAATAATTGTACCTGCAATAATAATTATAATTGAACCTATAACAATAGATACAAATATAATACCTAAAATAGTGTTTTTCATAAAAATTGAGTTTTGCATTTAATAAAGATCTTCAGAATATAGAAATTCTTCAGTAACAGTATTTAGATTAAGTATCTGTTTAGCCTCAAGAGCTATATAATAACCTTCTTTTCTATCAACAAATCTGTTTAAATTAGTAAGAAAACCTTGTATTTCTTCACCAACTTCACATTGTCTTAAACCAGTTATTGCTACCATTTGATAAAGGCAATTGATATGTCTCCAACCACAAAATACAATACCTCTATCTACATTATATGGTGCAAAACCTCTTAATTTTAATACTTCAGGCTTTTTAAGAGGTAAATCTTTATACCAAATAGCAGAGCATTGTATTTTTTCCATAATATTATAATAAGTAAAGTAATTTAAAAAAATGAGGTTAGGCGGTTAATTAGAACTAACTAATACATATATAACAGAAGATAATCCTTTATATCCTATACCATTAGCCATAGCTGTAGAACAAGGTAATATAGTTTCTCTTTCAATGCTCCATCCTTCAGATAGGTATTTATTTAATTCAATAAGATCATTATTAGTAATCTTATCTGCAAATCTACCTGATTCAGGATTTATTACAATAGCAATTCGTTTCATAGTATATAAGTTTAATTAGTTAAGAAAATAAAATTATTGTTTAGGCAATTATAATAGAATTAACTAAATCAATAAATTGATTAATAGTATATTCTTCAGAAGAGTAAGCTTTACTAAATCGTCTAGTAGTAGTATTAAATATAAATCCTCTAAATCTAGCATAAGATCTTACATTATCAGGACAATCTAACCAATTAGTAATCTCTCTGTCTATACATTTAGTATTATCCCAACTACAATAACCTAAATCAGTAACAAATGATAGAGAACAATGTTTACAGTAGCCATGATATCCGTTTCCTGCATCTTTAGCACGTATTAGTAAATGTTCATTTATAATCATGATTAGGTAGTTTAAGCTATATGATGGTTAATGTTAAACTAATTTTATAGTTTAGATGAATAATGAGTAATATGTGGAATTGAATACAGGCTCATTAAAACACATACAAAATACAAATAAATTACCAAATAAACATTGATAATCAATTAGTTAGTAGTATTTCTTTCAAATAAACAAGATAATATACCAAAGAATATAACTATTCCTAATATATTACCAATAGCATCTGCCGTTGACATAATAAATGATTTAAATACTGAACTTATGCTTTGGTTGAGATTGTAGGTAAGTAAAAATAAGTTACAAACCCCCTACCCCCTAAAGATTTGTAACTCATCATAACTTACATATGCTCAGTATATCGACAGCTTAGGCTAACAGTTGTCATAAGTTAAGAACGACAGAGCTGTTATTTAAAAGTATTCACTATAGCGTCTGTAGTTACAGTGGCACAATGCTTGGTTATCTGATCCCTTTTAGCAGTTTGTTAATCAGAATTGTATTAAAAGAAAAAACCCACCAGATGTGTGCGCATCTAAGTGGGTGAACTGATTA